ATGTGGATAACTTACGCTCAAAATTCCAGGGATTTCCACACCTGTGTATAAAGCTGTGGATAACGCCCCCAAAAAGCTGCGGGCCGATCTGACAATTGTCAAACCGACACGCCGCTAATTTACTGTGATTTATCTCGCATTGCTAAACGCCACGACCACACAAGGGCGGGAATACCGATAAGCAAATAGAGCGGGATATTAGCATAGAGCCCTAAGAAATCGGAGTTTATATATAAGAAATCCCAAGTAATTTCAATCTCCATTATTCGTATGTCTCCCAATCTAGTGTAAGAGATTTAGACATCTCATCTTCATCATACTCATCAGAGCCTAACTCTATTAAGCCCTCTTCTAGAGCCTTGTTATACATTTCTTCTTCATCAAGATAGACATAAGCATCGCTTACATCTGCTTGGATAGTATCCCATTTAGTCATCATTACTTATTATCTCCTGTCTTGATAGTCATTACATTAGCAGAAAACTTAGTTTTCTTACCTAGTTCGCTAGCGTTAAGCGATTCGATTAGGTGGTCAATAGCCTTTATATCGTGGGCTACATTGTCAATAGATAGTAGGCGAGAGCCTTGCCAAATTGAGTAAGTGATTGTCATTATCTGTTCTTCTTTCGTTAGTAGTTAGTTAGTTGTTAAGCGGTTATTTGCTAGGCTCACCTTTCGGATTATTTGCTAGGCTCACGCTTTAATTCTTATTTAATTGTTATGTCTGTAAGACTACACTATAGGTCTGACATTTTCAACCTTATAGGGGGGTGTGTCGTGTGTGAGTTACCTCACATTGACTAGGGCGTGTGTAGCGTAGTTACCGCCACACATTACGCATAGTGTCCAAGCGGTTACCCTACCGCAACCATTAGAACACGCCACATAGTGGCTAGGTGTGTGATAGTCGTTACGACTTTCCCAAATACGATTAGTCATATTAGTTAGCCTTTCTATTAGCGAACACCCAAGCGGACTCGCTAGGTGATAGGTAGCGGTGAGAGATTAGACCCTTATCGGCTACCATATAGACATAAGCCATACGGCTAATGTAGTTACCATTAGCAAGACGGAAGATATTGTTATCCTTAGTGTTACTAGAGGACATTGGATGAGTAGGTTCTACTACTACGCTTACATTTAGTGAGTTCATTTGAACTCCTTTCTTTAGTAACACCTTGTTACTTTCTTTCTTATACCTATAACTATACAGGGGGGGTCTGACAAATATCAAGTCGAAAATCGGACATTCAGGACAATTTGAAAAAATAGTTAGTGAGATACATCACATTTAGGCTCATTATGGGCGCACTATCGGACAAATCGGACATGTTTTAGGTTCAGCATCATACAAATTAAAAATATATTAACATTTTAGAAAATATGAAATAGTAGTTGACTGAAATATATAGTACAATAGATATATGGAAAAGATCCCAGGATATAAGCAGACTCCACCAGATTGGTGTGATGATTGCAATGCTGCTCCAGGGGGAGAATGTCCAGATTGTGGATGTACTCACAATTGTTAAAAAGCGGGAACCGAATACGCTAATCCTTTGGGGATATAGCTTAATCTGGTTAAAGCATTTGTCTTATATACAAACGATTCTGGGTTCAAATCCCAGTATCCCTACTAAAGTCTTGACAGTGAAATTTTGATAATGTTATAATTCCATAGGGGGGTCGGGGGGTCAGCAAATCAACAAATAACAAATATTTAATATATATAATATATAAGGATAATATGGATAAAAAGTTAAAGAAAATGAAGAATGCAGTCCTAGTATTTTCTTGGATCTGGATAGCTGGTTGGATTTGGTATATATGGCATCTGAATTAGAATTTTTGCAATTTTCAAGTAAAATTGATCACTCAGTATTAAACCCTTCATACACAGATGATGAAGCTATAGAAGAAGTTAAAGTGTCTGCTTGGTACAGAACTAAGTATGCTATTGTAAAACCACATCACTTGCCTATAACAAAAACTGTTCCAGGTGGTAATATAATAAGCACTATCGGATTTCCTCATGGCGGAAACTCAATGAGAAGTAAGATAATCGAAGCTCAGTATTTGCATACATTTATGTGTAAGGAAGCTGATATGGTTATGAATATAGGTGCATTTAGATCTAAAAAGTTTAAGTATGTAGAAGATGAAATTATAGCTGTAAAAAATGCTTTAAATAATGTTATTAATACAGCTCCAGGTGTTACTTTGCCAAGTGGAGATTCTAGATCTCATAATGGTTCAGGTTCTGTGCTAAAGGTAATTATTGAAGTTGGACATCTAACAGATGATGAGATTGCTGATGCTTGCAAACTTGTAGAGCAAGCAGGTGGAGATTTTGTAAAGACATCTAGTGGATATGGTCCTAGAGGAGCAACACTAAAAGATATTGAGATTATGAAAAATTCTGTTAGCTCAGCTGTTGGAGTAAAAGCAGCGGGTGGAATTAGAACATTAGAATCAGCACTTGCAATGATAGATGCAGGAGCAGATAGACTAGGACTTACTGCAACTAAGAAAATATGTGATGATTGGCGTATTATGCATGGATTAATTGATTTAGATTGGGATAATCCAGATTACAAAGATCATAAAGTAACAGATGCGATGTTAAATCAACTATGAAATTTTGTACTTATTGCGATAAGCTATCATATACTTCTAAATTAACTTCAGAAGGCAAAATTATATATTATTGTTCAGATCATGCTATAAATATCTCAGTCGACTAGGTTTATTATATATAGTACTAATGATAGAATGTAGCTATGAAATCAGAAAAGTCTTCTGTAGCTAAACAAAAGGCATTTCTGACTAGATATATTCAAGAATTAAAAAGTAAAACTCCCTGTATGGATTGCAAAGAATCATATCCATACTACGTAATGGATTTTGATCATGTACGTGGGCGGAAACAAGCAAATGTAATGGAACTAGTTTCTACTCTATCTAAGAAAAGAATAGATGAAGAAATATCTAAGTGTGAGATTGTTTGTTCTAATTGTCATAGAATAAGAACTCATTTAAGAAAAATTAAAAAGATAAATAAGTAATATATTCTAGTTGACTAAGATATATATGAATAATAAAACGGGGGGATATATGGAAAATCGTCTCAGATTGGCCTATGAGAGCTCAAGACTCGAAAACAAGAACTTCTACCTTGGAGATGAGATCTTGGCTAAAAAGGCCCTTGGAGTATTTATAGACTATATCCTAGAAAAGTTGCTAGAATGTCCAAATGTAGAATATTCAAAGTGCTCTACTTGGTGGAGACATGATGATTGTAATAAATTGATGGAAATGTTATTCGAATTGACTGGAAATATTAAATATAAGGCAGTATATGGTGATAGGTTACTATCTGAACCTGCTGATGGTAAGCAATTGAACCTATGGGATTAAATTAGGTTCTTCTTCTCCCGCCGCACTTTCACTTTTTTAATCCAATATAAAGGATTAAGCGCATTTAATATTTTATATATACGAGCTTCTATTTTCTTCTCTATCTTAGCAGTATTAGACTCTTCCTGAAAATACTTAGTTCGGAAGTATGGGTTATTCATCTGCTTCGAAAAATGATGTGGGCTCATATTTTAATTATACCCCCAAACCTTTCTTTTTTCGCCGCACTTTTTTCGCACTATTTTATTCTATTACCATAACTGCAACAGAAATTGATTGCAAAGGATCTTCAGATATTACATATAGCCTATCGTTATAAGGCACACCCTCTATTGTAACTGGAGGCTGATCGTGCTCTACTCTTATGCCATATTTAGTTAAAGATACATCTGGTCCACCAACTAGTATATGCTTATTTGCACTTAAATTTGTAATAATTATTTTATAATAAGATTGCACTTCATCTGGAAAGCTAAGCTCCACAGGAGTCGCATTTGCTGTTACTAGCTTGGTTCTAATCATACCCTAATTATACACCCATATAAACACAAAACCCAACCAGAGGCGGATCCGATTGGGTTTATGTAGTATATTACTATACATTATACTGGGAACATCTCTGCTCTACCAGCACTTCTTAATTGTAAAATAATAATTTTACAATGTCAATAGTTTAGGCATCAAAATTGATGACGCCCTTAGAGGCCAATATATCATAAAGTCCACCGCACATATATTCTAGCTGTGGTCTCATTTCTTCGATATATTTCTCTAAATCAGCGAGTTTAGTACCTTCTTGATTCACAGCCGCCAAACGATTATCGTTATTAATCTTTTCGACCATAAGCAAGACTACTTGTTCTTTTGTCATTTATTTTCCTCTTCATTGTTAGGGACGTAAGAAGGGACTGGTCCCAATAAGTAACCCTTCTCATGATATTCTACCATTTTTTCTACGTCTTGGCTACCAGCAACCTCTTTTGCAATAAGGGTAAGCATGTCATATATTCTGTGCAGCATAATATAATTTACTAGTGGCAAATTATCTTCTATGCTATTCGTCTGTTGATTCTGGTCTTCCTGCATCTAGCCAAAATACCTCTCTACCCATTGCATCTGTAACATACATTGCAGATCCTTCATATTCTATTTTTTCAGGCTCACACATTTTGAAACCATTTCTTAATTATAGGGCTTTCAGTTGTTTCTAAATACTCTATCATGCTTTCAGGGTTATTATCTGTATAAATATTTTTAACCTCATGGTCCCATCTAGCAGACTGGTTTGAATATATTAACCAGTCCTGACTTTTGTCTGGATAAAATATAATTTGTTGGGTTCCTTTATCTGCATACATAGCATTTAAAAAGTTACTTCCAACTATTCCAACAATACACTCAGCTTCAGTAACAGATTTAATCTGATCCATCATATTAATGTCTTCATTATAAAAAATTTCAAATCCTTTAGATTCCATATAGTCATTTAATTTATCTGTATTTGAAATTGCTCTATCGCTATAGAGTTTAGTGTTTCTAGCTATGAATATTTTTTTTCCAGGAATGGTTCTACTTATAAGACCGCTTTCGGCAAAATTTCTTTTTAAAATCTCAAAAGAATCTGAGTACAGAAGTAAAGTAGGTTGTCCAAATGTAATGATTTGATAAGATAGCTTAAAGGCTAAGCTTTCGTGTCTTGTAGGAAAGACTCTTTTTACTCCAGATAGCCCAGTATTGTTTGACCAATGAATGTAGTTAGTTGTATATGTCTCACTGTCGTTAGCAGGCTCAAATCCCATGTCGGTATAATAAAATACATAAGCTGAGTCTGCAGATATTACTTTATTAAACTTAGAGTCTGTACACTCATAATCAATTTCATAAAAATTTAAAAAATCAAGCCAATATCTCAAAGGTTCAGTGTTTATGTCTTTCGCCTGTTGAGCAGTCATTAAAAACGTTTTATATATTTTATCTTCAGTAATCATGCTTTCTCTGGCATTAAAAACAACTTTAAATTTTTCATTATTTTCTTTTAGCGTAAGAATTATTGGCATAATTTCAAGCATGTCGTGAAAATATTTTTTTGTAATTGGTATTGTAAGTATAGCTCCATCGTAATGTTCTTCTTGCTTATTATTAAATTCACCAACCATAGGAATCATTATTCCATTAAACTGATGTCTATAATTTATTACAGGATTTTTTACTTTTACATAAAACCCAAATTCTCCGTAAGGCTTAACATCCTCAACTTGCTCTAAAGATCTTATTTCTTCAAAAAAGGCTTCTCTTACTTCTGGATGAGTTATTGTTATTCCTTTAATTGGACCAGCAGCCACTACAACCCCTTTATCTGTTTGCAGAGCTTATCATAAAAATCTAAGCCTATATTTTTTTTATAAGAACATGATAAGCAGTATAAGTATATATTACCATTTAAGTCTTCATTAGACATAAGAAGGCCCTGATCCAGAGGACAATCGAGTCTTGGAACAAGGCCTTCTCTTGATAAGGCTATATATTTAGATACGTATTGTATCTGCATCTGACCTACTTCTTGTTATCAGTCGGGAATTGCAATAGCCATTCCTGTGCTTTTGGGGTCATACCCTTCCAAGCTGACCAATCAATACCGCCATTGGTCATGTAGTACGTTATCTCTGCGTTTGTTACTGGGTCGAATAACTCTTTGTTACTCTTTAGGTCGAATTTCTCAAGTCTTTCAGGACCTAAGTCTCCGATCATATTTATCTGGAATATTCCATAGGAATTGTCTCCAGTTTTCTTATTCCCGTTATATGCAAGCGGTCTTCCATTAGATTCACGCTTTGCTATTGACCAGGCTTTCTTAAGGCCTGTTCCTTCGAATCCTACAGTCTTAAGTAGCGTTAGCAACTCTTGATCTGTAAGCATCTCAGATGGCTTGTAAATCTCTTTACTAAAACTATCTAAGACTTCTTGCTTTAATTGGGCTTCAGTTTTCACTAAAGGTTTTACTTTTAAGGCATTTGCAGGCTGGACTGGAAACAAAAATAATGTTATCATTACTATTGTTACCAGGTTATGAGCCAAATCACTTACCTGTTGTTTTATTTTCTCCATTGGCATTTCCTCCTTTAGAGATAACGAACTATAATAGTAGCATTGATTGGATAAGCCTGTCAACCTAGTTAACTAAAAAAATATATGCAAATATCATTCTCTACGCCTAAAATTAACTTAACTCAAAATACTGGTTATGGCTATGCTAGCTGGAATATTATACAATCTTTGCAAAAATTAGGGCATCAAACACCATTTCAAGATTACCGTGCTCCAGTACAATTAAATTTTGCACAGCCATTTCAACATAAACTTCATAAAAATCAATACCAAATTAGTTATACACCTTGGGAATCTACAGTAGTTCCAAAAACATGGTTTCCAATGGTAAATTATTGTGATGAAGTCTGGGCTACATCAGATTGGTGTGCAAATGTTTTTGAAGATAATGGAATGAAAAATGTAAAAGTTTATCCTCATGGAATTAGTCCAGCATGGAAGCCTAAAAAAAGACAAGAGTCTGATGTTATTAAATTTTTGCATGTTGGCGAGCCAGCTCCTAGAAAAGCGGGACAGATGGTTGTGAATGCATTTGTTTCTTTATTTGGTAATAACCCAAAGTATAGTTTAACTATAAAAGCATATAGAGAAAACACAACAAGAGTTTTTAATAATTTTATAGATAAAGAAATAATTGGTTTGCCAGACAAAATGTATAATAATATAAAGGTTATTACCGAAGACATGTCTGAAGAAGAATTGGTTAGGTTGTATCACGATCACGATGTTTTAGTTTATCCAAGTTACGGTGAGGGATTTGGATTTATACCGCTTCAAGCCTTAGCTACTGGTATGCCAACTATATGTACTGGTGGATGGGCACATTACTTTAAATTTTTAGGACCACTTGTTTTAAAATCAACTTTACAAGATTCAAAATTTTTTAATCTTCCTGGTAAAGTATATGAACCAAACTATCAACACCTACTTGAGCTTATGAGAGATGTTACTCAAAATTTTAAAGCATATTCTGGATACTACTATAAACAATCTGAAGAAATACATAATGAATATAATTGGATCCAGTTGACTAAGAATAGCTTTGATCCAATTTTTAAAAAATTTAAATAAGCTCTTCCCCTTTGAATTAAAGTTTGGTAGAATTGAGCTTCAACTAAAAATTATAGAACCGCAAGGCGGAGAAAAGGTGTTATTTAAAAAATGTCAAAAACTATTGCAAACCCATATGAAAATTTCATTGCTCTGTCTCGTTATGCGAGATGGATTCCAGAAGAAGGACGCCGTGAAACTTGGGGCGAAACAGTAGACAGATATTTTAACTTTATGTTAGATCATCTAAAGGTAAACAATAACTATGTTCCATCAGAAAGCCTAGTCACAGAATTAAAAGATGCTGTATTTAATCGTAACGTAATGCCTTCTATGAGATCTGTAATGACTGCAGGTGCCGCATTAGATAGAGACAATGTTGCAGGATATAACTGCTCATTTGTTCCAGTAGATTCACCACGCTCATTTGATGAAACTATGTATATCCTTATGTGTGGAACAGGTGTTGGGTTTTCTGTAGAATACAAGTATGTTAACAAACTTCCTTCCGTCCCAGAGACGTTTGAAAAAACAACAACAGTAATTGTTGTAGAAGATTCAAAACAAGGTTGGGCCAAAGCATATCGTGAACTGCTAGCTCTTTTGTGGACAGGACAAGTTCCAGCAATTGATGTTTCTAAAGTTAGACCAGCAGGTGCTCGTCTTAAGACTATGGGAGGAAGATCATCTGGTCCACAGCCACTTATAAACCTATTTGATTTTACTATTGCAAAATTTAAGAATGCGGCAGGCCGTCAACTTAAGCCAATTGAAGCACATGACATTATGTGTAAGATTGGAGAAGTTGTAGTAGTTGGCGGAGTAAGACGCTCAGCAATGATTTCTCTTTCTAATATTAATGATATTGAAATGGCTGCAGCCAAATCAGGTAATTGGTGGGAGAACAATACTCAACGTGCACTTTCAAATAACTCTGTTGCATATTCACGCAAACCAGAGATGGAGCAGTTTATAGCAGAATGGAAGAATCTTTATGATTCAAAGTCAGGAGAACGAGGTATATACAATGTGGCCGCAGCTCAAGCCCAAGCAGCCAAGTATGGAAGAAGAGATCCAGATATTCACTATGGAACTAACCCATGCTCAGAGATTATCCTACGTCCTTACCAGTTTTGTAATCTTTCAGAAGTCGTACTACGTGAAAAAGATACAAATGAAGATGTTGCAAATAAAGTACGCCTTGCAACAATTCTTGGTACATGGCAATCAACACTAACAGATTTTAAATACCTTCGTAAAATTTGGAAGGATAACACTGAAGAAGAAAGACTACTTGGAGTTTCACTAACAGGACAATTCGGACATAAGTTTTTTTCTGGAAAACAGGGTCTTGATAAATTGGAAGATGCATTATCTCGACTTCGTGAGTATGCTCGTGAAATTAATAAAGAAGAGGCTGGGAAAATTGGGATTCCTGAGTCTGCAGCTATTACATGCGTAAAACCTTCTGGAACAGTTTCCCAATTGGTCGGGGTATCTTCAGGAATGCATCCATGGCATTCCCCATACTATATTAGAACAGTCCGTGGCTCAAAGGGAGATCCAATTTCTGTATTTTTAAAAGAAGTTGGAATTCCAGTAGAAGACGATGTTATGAAGCCAAATGATACATACGTATTTTCATTTCCAGTAAAGGCTCCAGAAGGTGCTATTGTTAGAAACGATTTAACTGCACTAGACCACTTGAATACTTGGTTGGTTTACCAACGTGCATGGTGTGAGCATAAGCCATCTATTACAGTTTCTGTAAAAGAAGAAGAGTGGATGGAGGTAGGTGCATGGGTTTACAAGCATTTTGATGAAGTCTCTGGAATCTCATTCTTGCCACACTCAGATCATTCTTATAAGCAAGCCCCATATCAAGAGGTTACAGAAGAAGAATACTTAGAGTTGTTGGCAAAAATGCCTTCAGATATTCGTTGGGAAGATTTATCATTTTATGAGACAGAAGACGGAACTTCTACAAATGCTACACTTGCATGCTCTTCAGATGGAAATTGCGAACTTGTAGATATTTCTGCTTAATGGTAAAATAATAATATTGGGGGAAATACCCTCAAAATTCTGGGCACAGGGCCCAAAATTGGAGATGATCAAATGAATAGAGATCTAAATAAGGACGGAAAGGTTACAATGACAGAGGAAATTTTAGCAGCGCTAGGAACATATGCAAGAGCATTTCTTTCAGCCGCAATTGCTTTGTACATGACTGGAAACACAAATCCAAAGGATTTGTTGATGGGTGGCATCGCAGCCGTTGCTCCAGTAATTTTGAAGGCTCTTAGCCCAAGTAATCAAGAATTTGGTTTCAAGACTAAGAAGTAATTAAAGACGATTAGGATGACTCCTGTGCTAAAATAAGCATAGGAGTTTTCCTATTTAGGAGTACTAGCAAATGGCAGGGCAAAAAAATTTCGAAGTAGATCAAAATGCTACTTTTACATTTATTGTTGAATATAAAGACAATAATAACTTACCCATAAACTTAACTGGGGCAAGTGCTAAAATGCAGGTCCGTGATTCTAAAGGCGGACAAAAGTTGGCATTTTCTTTAACCTCACCAGGCGGTGGAATTACAATAGATCCACTACTTGGTAAGCTAACTATTAAAATAACTCCTACTCAAACAAATAAACTATTTTATCCAAAATCAGAGTATGACATTATGCTTACTGATTCTAACGCTAATAAGATTAAGCTGCTAGAAGGATATATGACGCTGAGTAGGAGTGTAACTATTTAATGGCCGAAAAAGTAATCGTAAACGAAGAAACAAACCTTGTTGTTGTAAAAGAAAATATAAATGCTGTTAAAATTTCTTCTCCTGGCCCACAAGGACCAAGAGGAAAAACCATTCTCAACGGAGAAGGTGCACCAGCAGACAACCTTGGTCTAGAAGGAGATTTTTACTACGATAAAAATACTACTAGATTTTATGGGCCAAAGCTTTCAGACCTAACTTGGGCAAACTCTACTAACTATCTATTAAGCACAATGACAATGACCTACCCATTTGCAATAGGTCAAGTAACTGGTCCAGTAGATGGCATATATTCTGTAGAAATTTCTCATAACCTAGGATACAACCCAAACGTAACAGTAAAAGCTAGTTCTGGAGATATATTAGAAACAGGAATAGACTATAATAGTATTAATAAAATAACGCTGACAATGGCTCAACCATTTTCAGGGACAGCATATCTGTCTTAAGGAGAAGTAAATGGCAAGATTATTCGTAACGAGTATTAACCTCAATAAAAATGAGTTGTTAAATGCTCGTATTCAAAATTTAAGTACCCCGCCATCTAGTCCAGTAACTGGTCAGATTTATTACAACAACGCTGACAATCTTCTGTATTTCTGGAATGGAACAGAGTGGCTAACAGCATCAGGTGATTTTGGAGATAGCAACTATACTACCAGAATTAAATTTGGACAGGCGGTCAACCATGGTTCATCCATGTATGTTGCACGAGCAGACCATACTCACGATGTAGCAGATATTATTGGAACAGCAAATCAAATTACTGTATCAAAAGCAGCAAATGGAGATGCTACACTATCACTGCCAACACAATTAAACGTAACAAATATTAATGCTTCTAACGTAGAGCTTTCAGGCAATGCAGACGTTTCTGGAACACTTGAAGTAACTGGAGCAGCAAATTTAAATAATACTTTAACTGTAGATGGACATACAGAATTAAATAGCACCCTACATGTAGATGGTGCAACCACACTTGGATCAACAGTAACTGTAACTGGAGGAACAACTCTAAATGGTGCTGTAGCAATTAATGCAAATACAACAATTGCTGGAGATGTAACTTTATCTGGTGCTTCATCAGACCTTAGCGTTGGTGGAAACGTAACAGTAACTGGAACATCTACTCTAAATGGAGCAACAACAGTAGATGACACTTTACATGTAACTGGTGCAGTAGATTTAGACAGCACATTAAATGTAGACGGAGCCGCAACAGTAGGTGGACAGCTTACAGTAAATAATGCAGTTGATATTAATGGAAGCGCAGACATATCAACGAACCTTGTTGTAGGTGGAACAACCGATTTAAATTCAACACTAGATGTAGTCGGAGCAGCACAGTTTGACTCTACATTAGGAGTAACTGGAAATGTAACTCTAGGCGCAGACCTTTCTGTTGGAGATGATTTAACAGTAACTGGAGACGCAACAGTAGGTGGAACCTTTGGTGCTACAGGCGATGCAACATTCGGTGCAAATGTACAAATTAACGGTAGCCTAAATGTTCAAGGTTCTATTAACTCAATTAATACTACACAGGTAAATATCTCTGATAATAAGATTAACCTTAACAGCGATATGCCAGAAAACCAAGCGCCAACAGTTGATGCTGGATTAATTGTACATAGAGGGTCTGAAGAAGATGCTTTGTTTACATGGAATGAAACATCTAATCGTTGGGAAATTGGATTAGTCAATGGCCCACAGCATGCTATTACAAGAAAATTTGTATCTCAAATTGGTGACGGAACTGAATTAAACTGGCCAATTACACACAATCTGGGAACAAGAGAAGTTTCTGTTCAGGTTTATGATGCAGGAACATATGATACGGTTGAGGCTGATGTTGTTAGAACATCAGATAACATTGTAACAGTATCCTTTGCTTCACCACCACCAGCGCAAGCCTTTAAGGTAGTAATTATAGGATAATGGCAAAAAGATTTCTAACTCCGATTCAGTTGGCAACGCTAGATGCGCCACCAGCTAGTCCTTCAGTTGGTCAAATCTATTACAACTTAAATGAACAAACTATAAAGGCGTATAATGGAGTTGTTTGGTATGATGTGGCTGGTCCAAAAGAAATACTTGAGCACACTCACGGAATAGACGGCATAGTTGATGAAGTTTCTTACGGAGATTATGTAGATGAAGATAGAGTTATTGCAGATAGCTCTAATGTAAACGCAAACTTTATAGAAGATTATATAGACGGAGGTAGTGCAAGTGGCAATTAGAATTCAATTACGTAGAGACACTGCAGCAAATTGGAGTTCAGTAAATCCAATATTAAGAGCTGGAGAAGTTGGAATTGAAACAGACTCACTACGCTTTAAAATTGGTGACGGGTCATCCACTTGGTCAAGCAGACCATATGTTAACGTATTACCTTCTGAGCTTACAGAGCTTTCTCAAGATGCTGTAAATCAAGCACTTACTGCTGGTAATGGCATTACAAAAGTATACAATGATGCAGCAAATACTATTACAGTATCTGTTGATACTTCAGTAATTGCAAATAAGCAATATGTAGATGACTCATTAGCTGCAGTTTTAGACACTGCCCCAGAGCTACTTAACACTCTTAATGAATTAGCTGCCGCTATTGGAGATGACCCCAACTTCTTTGCATCAGTTGCAGCAAATTTAGCTTCTCACGAAGCAGATACCACAAATATTCACGGTATTCCAGATACAAGTATTTTAATAACAACTACTGGAACACAAACACTTTCTAATAAAACTTTAGCTTCTCCAATTTTAACAGGAATTCCGACAGCTCCAACAGCAACTGCTGGAACTAATACTACTCAAGTTGCAACAACAGAGTTTGTTAAAACTGCTGTAGATAATTTAATTGACGGGGCTCCTGGAGTTCTTGATACTTTAAATGAGCTTGCAGCAGCCATAAATGATGATCCAGCATTTTTTAATAATGTTGCAACAAATCTAGCTAGCCATGAAGCTGATACAACTAATGTCCATGGTATAGCTAATACTGCAAAATTAATTACTGATGACGGATCACAAACTTTATTAAATAAAACAATTATGTCTCCAGTTATAACTACACCAACTGGAATTGTTAAATCAGACGTTGGCCTTGCAAATGTTGATAATACTTCAGATATTAATAAGCCATTATCTACAGCTGCCATAGACGCACTTGCGCTAAAAGCTAATTTATCAGACATTACAGAGCTTGCACAAGATGCAGTAAATACATCTCTAAACGCTGGTGTTGCTCTTTCAAAAAATTATGATGATGTTAATAATATAATAACAATAGATTTAGATAATACTACTGTTAATGCTGGATCTTATGGATCTACAACTAAGATTCCTACTTTTACTGTAGATAATCAAGGTAGATTAACAGCAGCAGGAGAAACAGATGTAGCAACAAATCTTTCAATAGCTGGAGACACTGGTTCAGACACAGTTAATTTACTAACAGACTTTTTAACAGTTGAAGGCGGAGAAGGAATTGATGTGTTGGTTACAAACAACACAATTAACGTTTCTGCAGAAGATGCAACTTCTACAAATAAAGGTGTGGCCTCTTTTGATCAAACAGACTTTACTGTTGCACAAGGAAATGTTACATTAAATACTGAACGTGTACAAGATATTGTAGGTGGCATGATTGATTCTAATACAGAATCAGGAATTTCTGTAACGTATAATGATATAGATGGCAAAATTGATTTTAATGTAGCAGACCCAACAATTACTTTAACTGGTGATGTTACTGGCTCTGCAACAATGACAAACCTAGGAAATGTTGAAATTTCAACAACAATAGAGCCGAACTCCATATCTCTTGGAACAGACACATCTGGAAATTATGTAGCAACAATTACTGGAACAACAAATGAAATTGAGGTTACAGGTTCTGGCTCAGAAACAGCTTCTGTTCAAATAGGATTACCTTCTGACGTAACTGTAACAAATAACCTACATGTTGGAAATAATCTAGAGATAATGGGTAATTTAACAGTTAATGGTACAACAACAACAATTAACTCATCAACTCTATCTGTAGATGATAAATTCATTGAGCTTGGAGACATAGCAAACCCAACAGATGCAACTGCAGATGGCGGAGGTATTGCTCTTAAGGGTGATACAGAAAAACATATTTATTGGTATAACACTTCAGACGCATGGACATCTTCCGAAAATATTGATATCCATGCTGGAAGATCTTATATGATTGATGAGGTTCCAGTACTTACTTCTAACTCTGTATTAAATATTAATAAAGATAATTTAGGAAAAATTACACAAAAGCAGTCTTCATCATTTTTAGCCTCAGAAGTTTTACGAAATGGTGAAATTGGATTTGAAACAGATACACTTCAAATAAAGATTGGTGACGGAACCTCTACTTGGGCACAGCTTGAATATGTTACAGTTACTCCAGATGGACTACAAAATAACTTAGGTGATTATATTCCACTAAGTCAATTAGATGCTCCTGGTGGTGCAGTAAAATTAGATAATGACGGAAATGTTTTAGCTCAAAATAGTGTAATATTAAATTCAGATCATGATCCAGCCACCGCTCCTCAACCAGGAACAAACTATGGAATTATTGTTGAAAGAGGAACTTCTACAGATGCAGGAATAGTTTGGGATGAAACAGTAGACCAATGGAAAGTATTTGAAAATGGAAATGCATATAATCCTATTGCATCACAAAACTACGTAGCTCAGAATCTTGCAGTAGAAATTAATAATCATAATAATGAAACTACAGGCGTTCATGGAATATTAAGCACTGCCGATTTAGTAACTGAATCTGAATTAACAGCTGCAATAACAATATCTGAAACATCAACTGCAACAGCAATTGCAACAGCAGTTTCAGCTCATCACAATGATACTACAGCAGTTCACGGTATTGCAGATACAGCACAGTTAGTTACTCAAACACAATTAACTGCACAAGGTACAACATTAAGCGCTGATATAGCTACAGCATCAAGCTCAGCCGCTTTAAATTTAGCAATTCATGAAGCAGACACAACAAATATACATGGAATTACAGATACATCACAACTTGCATATCAGTCAGATGTCTCTGCTGCCGAAACTGCAGCAGCCACAGCTCTTGCATCTCACGAAGCAGACACAACAAATATTCACGGAATTGCAAACACTGCTCTTTTAGCAACAACATCTTATGTTGATACACAAGTTGCACAGGCTAGCGTTACAGATAAAGCTTACACTGATGCTGAAATTCAAGAATTAGATCTATCAATTGCAACAGATTTATCTACACTAGATGCTTCATTAAAACAGTATACAGATTATGGTATAGCTCAAGAAGTAATTGCTAGAAATAGCAGAATAGCTTCAGATATAACTGCACATCAAAATGATACAACTTCAGTTCATGGAATAGCAGACACAAGCGTACTTGCAACTAATTCTTCTGTAGATGCTGCAATATCTGTACATAACTCAGATACTCTAGGGGTACACGGAATTGTAGATACTTCTCTTTTGACAACACAAGAATATGTTGGAAATGCTATATCTACTCAAGCTGGAATTACAGAAGGTGCAGCAAACTCATTTACAACTTCAGCAATTTCAACACATAATGATGTAACAACAAATGTTCACGGAATAACAAATACAGCAAACTTAGTATATACTAATGATGTAAGGCTTTCTGACACAAGAGTTCCAACAGATAATTCAGTAGGTACTGCAAAAATTATTAATGACGCAGTAACAAATGAAAAAATATTTGGAGGAATTGATCAGTCTAAGATAACTAATTTAGTTTCAGATTTATCATTAAAGGCTCCATCAGAAGATCCAGTTTTTACTGGTAGCGTAACTCTTCCAACATCAATATCTTTATCAAATTCTTCAATAATAGATTTGACACATTTATCATCAATTACTAGCTCTGTTCAGGGGCAAATTGATTTAAAGGCTTCTTTATCTTCTCCAGCTCTTAGTGGAATTCCTACTGCTCCAACAGCAGCACCAGGAACTACAACTACACAAATTGCTACAACAGAATACGTACATTTTGAAATAAATGATTTGCTTAATGGTGCTCCAGCAGCCTTAGATACATTAAATGAGTTGGCAGCAGCAATTAATGATGATGCAAATTTTGCTGGAACAGTAACAACAGCCCTAGGATTAAAGGCACCACTTGCCTCACCTACATTTACTGGTACAGTAATTCTTCCAAATTCAACTATTACAGAAGCAATGATTGCAGCAAATGCAATTACAAATGATAAAATTAGCGCATCAGCCGCAATTGATCAATCTAAGATTTCAGGTTTGGTTAGCGACCTGAATTTAAAGGCTCCAAAAGCTTCTCCAACATTTACTGGAACAGTAACAGTTCCATCTCCAGTAAATCCAACAGATGCCGTAAATAAAGCATACGTTGACTCATATGCCCAGGATATTATACCTTTAGATAATTTGACTAGCCAATTTAACGGCGCAGAACAAAGGTTCCAGCCAAAATTCAATAATACTGTAGTAAACATAACCAACCCTCTTAGGCTTTTAATAAGCATTAATGGTATAATTCAAATACTAGGAAATCAAGATAATCATTGGTTATCTCCGATACCTCAAGAAGGTTTTTTTGTAGACTCTCAGGGTTATCTGAACTTTGGAGAACCTGTACCAAGAGGATCTACATTTGACGGTAGAGTTATGGGCGGACCCGCCACTAACTCTATAACCAAATCAAAGTATCCGTTTAGACCAATAGATATATTATTAGGAGCGTAAGCACATGGCAAGAAAAATTTTAGTAGAAACACATTATACATTTACACCATCGACTAAGACTTTGGTGATTCCAAAGGCAATCCCACGAGAGAGACTGCTTTTAATTACAAACGTTACCCAAAATCAGGTAATTTATAACTTCTCTGACCCTTCACTTAATGCAACATCTTATGTTTCATTAGAGGCAAATGGTGTCGAGACCACGACCATCGTTTTTGCATATAATACAGCAGCGATGTTGTCTACAGATAAAATTTCAATCACATTGGATGAGGTGGATGAATCATTTACTCCATCAGAAACAATGTTGGATCCAACAAATAAGCTTAGAGTAACTCAGCCACAAGCTCTTATTGATACAGACTTTGAATATGGAACACAGATTTCAAAGTGGGAAAACTTAGCTCTCTATAACAACAAGCCTTTTGCTTACGCATCTCCAACTCCAATTGCAAATATTGGATCAATTACTTACGGCTTGGGAACAAACGTTGTAACCGTATCATTAACTTCAGGAGTTGGTCCAAATAACGGAGACCCTATTTCTGTACAAGATACATTTGCTCCAGCAGCAAACGGTAACTTTGTTGTGGAGTCTGGTGGAGGAACAAATACATTCACTTATACAGCTTCTTCAAAAAATAGCCAAGCTAACCTAACAAATATTTTAGACACAAATAAAACAGCAATTTATAGAGCTACAGTATTTAGTGGCGCAAGAATTGGATTTATTCCAGCATTAACCTATTCTACTAATAGAATTAACGTTACTACTACAGTAGACCACGGACTAGCAATTGGAAACGAAATTGTTGTTAAGGGATCAACAGCTACAACAAATCCACCAAACGGTAACTTTGTTGTTGCAACAGTTCTTAGCCCAACACAGTTTGTGTATTACGCAAATAACGTTCCAACAGGAACACTAGGAGGGCCAACAGAAATTTATGTTAGACCTCAAGGTGTTTTCTTGCATAGACCAGCAGACGGCGGAGTAATTTTTGGTACTCAAGCTGGTTCTAACTACGGAGAAGCATATCGTCAAACAAGACGTTACTTTAGATATCAATCTGGTAAGGGCATTCAAATGTCTTCAGGAACAATTCTAAAGCCATACGCAGGTATTGACTCAATTACTTCATCTGGAACAACTGTAACTGTTGTTACAAAAGAAAAGCACTGTATCCAGCCAGGAACTATAGTAAAAATTGGTGGTGCTGATCAATCAGCATACAATGGAACATTCGTGGTAAACGATATTCTAGGATACAATAGGTTCTCATATACAGCTCTATCTACACCATCAAGCACTATTGCAACTGGCAACGTGTTTGCTTCTATTGAAGCATGGTACGGATGTCAAAATAGACTTGGTATGTTTGATGAGCAAAACGGAGTATTTTTTGAGTATGACGGAACAAAGCTTTATGCAGTTCGTAGAAGCTCAACAACTCAACTTTCTGGAAGAATTAACGTAACTAACGGTTCAGACGTTGTTGTTCAGTCACTTAGCGAACAACCAACATATTTTAGCAAGCAGTTAATTCCAGGAGATACAATTGTAATTAGAGGACAATCTTACAGAATTACTTCGATTACAAATGATATTGAAATGAATATTTCTCCTGCATATAGAGGAGCAACAGCTTCACTATGTATTTACTCAAAGACAATTGATACAAGAGTTCCTCAAGATCAATTTAACATGGACAAGGCAGATGGAACAGGACCTTCACAATATACAATGGACCTTTCTAAGATGCAGATGTTCTATATCGACTATACATGGTATGGAGCAGGATTTATCCGTTGGGGTGTAAGAGGTCCAAAGGGTAACATTATTTATTTGCACAGAATGCAAAACAATAACGTTAACACTGAAGCGTATATGCGCTCTGGTAACCTTCCAGGTAGATATTCTTCAACTACAAACCCTCCTTTTACAAGCCTAACAGATACAGTATTGACTACTGGCACATCTTTGCCAGTAAAAGATACATCAAGATTCCCTAGCTCTGGAACCTTGGTTGTTAGAAATACAACACAGGTTGAGTATGTAAATTATTCTGGTAAAACAGCAACATCATTTACTGGTTTAACTCGTGCAAAGCTTGGAGCACAAAACGTAGCAATTACTATTGGAAGCGGACAAAATAGAGGAAATATTACACTTGGTGCTGATACAGCAAAAATTCAGGTTGGTATGAGAGTCGTTGGGTCAGAGTATCCAGATGAGACTTTTGTATCTGCAATTAACTACGATACAGGAGCAATTACATTTAGCCAGCCAGTAGCTGCAGCTAACTCTGCTTTCTCAGCAGTTCCAATGGGATCAGATGTTCCTCTACAGTTTACCTATGACGCACAATCACCAGCATGTGTTGAGTTAGCTTTCCCAACATTTGCAGCAACTATTTCACACTGGGGAACATCAGTTATTATGGACGGACAGTATGATGAAGATAAGTCACTTATCTTTACATATGGACAGAGAACTGCAACTTCAGTTCCATCAGGAGCAACAAGAGCACTTCTTTCAATTCGTGTAGCACCTTCTGCAGATAACGGAATTGCTGCAAACTTTGGTGCTCGTGAAATTGTAAATAGAATGCAGCTTGCCATGAGGGCCCTTGACGTATCTGTATCATCAGGTTCAACAATTCTGGTACAGGCAATACTTAATGGAACACCATCACAGTCATTAACATGGACAAATGCAGTTGGTAACGTAACAGGCGCAGTCAACTCATCTCTTGCACAAATTGCAGACTATTCTGGTCAAAGCTCAACAGTTTCTGGCGGAGAAGTTACTGGTGGATTCTTTACCACTGGAACAAACTCAGTTGACCTAAGTACACTTAGAGATCTAGGAAACTCTATCTTGGGTGGAGGAGGAACCGTAACAACTTCTGGTATTTATCCAGACGGTCCAGACGTTCTAACAATTACAGCAACAAACCTCGGAGGGTCAACTGCTAGCGTTTACTCTCGTCTATCTTGGACAGAAGCATCAGCGTAAAAGAATAAGGAGGAGACTTAAATGTCTGTACAAAAAGTAAAAATACCTTATAACGCTGAACTATCAGTAAAAACTCTGTCGGTAGCAGAAGAATTTGGTGTTAATGGTTCCGCCACACTAGGCGGAACTGTTAACCTTACTGGAACTATGAATACTGGTAATGGAACATTAAATTTTTCAGATGGACCTCAGTCTAAACAAGGCGTTCCTTCTATTACTAAAATAAATAAGGTTTATTCAAATTATACTCTTTCTTCTTTAGACGAAAGAGACTCTATAATTGAAATGTCATTAAAGGTTGCTGGAACACTAACTATTCCAGCAGACACACCTTCTCTAACATTTCCAATAGGAACAACTATAGATGTTATTCAAACCAATTCTGGTCAAATTACTATAGGTAGTGCTTTTGGAGTTAATCTTAATGCTACCCCAGGATTAAAAATAAGAAGTCAGTGGTCAATTGCCACTCTATTAAAACGGGATGCTAACACATGGTTAGTATTCGGAGATCTTACGGCTTAGGAGTATAAGTGGGAAAGAAATCTGGTAAGAAGTCAGCAGCAGCAGGCGATTTTGAAAAGCCGTTGCCACCACTTAACCCTGTAGCAACAGATGTTGGAACAAATAGACTTTTTAATAATGGAGCCGCAACAGTAAGCTTTACAGTAGATCCATTAAGTACTGTTCCAACAAGCTTTACAGTAAGATCTACTCCAGGAAGTTTTACTGGTGAAGGATCGGCAAGCCCAATTACAGTTGTAGGACTTCAAAGTAATGTTAATTATACTTTTAAAGTTTTAGCAACAAATGCTAATGGTAACTCAGATGAATCTGTATCTTCAAATCAAATTTTAGCAACTACAGTTCCTGGTATTCCAAGAACTCCAGCAGTTTCGTCAACTGTAGCAGATCAAGATGTTGTATCTTGGACAGCACCAGCAAATGACGGTGGAAAAGCTATTTCTAGTTATAGAATTACATCTAGTGATCCAAACACTCAGCCACCTTCAGATGGAACACCAGGTCCAGTTTATAATAACGTAACATCACCATACACAATCTCAGAGGTTGGTGGAACTTCACAGTCTTATACAGTAGTAGCAATTAATGCTAACGGAACTTCTGTTGGAGCTACAACAAATCAAGTAACAACATTCTTTAGCCCACCGTCATTCTTCGGCCCACCAGGATTCTTTGCCCCACCAGCATTTTTCTTGCCACCAACTTTCTTCGTTCCACCTCTTTTCTTTACGCCACCAGATTTCTTTGCACCACCACGCTTCTTTGCACCACCACGTTTCTTTTCTCCTCCAGGGTTCTTTGCCCCTCCAGGATTCTTTGGCCCACCGTTTTTCTTTGGACCCCCAGCATTCTTTGGTCCTCCAGGATTCTTTAGCCCACCAGGGTTCTTTGCCCCGCCAGCGTTTTTTAGCCCACCACGCTTCTTCGGCCCACCGTTCTTCTTCGGCCCACCAGGGTTCTTTGGTCCTCCAGGATTCTTTGCACCACCACGTTTCTTCGGCCCACCAGGGTTCTTTGGTCCTCCAGGATTCTTTAGCCCACCAAGATTCTTTAGCCCACCACGTTTCTTTGGTCCTCCAGGATTCTTTAGCCCACCAAGATTCTTTAGCCCACCAAGATTCTTTAGCCCACCAAGATTTTGTATTCAGGAGGATACTCCTGTACTCACAACGGACGGGTACAAGAAAGCAAAAGATATTGTTATAGGAGACACACTAGCTACGCTAGACTTTGACGATATAACATACGGAGCAGACAATTGTTCGTTTGGAGTAGTTACAGCAGAATGTTCAGAAATAGTAAATTCATGGTCAGTTAATGAGTTAAAAAATCATAAACTATTAAATTCTAAAATAACTAATATTTTAACTGAATCTCATAATAAAACTATGGTTATTAACGATGATCAAGATAAGAGATTTTCATTAAAAGAAGATGTTTTAATTTATAAAAATAATAAATATGTTATTGTTACAGTTGAAAACTTATCTGTAGGAGATTCTTTAGTTATTTACTCAGATGAATCTATCAATATTGTTCCAATAACTAGTTTAAATATTATAAAAGAGAAAACAAATACAATTCTTTTCTATAGAGAGCCATACGGCATGATTATTGCTGGAGGTATGCTTGCATACAATGGATGCCCCATCCATATGTTGACTAACTAGATATTAAATGCTAAAGTAGGAATATGAATAAAATAGAAATATTCCCAGGTATATGGAAATTTGAAAATGTTTTTGATAAGTCATTTGATGTAATAAATGAAATTGAAAAAGCCGTATCAAAAGGGGATTGCTCTTGGGCTAAAGCTCAAGTAGGACTAGAAGAAACAGATATAGAATATAGAGACTGTTATGATTTTAAGCTAAGCGATTTAGGAAAAGATCATAATATATATAAACATCTTTATGAATCTCAAAAGCCTTATGTAGATGCATATTGCGATTATTACCAAATAAAAATGGGTTTTTGGGAATGGACTAATGTTGTTAAATATGGTCCAGGACAATATTTTAAAGAGCATGCAGATCATGGATGGTCATATATATCTACAGTTTCATTAGTATCTTATCCAAATGACGACTATGTTGGAGGAGAATTAGCTTTTCCAAAATTAAAGATTTTTGAAAAACCAAAGGCAGGGGACTTATACATATTTCCTTCTACCTATTTGTTTTCCCACGTAGCAATGCCAGTAAGGTCGGGAACTAAATATTCATTTGTAACAATGCTAGATTATAATGATGACACTCATACTGTAGAGTATGAAGAATATATAGATAGAAAGTATGGTATAAAATAATGTTTTCTCCAAATGCAGAGTACTTACATTACGGAATTGTTGTATATAGAGATGTTTTTACAAAAGAAATGGACCTTGTAAACAGACTAGAAAATTCTTTAAGTAAGAGCGAAGGTAAATATAAGTGGAATCAGTCTCAAACTGGTTATGCACATACAGATTTAAAATATAGAGATGCACACGATTTTAAAATTAAAAGAAATAGCGATGACAGTCTAATGCTATCAATGCAGTATGTTAATAAAGACAATAAAAAAGAGGCCGAAATAGAGTTAGAAAAAATTTGGGAAGACTCTTATAAAGCACAGCTAAAGCCAGTTGAAGAATATCGTAATGCTTTTGGACTTGCCCCATTAAACTATTGGGAGTCATTTAACTTTGTTAAGTATGGACCAAACCAACACTTCCAGGTTCATTCAGATCACGGATACTCCTACATTTGTGTGCTTTCTTCTGTTGGATATATTAATGATGATTACGAAGGCGGAGAGCTCTTCTTTGATAAGTTTAACTTAAAGATTAAACCAAAAGCAGGAGATCTTTATTTATTCCCGTCTTCTTATATTTATTCTCATGCAGCAATGCCAGTAACAAGCGGAACAAAATATTCAATTGTTACTATGCTAGATTATCTAGAAGCTCCACATACGCCAGACTATCGTGATATTGAAAAGAGATATACAGAAGGTTATGTATAAAATAAAAGCTTATGTTTCTTCTGAAGATGCTGCTACATTGTCTCCTTTACAGGCAAAACGTGAGTGGATGGAGCAAACATATGACAGACATGCGTATACTTGTTTCCCAGTAACTTTAACAAATACTCTTGGTTGGTCATTATCTTTTCCAGAAGACATAACTTTTGTTTGGGATGGAAAATCAGATTCTAGTAAAGATCACGTAAAAATTCTTGCTGGACATAAATATTGCTACACAGAAAGAGCTAATGCAACTATAAGTTTTAAAACAGGATTAATTTTTAAAACTGAAGAAAATGTTAGCCTACTTGGAATGCCAGCCCCTAATTACTTTTTAGATGGGGCTCAACCTTTTACAACAGCAATAAGCACTTCTTTTTATACTGCAGAATTTCCAGTAGCGTGGAGAATAACTAAGCCGTATACTCCAATTACAATTCCAGCAGGACACCCAGTAATATCAGTAATACCAGTGTCACTTGGCGAAATCGAGCTTTCAGAAATAGAGATGCTAAATAAAAACACTATGCCTATTTCTCCATATGCAGATCAATATAATGAAACAGAACATATTAAATATGTTGCAAAGCTTGCAGAAGAAAACAAGTGGACTAATTTTTATCGTGATGCTGTAGATTATTTAGGAAATAAATTGGGTAAACATGAAGTTAAAAGTTTAAAACTTAAGGTGGTAAATAATGCCAAAAATTAAATTTGGTTCTGCAAGACCTTATAATAATGAAAATGAGCACAAGTCTTTAGAGCCAGGGCCAGCTAAAAATTTTATGCCAAATTGGTGGAAAGATGCAACAAAATATTGGGTTGATGATAACGGAGATCCAATAATGGCAGCATACAATAAAGATGATGAGCTAGAAAAATCTTTAGGGTTTAAATCTTGTCCAGCACTCCTAGATGTTTTTTCAACAGGATATGTTTTAAGAACTCCGACAGACATAATGTTTGCCCAGTATGATGGAGAGCCACATGTAATTATTGATCCAAAATATAAAGATTTTTGTGAAGCAAGAAGTAGCATGCCACAGTTTGAATATCCTCATGGATATAGCAAAAAGCATTTTCATTGGTGGCCTAATTGGGGAATACAAATGCCAGATGGATATAGTGCTTTAGTAACTTCTCCTCTCAATAGAAATGATCTACCATTTTTAACAGTTAATGGAATAATAGATAGCGATAGGTATACTTTGCCAGGCTTAATGCCATTCTTTTTAAAAGAAGGGTTTTCTGGTTTAATTCCAAAAGGAACACCGTTTGCTCAGATATTTCCGATAAAGCGTGAGGCTTGGACTTCAGAGATGGTATACTATAGTAATGACGAAATGTACGATAGGCACATGTCAATCGTATCAAAATTTAGAGTTAAATTTGGCGGAGTTTATAAAAAAACAACTTGGGTTAAAAAAAGCTATGAATAAGGAGAAAAAATGGACAATATAATTTCTTTCGATAGTGACGTTTTGTTTAAAAGCGCTCACGACGATGATATCATTCAAAATCATGATTCTTTAGAAGAGGGTAAGCATATTAGAACTGCTAGAAAGTCAATCACCCCTTCAGGTTATTTTGGGTCTGGTCCAGAGATGATAGGCGAAATAGAAAATTTTCTTACAGAAGAAGAGTGCGACTATCTAGAAAATTTTGCCAGAAACAATAAGATCTGGGACGTAACCGAATCTCATTATAATGAAAATGGCACAATTATTTATGATCACAGACCATGGGAAAATAGAGTAGCTACACTAAACACCTTAATGAAAGCAGATCAAAAAGTTGTAGACATGCTTCGTGAAGTAATAGCAAGATTTAAACCAGTTATAGAAGATTTTTTTGGTGTTGTAGAAGTTGAGCCAACAAACCCAGCTATAGTTAGATGGCCAGTAGGAACTTTTCAATTTCCACATGCAGATAAAGAATTACACGAGGGTCCAGATGCAGGAACTGAAAACGATTTCCCTTGGTATGACCTAGGAACAATATTTTATTTAAACGAAGATTATGAAGGAGGGGAGCTTCATTTCCCATTACAAAAAATTGCATTCAAGCCAAAAAGAAGAGCGGTATATTTTTTCCCAGGAGACAAAAATTATATTCACGGAGTAGATAAGGTTACAAAGGGAACAAGATATACATCTCCATGGTTTTGGACTATTAAACAATTAACAAAGGAAGACAAGTGATTAGTCAAGAAATTTTAGATAAATATCCAACAATTAAAGAGTGGAAAGACGACGTCTTTACTGTTGAAAATTTTATTTCCGAGCAAGAAGCAGAAGCTATGATTAAATATTTAGAATCATTAGTTGAAAGTGGAAGACTTAAGTGGAATCAAATTTCTTTTTATGACTCTTTTGCAATGGGATTCTGGGACTCAGATCCTACTCTGCCAGAGTTTGGCCTACCAGAAGACTACTTTAACAGATTAAAGTTTAAATTTAAAAAGTGTGGCGAAGATATATTTGGACATAAATTTGCTGAAATTAGTTATCATGCTCAAAAGTGGGTAGAAGGAGCTTTCGCAGATTTTCATTCAGACAATTCAAAAGACGGTAAGCCAACAGCGTTTGAAAGAAGTAGATATGCTGGATTCTTATACTTAAATGATGATTTTGATGGAGGCATATTAAACTTTCAACATTATGATATAGCAATAAAGCCAAAGGTTGGTTTATATGCAATATTTAAAGGCGGACATGGTAACGAACACGAAGTCACTCAAGTCAAAAATACTAGAAGAGATAGATATACAATAGGATCTTTTTGGGATGACGCTAGAATGGAATATACAGACGAACAAAGGCAAAGGTGGGCTGATGAATTAGCTGCAACTAGAAAAGAACAAGATTTGTCTTACGATCAATGGGCAAAAGACAAAGCTGCTGGAAATGCTCCAATTTATAAGGGTAAGGGTGAATAGTAATGAATAATGTTAATGTTAAAGATTTGACAGAAAATCTTACAATTTTTGCTGATAAAATATTTGTTTTTAAAAATGTTATAAATTTAATGGAAAGTTGGCCTAGAGAGCTAGAAGAGTTAGATGCAAGATTTGAAGATGAAAAAACATTTAATATAAAAGGAAACCCATTAAAGCAGCTAGGTCCTTGGTTGCCATGGCCTGCAAACGATGACCCAGAGTATTTTTATGGTAGAACTAAAACAGGGCATTTTATATTTAATCATTCTTCTGAGCCATCTGGAGGAGATTTAATTGCCTATGATCTTGTAGAGGTTATGAGAAAAGCAGCAGAAGAATTGGCTCAAAAATATTTTAGTAGATTAGATATAAAGGACATACCTCATCTTCCTAGTACCTTTGAAATTAAAGAATACAACACTGGCTCAGACATGGGGCCACATTTTGATGATTTCCCAGGAGACGATAATCAAACAATATTATCTGCTGTTATTTATATTAATGATGACTATGAAGGTGGAGAATTAGCGTTTCCTCAACATAATATTACAATTAAACCAGAATCTGGATGTTTAATATTTTTCCCTTCTACTCCAGATTATATTCATCAGGCAAAAGTTGTTACATCTGGTAAAAAATATTGTGTTCCACTATTTTTCTATAAAAACCCTCCAGTATCAATTTCTGACGATAAGGGCTAAAGTAAATGAGCTACCAGTCAAAAATTATGCAAGAAAATCCAATAGGATTTTGGAGACTTGACGAGAGTAGCGGAACTACAGCATATGATTTTTCAGGATGCTCAAATAACGGAACTTACTCTGGAACCTTTAACTATAATATATTGCCTCTAGTTTCTGGTGGCACAAGAGGAACTTTAATCACAAACTCTTCTTCTATATCTCTTCCAGTAACTAAAAACTATTATGCTGTTACAGCAACAGAAGGTCTAGCAACTAAATATACAAGCGATAACGATTTTACGCTTGAAGCCTGGATTTATCCAATGTTTTATGGATCTTCTAACGATATACAAAAAATATTTGGTTCTTCTGAAACTGGAATATTTTGGCAAAAAGGAAATATTATTTTTAAGGTTGGATCTGAATCCGTAGAGTATAGCCTGCCATATATTAAAAAATCAATTTACTTAGTTGCAGTATATACAACCAGGTCTATTGTAATTTATATTGATGGTATACAGGCAGCCTCAAAAACTTTATCTAATTTTAAATTTTCTGCAACAAATTTTGAGCCATCAATAGGTCCTTGTAATACTGCACAGGATTCTTTTATAGTTGATGCTCCAGCAATATATAGATATGCATTAACAGATGCTGCTATAAAAAAACATTATATAGATGGTAATATCACATCTCCAGCAATTCAAGTTGTATTTCCAGACGAAGGAGTTTTGTTCTCTGGTACTGATGCAAATATAAGATCTACCTATGAGTACTCTTATCCAATTAATAAAAAATGGGAAGACATTTTATCTTCTAACACTTATTATGATAATGAATCTAGGTACGTTTCTTTTTATTCTGATTTATCTGGAGCACAAACATTTGTATATCAAGACTCTGTTTTAATACCAAATAGTTTAGGTCTAACTACATCTAAAATTGAATGGAGAGATTCCGAATTAGTTTCTGTTCGTTCAAGCGTAGATGGCATTAACTGGCAGGTCTGTACTAATGGTAGCCCAGTACCTCAGTATAAAATTGGATCATTTTCTTCAGAATATAAACTGTATCTTGAAATTACAATGACAACAACAGATGTTGCAAAATATAAGCCTAGGCTATCATTTTTTTGCGTAAGTTTTTATTCAGATAGAACTTTATACGCAGACAACTACGGAGACAAAATTACTTCAACTTCTGATTATAATTTATCTTCAATCAGGTACCCAGTATTGTCAAGAAATTATATGAATGGAATTAGGCCCTTATCAGACAAATTTACAATAAACACCCTATCAGATATAAAATCAATAGAAATGATTTACACTCCTACCGCAACTATCGGAAATGGGTTGGTAAATGGATTATCATGGAATAATAGCGGAGCAATAACAAAAAGTAATATAAGCAAGATATACATCAATAACGTAGATATTTCAACCCAATCAAATATATCATCATATTTAATCCCAGAGCAGCCACACCACATAGTGGTTGTTTTTACATCACCAATTACAGGGGCCATAGACCTAAATGTTGGTGGCGGACAGAACTTATATAAAAATATAGCAATATACCAAAAAGAAATTACTGGCAGTATTTGTGACACCCACTTTACCTTGTATACTGGGCAACCTCAGTCTAGCTTAACAGAGCCAGTCGTAACCCTGACAGATAGTGAGCTAAAATACTATAACAATGACTGGGTGGTTATCCAAAGCGTATAATTTGAACATTTTGATGACAAAATGTAGACTTATGTATTAAAGAATGGTATCATATTATCCTATGGATATTAAAAGATTAAATCAGACTACTGTTGAAGAAACAACACTTGGCATATATGTTTGGGAAATGCCAGACGGTAGATGGATTGGAGATGACGATGGCAATTTTCTTTCGATCACGTCAAAAAAAGGCAATAGATCCAGAATCGATGCTTTGGCTAGAGAAGTTCGCTCATACGGCATATATGAGGGCGGGCCTAAATTTCTTTCTAACAGAAGAAAAATATCAGACGAAGAATTTGAACACCAAAAACAAAGACTTGATTGGGGACTAGTTCCAGATCCTTTGGATATTGGAAACTATAAGGATGAAATGAGAGCCTTAAAAAATGGGGGAAATAAATAATGGAATTTATTGAAGACGATAATGAAATGCAAGATTCTATTAATATATCTAATGTAGCAGACTGGATGAAATTTAATGCGCCAAGTGCATCTACAGAAACAGACCCATTTAAGGTAGACGGAGAAGAATTACGAAAAATAAATGGACTAGGCTCCTCTTTTCGTAGAAAAATGGGAAGAGATCTTCAAAAAAGATTTGTTGGTATAGACGGAACTGCAACACAGCAAAACTTGTTAGCCCAAGCAATTACTGGCTACGCAATGTTTGATTTAATTGAACCACCTTATAATTTAGAATATCTTTCAAAAATTTATGAAATCTCTCCATACAATTATGCAGCGATAAACGCTAAGGTTTCAAACATTGTTGGCCTTGGTTATTCTTTTGAGGAAACAGGAAAAACAAAAGATGCGCTAGATGAAATTGATGATCCTAAGCAGCTTGAAAGAGCAAGAAATAAAATTAATAGAATTAAAAGAGACCTAGAGCAATGGCTAGAGTCTGTAAATGAAGAAGAAACATTTACTGAAACGTTAGTAAAGGCTTATGTAGATTTAGAAGCAACTGGTAATGGATATATTGAAATCGGAAGAACTGTTGCTGGAAACATTGGATATATTGGACATATCCCAGCAAAAACTATGAGAGTTCGTAGACTACGTGATGGCTTTATTCAATTGCTATATGGCAAGGCTGTATATTTCAGAAATTTTGGAGACTTATCAACAGAGAATCCAATTGCTGGTGCTGAAGATAGGCCTAATGAAGTTATTCATCTAAAGAAATATACACCTACAAATAATTATTATGGAATTCCAGATATTATTGCCGCACAAAATGCAATGGCAGGAAACGAATTTGCTGGTAAGTATAACCTTGATTATTTTGAAAACAAGGCTGTTCCAAGATATATTATTACAGTAAAGGGAGCAAAGCTTTCTACAGATTCTGAGAGAAAGCTTCTTGAATTTTTTCAAGTAGGGCTTAAGGGTAAAAACCATAGATCTCTTTACATACCTTTGCCACCAGATTCTCCAGACTCAAAAGTTGAATTTAAAATGGAGCCAATTGAAGCTGGTACACAAGAAGGATCTTTTAATACATACAGACTGTCAAACAGAGACGAGATATTACTTGCCCACAGAGTTCCTATTAATAAGGTAGGAACCCCAGCTGGAGTAAATCTTGCAGTAGCTAGAGATGCCGATAAAACATTTAGAGAACAGGTCTGTGGCCCAGCACAAAATAATTTAGCAAAGAAATTAAATAAAATTATTGAAGAAAAAACAGATGCTTTATTAATTAAATTTAATGAACTTACCCTTACTGATGAAGACACTCAGTCAAAAATTGATGAAAGATATTTGCGTATGCAGGTAATTACCCCTAATGAGGTTAGAATTAGAAAGGGTATGATTCCAATTGAGGGGGGAGACGAGGTCGTTGATTTAAAGGCTGATGCGGCAGCTGAGCAGGTTGCACAAGCTGGAAAAACCAGGACTAGAGATTCTGAGCGATCTGCAAATTCTCCTGATAAATCTGGGGAGGGTCGTAATGCTAAAGGCGATGGGCGGTCAGCAGAGTAATATCTGCTCGACTACTTATTTGCGTTATATAGTATAACGGTATAAAATTAAGCATATGAATATAGAAAAATCCTATTGGTCTGCCAATGGCGAAAGCATTCATCTCTCAGTTCCTTTTACAAAGGTTAACCGTGAGAAAAGAACTGTTTCTGGATTTGCAACACTAGATAACGTTGATCAAACTGGTGATGTTGTTACAGCAGAAGCAAGCCTAAAAGCTTTTGAAAATTTCCGTGGCAACCTTCGTGAGATGCACACACCTCTTGCTGTTGGAAAGGTTGTTTCTTTTAAACCAGAAACATTCTATGATCCAACCACAAAATCTTTTTATAGCGGAGTGTATGTTGATGCATACATTTCAAAGGGTGCACAAGATACATGGGAAAAAGTTCTAGATGGTACTCTTTCAGGATTTTCAATCGGCGGAAAAATTAATGAGTCTGACAATGAAGTAAATAAAGCTACTGGTCAATCTGTTAGATTTATTAAAGACTATGATTTAATTGAACTTTCAATTGTTGACTCACCAGCAAATGAACTATGTAACATTTTGTCTATTTCAAAAGTTAACGGACAGTTAGTTTTTAAAGGAATAGCAGCAGATGTTAAAATGGAAAATATTTTTTATTGTGCAGAAAGTGATTCTGTTTTTATCTCAACAGACAAAACTTATGTATCACCAGTTACAAATAAACCAGCAGAATTAATAGGTTGGGTAGAAAGTAATGATGTAAATAAAGCAAAAGAGATAGATAAAATTCTTGATGCGTACAAGCAATCAAGAGTGTCGTTGCCTGAAACACAAACAATTGCAAAACAGGCAAACGCAGAAGGAGGTAATGAAGTGTCAGAAAACACAGAAAACGTAGTTGCAGAAGATGCAGTAGCACCAGAAGCAGCCGTAGAAGAAACATCAGTTGTTGCTGAAGAAGCACCAGCTGAAGCTCCTGCAGATGCAGTAGCAGACGCTCCTGCCGAAACTCTGGAAAAAGCAGCCGACGTATCAGAAGTTGAGGTTGATGAACCTGATTTTGCAAAGATGCTTGGCGAAATTAAGAACTTTTTCTCAGAAACTGTAGCAAAGTCAGCAGAACAAAAGTCTGCTGAAGTTTCAGCAATCAAAGATTCAGTAGAGTCTTTTGCAAAGAATGTAGAAGCTAAGATTACAGAATTGGCAGAACAAAATGCAGCGCTATCAAAGGCAGTTGCAGAAATTAACACACTAATCAACACAGTTGAGAAGCGTGTAGACGCAGTAGAATCAGACACTGCAATTAAGAAGTCCAGTGACCTTGGCGGGTCTCAGGAAGTTTTACAAAAATCCAAATCTAAATGGAACGGTTCTTTCCTCGGTTCCGTACAAGAATTAATCAAATAAGGTAGGTGAAATAAATGAGTAATGAACTATTAGAAAAGGCAGCAGAAGCAGGTACAACAGTATCAACAGGCTTTGGCTCCTCAACAGGTGGTACAGGAGTACACAGAGCTTCCGAAAACGGAAACGGTGGACTTCTAAACCCAGAACAATCAGCCCGCTTTCTAGATTATATGTTCGATGCTACCGTAATTGGTAAGGTCGCCCGTACAGTCCGAATGAAGGCCGATACAACAGAGATTGACCGTATGTCAGTCGGAGAGAAACTAATGAAGCTTGCTTCAGAAGGTGAAAACACAGGCACAAACAGTGCAGTGACTTTCTCAAAGATTTCTCTAACAACAAAGAAGCTTCGCCTAGACTGGGAGCTTTCAACAGAAGCACTTGAAGACAACATTGAAGGTGCAGATCTAGAAGATCACATTGCACGTTTGATGGCAACACAGGCAGGTAATGATATTGAAGATGTAGTTCTTAACGGAAATACAGCTCTAACTTCAGACAACCTATACAAGTCATTTGACGGTGTTGTAAAGAAGGCAAAGGCTAGCGGACACGTAGTTGACGCAGCAGGTGCTAATATTTCTCGTGCAGTATTCAACTCAGCGTTGAAGGCACTTCCACGCAAGTACAAGCAACGTCGCCAGGATCTTCGATTCCTTGCAGGATCTAACTTGATCCAGGACTACTTGTACTCAACATCACAAAACATCCAGAACGTAAACCCACAAGATATTGCTTCAAGCATTATCCGTGGAGATCAACCAGGTCTTGGTGGTCCAGCTGGATTCGTTGCACCATTCGCATTCGGTATTCCAATCGTTGAAGTTCCTCTTCTAAAAGAGGCACAAGACGGTGACTACTCTGGTGAGACTGGCGATCACGGAGACGTACACTTGACATTCCCAAATAACGTAGTTATTGGTATCAAGCGTGATGTAACTGTATATCGCTTCTTCTGGCCAAAGAAGGACTCTATCGAATACACAATGTTTACTCGTGTTGGCGTTCAGATTGAACAAGCTGATGCATGGGTAGTTGTAAAGAACGTTAAGGTCGCTTCCTAATTAGGAAATAGGCTTGAAAAGCCCCCAAATTTATTTTTGGGGGCTTTTCATTTGAATTTAACAATGATATAATTAAATACCTAGAAAAAGGAGACAATATGTCATTTGACACATTAAAGGTAACCGAACTAAAGAAACTTGCCGAAGATTTTGGCGTAGATACAGGAACCTTAAAGAATAAAGCAGACGTAATAGCAGCATTATCAGAAGAAGGCGTAACATGGTCTGTATATCAAAAAACACTACAAACAATGAAAGATGTATCAGAAGAAGACACGATTGAAGTATTGCCTAAGTTTGATCACAAAAAAGAGCAGGCGGCTGGAACTGTCCTAGTAAGAATGACTAGAGATAATTTTAGATATGATATTCAAGGGCATACATTTACAAAGGAGCACCCTTTTGTAGCACTAACTGAAGCAGAAGCTCAAAAGATTTTTGACGTAGAAGAAGGTTTCAGAGTTGCAACTCCAAAGGAAGTTCAGGAATTTTATAACTAAAAGCAATAAGAAGGAGTAGGTCAATGGCAGAAGTATTGATAGGTACCAACTCGCCAATATCTCATCAGGTATTTTGGCAAGGAGAGGTAGTAGACTCAGATTCTGCCCCAACTGTAAAAGTTTATGATATTACAGAAGACCCCGCTATTGTTCCATCAATAAGCCCTACTACCATTTTAACAACATTAACTTCAGTTAAAGATGAAACAAATATTGGTTTGTACAATGTTTATATTCCTTTAAATATAACAACAAGAAACAGGGTTTTAAAATTAGAGTGGAATTATACCGTAAACTCTTCTGCTGTTTCTAAAACTCACGACGTCTCTGTTGTTACTCCATATACCGATTTGTCTCAGATGTACCAAGAGCTTGGTATAAGTTCAGATCCCTCAGATCCATCTTATAGGTCTTATAAAGAATTAAAAGCTGCAGAAAATTATGCACGTAGAAAAATTGAAGACTATACTGGACAGTCGTTTTATTTGTACGATGATGTAGAGCTAGTTTATGGTTCTGGGTCAGATGTTCTACCAACACAACAAAAAATTAATACAATATATAAGCTATATGTAAATGATGTTCTTCTCTATGATAGTTTAAATTCTATAAACAACTGGGGCCTTAGCCTAGAAGTATCTGAAACTGGATACGGAATTAAAGTTAATAGAGCAAATCTACTAGATAACTCAACATATATTGCAAACGGAATGGTGCCTCCATCATTTAATGATTATGGGACTGGTGCATTTATACCAAATGTAAAATATAAGGTTATAGGTAAATTTGGCTGGAATAAAGTGCCAGCCCAAGTTGATTTAGCATGTATTGAGCTTATTAAAGATTTCTTCTCTAACGATAAAGAATGGAGAAACAGGTACTTAAAAACAATACAGACGTTTGACTGGAACTTTGAGTTTGATTCACAAGCTTATACTGGTACTGGAAACGCCTATGCAGATCAGCTTTTATCAGAATATGTCTTAACTCAGTCGGTAATAATTTAATGAACAATTTAATAGACTCCCTACTTTCTATGAAGTTGGATGTATACAGACAAATAGATTCTCAGGATGCAAATACTGGCGCCATTAAAAAAGAATGGATCTTTTATAAAACGGTGAATTGCCATGCAAAGGGGGTTATAAGTAATTCGGCAACTTCAAGAGGCAGCGACAGACAAGTATTTTCAAATAAGTATTCTAATGAACAGGTTCTACAAATAAGAACTTTAGAGAGATTAACAGCTAGAGATAAAATAAGCAATATTCGTGATTCTTCAAATAGGCCAATTTGGACTGAAATAAATTATCCAAATGAGACCCCCACAGTTTTTGAAATTATAGGAACGACACCAATAACAGATCCTTTTGGAAAACCTATTGGATTCAACACATCTGTAAAGAGATCGGAGAATCAGCAAATTGGACTATAATGGAATGTTACTTCAAGCAGCCAGCGGCCTAGAAAGATTAGCCGTAGGCAGTAATAGTCGTGATAAGACAATATTTAAAGATAGCACAGTTGCTCAAGTATCTGCATATGTTTATTACGAAGCAAACGTCATTGCCAAATTGACTACTAATAAAACATTTCAAAACAAATTCACTAAAGTAATCTTTGATCAAATAAACAAAGATTTTCCAGAATATATAGATTCTCAATCAAGAATTAAGCCAAAATCTTTTCACCATGTATATGAATGGAAAAAGACTGGAGATGCTAGCTCTAGATTATTTAAGATAAATAAAGTATCTCAAGATGGACTTTCATTTGCAATTAATTATGAATTTTTGCCATCTAAGGTTGGTGTACCAACTAGAATGCCAGGCAAAAAGCATGTGTTTAGAGATAAAGCTTTTATTATGGAAAAAGGAGAGCCTCTAATAATCTCTCCACGCTCCTCTAAGCGACTTGTTTTTTCTATGGATGGAGTTACTGTATTTATGCCAGAAGGGGCTTCAGTGACCGTTAGAAGGCCTGGAGGACCCTCTGTAAAGAACTCCTTTGACCTACAATATTCTAGATTTTTTAGTGGCCAACTTGTAAGCGGTTCAATTAAAAAATCAGGATTTCAAAAAATGTTTAATAGTTCTATTTCAAAAGCATTAAGCGTTCCATCAAATATTAAAAGAGTTCAATATTCATTTTCTCCAAATTATATTCGTTCACAGGCGGACTCTGCACTTACTCAGGCATTTGGAGGGTCATTATGACAGCAGACTATAAGTTAGATGCCTCAATAGAAATAAGAAAATATTTGTGGGATCAAATTTTAACAATAGGTCTATTAGAAGCAGACGATTATTACTCAGACAGCCTTGGTTCATCAATTGTTCCCATTATTCCAGTTCAACAGTCTCCAGAGATGAATCAATTTTTAAGTGGCAAAACCCATATTGTGTATGACAAGATTGGTATGTCGTATGAAGAGAATTGGGCAATATGTTGCGAACAAATACTTTTTACTATTTATTCAACAGACGTTTCTGAGATAAATCAGCTTAGAAATTTTATGACAGATTTATTTAGAAGAATGGATGACTCAGCAAGGGATCTAAATTTGTGGGGTGGAGTATCTGATAAGTTTAAGTTCTACAGCATTTTTATATCAGAGATTTCCCCAACTAGTCCTTCTGAAGAAATCCAGGGATTTTTGTCTTCAGATGTAATCCTTGAAGTTAAGTATGCCAGGATATCTGACGTAAATGGCAGGTTTGTATAGAGTTTGCCTTTGGGTCGTTTATCCACTACAATTAGACAAGAGGAACGGCCTAGCCAGCCACAAAAACTTAATATTATGTTTAAAAAACAGGAGGTATAACAATGGCATTTAATAATGCAAAGAATATTCTTGTTGGTGCATCACCACTATATGTATCAGTCAAGGATTCAACAGATCCATCATACGTTGAAAATATTCTAGATTCAGGTTCAGGAGTTTCATTTGCTCCAAGAACATCAGCCGCAACTACACTTGCAGCATCTAATCTAGTTCGTAACGTTGGTTTCACCAACAATGGTCTTCAGATCACTTACAACCCAACATATGATTCAGTAACAGTAGATCAGCTTCTTGATACAGCTAAGCTTTTCAAGTCAGCGATGGAAGTTATGATTGCAACCGAAATGTCTGAAGGAACACTTGCAAACGTTCTTTTGGTATTCGGACAGGGAGCTTCAACTCTCACAAAGGATAACGTAGCATCAACAGATGCATACCCTACAAAGGGCGCAACAGGTGCAGACGATAAGTCTCTAACACTTGGCCTTGAGGCTGGAGCACTTGGTGTTCAGCCAACAGAGCGTCAGTTGTTTGCAGTTGGTCAAGCACCAACTCTTGCAAAGGGTGCATCGGCAGAAGTAGCAGCAACAACAGAGCGTGTATATTATGCACGTCGTGTTCTTTCTGTACAACAGTCACAGTTCTCACTAGCACGTAATACACCAACAACTTTCCCAGTAACATTCCGTCTGCTTCCAGACGCTAATTACACTGGTTCAGAATATGGTAAGATTATTGACCGAGTTCTTGCGTAATTAATTTATTAATTAACAGGGCCCCCCAGAAATGGGGGGTCTTCTGTTTGTGGTGATAATACCTATATGTTATAATAAATGAGACTAGATCCTAGGAGGATTAAATTGGCAACAACAGTATATAATGTAGAAGAAATCACCTTACAAAATGGTGCCGTAGTAAAACTTAAGCCTTTAACAATTAAAGAGCTTAGAAAGTTTATGCAAGCCATCCAAAGAACTGGTGAAGCAACAACAGAAGATGAAACTCTAGATATTTTAATTGATGCAGTAGCAGTAGCACTAGAAAAGCAGCAACCAGAACTCGTAGCAAATAGAGACGCATTAGAAGATGCTCTTGACGTTCCAACCATCAACCGCATACTTGAAGTATGTGGTGGTATTAAGTTGGACGACCCAAACCTACTAGCGGCAGCGGTTCTGGCTGGTCAGAACTAGACTTAGCCGCTTTATTAGGAGAAGTTTTTCTTTTAGGTCATTGGAAAAATTACGAAGAACTAGAAGAAAGTCTTTCAATGCCAGAGTTATTGCAAACATTGAAATCTATTAAAAAGAAAGAGTCGGAGGAAAGAAAGTTTCTTGCAGGAATGCAAGGTATCGATCTTAACATCGAAGAAGAAAAAAACGAAGGTCCTACCTTTGAAGATGTCAGAAGAAAAGCATTAGGAATTGAAGCAGACGGATCTGACATAGTTTCACTACAAGGACAATTTGCTGCAGAAGCAGGATTTGGAATTGGAGCAGGTTTAGGATATTCTAAGGAGTAATAAATGGCTGATGAACAAGTAAGAACCCGAATTACCGCAGATGCGGATTTTTCGGGACTCATTGCAGATGTTCATAAAGTAACCGCATCCCTATCTAAACTGCAAGAAAAAATTGCATCATCAAACAAGATGTTTGCAAATCAAATTGCAGTAATGAATAGGTCCTTTTCGGACACTTTAAGAAGCACAGGCCAATTTTCAACACACTTTGTAAGCTTAAATTCTGATGTAGAAAAATTTGGAAAAAATTTAGATTCAGGACAGCTTAAGTTAAATCAATATTATAAGACTATGCAAAATCACGCCAAAACATCTGGCGGACTTATTAGAGATCTTGCAAAACAACAAGTAGCATTGCAAAACGCAATTATACAGCCTCTGGGAAGAAATGCTCAGGGGCTAATGCAATTTAACGTACAGGTGCCTAGAGGCCTTGACGAAGTAAAAAATAAAACTGCAATTGCAAGACAAGAACTTCAGATTATGAATAAAGTTGTTCAGCAGGGCGCTGGTCAACTTATTAACTGGGGTAAAAATACACAGTGGGCAGGTCGTCAGTTAACTGTAGGTCTTACACTTCCTCTAGCAGCATTTGGAAAAGCTGCAGCAGATGCTTTTAGAACGGCAGATGCAGAGTTAACAAGACTTGTAAAGGTTTATGGAGATACTGCTGGAACTACAACAGAAGAATTAGGTAAGGTAAGACAAGAGGTTGAGGCAACAGCTAAAGCTTTATCTCAAAATTTAGGTGCGTCATATAGAGAAACTTTAGCGCTAGGCGCAGATATTGCAGCAACAGGAAAAACTGGACAGGAGCTTATTGCTTCAATCGAAGAAACAACTAGACTTGCAGTGCTTGGAGAAGTTGATAGAGCAGAAGCAATGAAAGCAACATTAGCAATTCAATCTGCATTTAAACAAAATACAGATCAACTATCAGAATCAATTAACTTTTTAAACGCAGTTGAAAACCAAACATCAACAAGTCTAAATGATTTGGTGGAAGCAATTCCAAAGGCTGGACCAGTAATTCAAGGTTTAGGCGGAAGCGTAAAAGATTTAGCTCTTTATTTAACAGCTATGCGTGAAGGTGGAATTAATGCATCTGAAGGTGCTAACGCACTAAAATCAGGTCTTGCATCTTTAATTAACCCTACAGATAAAGCTGTAGAACAATTTAAGGGATTTGGAATAGATCTTTTAGGAATTGTAAATGACAATGCTGGAAGCACCACAGATACCTTACTTGCTTTGCAAGCAGCATTAGATCAGCTTGATCCATTAAAAAAGCAACAAGCAATTGAAAATTTATTTGGTAAATTCCAGTTTTCTAGAATGAATGCCCTATTTGAAAATCTAGGAAAACAAGGAAGCCAGACACTACAAGTTTTAGACTTAATGAAAGCAAGCACAGGCGATTTGGGAGCATTGGCTGATCGAGAATTAAAGGCTGTTACAGAATCTGCTTCTGGAAGATATAATAGAGCTGTAGAAGGATTAAAGGCTGAGTTGGCCACAGTAGGAAATCAATTTTTAGCAATTAACACAACATTAATTAATGTTGTTACAAAAATATTAGAATTTGTAGATAATTTACCTAAGCCATTAAAACAAGTACTAACATTATTTGGAGGGCTAACAGCTGTAGCTGGACCACTTATTATGTTAACTGGTGTACTTGCAAACTTCTTTGGATATATAGTAAAGGGTGTATTCCATATGAAGGCTCTGTTTAAAGGCGGAGAAGGATGGAAATATTTAACTCCAGAAATTTTAGCAGCAGAAAAAGCTGGAAGTTTAATTGAACAAACTCTTTATAGCGATGCTAAAGCAGCAGGAGTTTTACAGCTAGCATTAAGAAATCTTATTGATGAGTTTAGTGTTCTAGAAGCAAAAGCAGCAACTGGTTCAATATCTGTAGCCCCAGCAGTTAACACTATGGCTGGAAATTTAGTTCAACGAGCAGGCGCAGGAGCAAGAGTAGTTGATAAAAATCACCCACTTGTAGGACCAGCTTATTCAAGGGCAAGTTCTCACATGAATCCTCGTGGAGTTATGTCAACAACAGAAAGACTTAATCAAACAATGTTCGGCATGGTTCCTGGATCTATTCCAGTAAATCAAAGAATTGGTCAGAACCCACAAATTTATGCAGAGTCAGAATTACCAAATATACCAGGACTTACAAGAGTTAATGGAGCATCTACTGGCATAGTCGCCTCTGAAGCTGGAAAATGGCATGCAATGATGGCGACATTAGGCATGCAGTCAAAAGCAGAAATTGCTGCACTTAAAAAATCTATTGCTACTACTGGATTAGCAAGCGCAGAATTTATGCAAGTGTTTGACGATGTTTTGCCAGCAGTTCAAGCTATTACTAAAAATGCAGCAATTGAGTCAAGAGCAATCATAGCACAACTTGAAGCAGGAGCAATGAATGTTCAACAGGCTAGAGCAGAAATTATGGCACTAAACTCTAGGACAGAAGCTCTTATTGCAGAAACAACTATGGCACAAGCAAAGGGAATGGGTAGGACTTTAAATCCAACTGTAATTCCTACATTAAATCAGCCAGTTGTAACGGCTACTGGTAAGTCTAATATGCGTGAGCTTTTTAAGAAAAGCAAAACAAAAAACTTTATTGATAGTATTGCTAGAAATTTAGGAGTAAGAACATCAGGTGCTGGTTATAATATAGAGACTACTAAGCCAAAAAATTTCAATGATGGTGGATATGTATATACAGCAAATGATGGAAGCATAGTTCCTGGGCCAAACATAAATGCAGATGTTGTTCCAGCAATGCTTACACCAGGAGAATTCGTTGTAAATGCTCAGGCAACAAAACAAAACCTACCATTGCTTATGGCTATTAATGGTGGCGCTGGAGGAACAGGTCCAAACTTTAATGGCGGAGGAACAGCCACAGATCTAGATTTATACAGACAAATATTGTCTATTGAAGAAAGATATGCAACATCTCCAAACTGGGGAGATGAGGCTAGATTTAGAGCTATAATGAATAATGCTAGCGCACTAGTGCCTCTTGGCGTAGATCCGTCAGATGCAATTGCTATGGCAACAGCGGACGTAGATACTGCTTTAAGAAATTCTTTTAGAAAAGATTTACGTGGCGGGCAAGGTGAGATTGATAGAAGATTATTTAAAGAGCAAGCAAGAAAAGTAACTCAAGCTAGACACAGATATATTAAACAAAAATATGGAAGATCATTGCTTACAAAAAATGCTGGCGGTCTGCAGGCTTTGTCTGCAAAACAAGCAAATCAAGATTCTGTAAAACTTTTAAGATTACTAGAAGCATCAGATCCAAAAATGGCGGCAAGGGTTTTCCCTAGATTATTCCCAGACGTAGACCCTTCTAAAATTAGACTATCAGATTTAACAAGTAGAAATCTTTTTGAATCAGAACACGTTTCTCCAAAAGACAAGTCTGGCTTTAGAAACTGGGGATATAATGCTGCAGGTAATTATATGCAGGCAATTGCTGGCGAGTCTAATATTAATAGATTGCACAACACTCTTGGAAATAGAGGCCTTGTTCCAAATGCCGTGCCGTTAACAACATCATCTGCAGAATCAGTGCAGAAACAAATGAGAGCTAAGCGTGGAAATATATCTTATCCAAAAGCAGTTTCAATGTCTCCTTCTAGAAGTACCAGAATTGCTAAAGCAATAATTGGTGCATCTTCAAGAAGAAGATTATTTAGTATGGCTTCTGCTGGCGGAATGAATAAGGGCGGAATGGTTTATGCAAACAAGGGAGGAATAATACCTTCATTAAGATCTGGATTTAGCGAGGGACGTGCTGGAAAATCTGGAGGAGAGCCTTCCGAAATGGGAGGAATGGGACAATTTGGTTTAGGTATGGGCTTGCAAATGGCTGGCATGTATACTGGAGGAAGCCTTGGAACTGGAATGATGGCTTCAGGAACTGCTCTTCAAATGTTGCCTATGTTACAAATGCTAAAGCCAGCAATGGGACAATTAAAAAATATTACTGGGGCAGTAAGTTTATTTGGAAGAATTGCTGGATCAGCGTTTAGAATAGCTGGAGCAGCAGTAAAATTCTTTACTGGCCCTGTTGGACTAGCAATAATTGCAGTAGGTGGTTTAGTTGCAGCATATAAATTAATTAAAAAAGAAATAGCAGAACAAAGAAGAGAAACAGCTTTGTTAAATGGAATAACAAAAGAAGGCGCAAAAGAAGCTGGAATATCTTATGAAACAATGACAGAAAAGCTAAAGCGTGTTAACGCTGAACTAAAGCTTCAAAGAGAAAAAGGATTGCTTGCCTATGAAGCAACAACAAATTCTGGAGTATCTGGATTAACATTAACAATTGCAGAGTTAAAAAAGCTTAAAGAAACTGCAAAAGAAACTATGCCTACGCTGTATGCAACATTTAATAACATTGATTCTTCTAAGGTAAATGATTTAGCTGCTAACCTAAAAGCACAATTTGTTGCAGGCGGAATGAGTGCACAAGACGCTACAAATAAAATTTATGCATTAATTGAGGCATCTAATAAGGCTGGTCAAGGATTTAATGCAATAGCTCAAAAGGGTTTTCAGCAAATTGTAGATAAAGGGTCTGCAGCATCCTTTACTATAGAAACATTAAAGGGAAATATTTTAGATTTTGAAAAAGGAATTAGAGACGTAGATTCTGCAGCTTTCTCTGGCAATGTTGATTCAGTTATTAATTCTTTAGAAGGAGCAGTAAATGCTTTAGTTGGAACAAGAGATGCTAGTGGGCAAAAAATAACAGAAGCTCAAGCATTAGTTATGCAATACGAAAAGCTTAATACTCTAGGGGTAAAAAATCTTCAAATTGGAGAAACCGCTCTAAATAATTTAAAGAAAGAAAATCCTTTGCTAGCAAGCATATTAAAGTCAACGGATACTGTTGGAGGAATGTGGGCAAAGGTAAGATTACAGACTGCTGGAGTTAATGTTAATTTAAAAAACATGAGCTCTGAACTAGCAATATCTCTTTCTCTTTACCAAGATGCTTTAGAGCAAGCAGGCGATCAAATAGAATCTGGAGAAGTTGTTTCAGATGCATTAGGAAAAGCAGCAGCGGGATCCAAAAAACTTGGCGAAGAAATTAAAAAGAATTCTGATATTCTTAAAAAGGCAGAAGATGCTCAAATAGGAATGGATAGGGCAGCTATTAAAAGAATTAATGACAAGATTGCTGCAATAAGAAAAGAGGCAGATGCAAAAAAGAAAGCAATGTCAGATGCCCTTGAATCAGAAAATACAGAATTAGAGTTACAAAAACTTCAATTAGAAGCACAGGCTCAACTAGCTCGTGGAGACAGAGATGGTTATGCACAGACACAGCTTGCTATTAAACAATTGGTAAATGAAACCCAAGCTAAAAAGGCTATGCAAAAAGTTGATGAACTTGCTCAAAAAGAAGAAGACAAGTGGAGAAAGAAGCTAGATGACGATCAAGAAAAGAAAGATAGACAAGGTGATAAGGTTGATGCTGCAAATAAAGGAAACAATAGAGCGGTAGAGACAAAAGCCAAGGTAGACGAGTACCTTGCAAAGCTTACAGCTCTTGCACAAAGAATGTCTAATGCTCAAAGATTAAAAGATCCAACAAGAAGAAAAGAATCTGTAGATGCTGTAACTGGAGAAAAAAATCTTTTAATTGAAAATCTTGGCAAAGAGTCTAAAGAAGTAAGAGAATTTTTTAGCAATTATGTTGACCCTTCAACTGGTAAAAAATTAAAGGGTGTTGCTAAGTGGGGTGGCGGAGCAGATTCTGAATTTAATAAGCTTGTTCAAGAAATGGAAAAACAGGCTGGCACCAACTATGACAAGATGGTTAAAGACCTTGGTGGGGGTTCAACTTTAAATGACGTTGTAAGAGCAATGGGTGGTAAAGCTCCAGTAACAAGAAACATTACAGCCGATAATTTAAGTTCTATTTTAAAGGGTTCAGAAAAACTTAGCGACTTGTTTAAAAAGAATGGTGACCTTACAGACATAGCTAGAACAAGACTTATAAATAAATTTAAGTTAAAGCAAGATGATGTCTTTAGATATGGGGAAGATGAATATAGAGTCACAATAGGAGAAGATGCTATTCTTCATGATGCTAAGGCTGTAAAAAGAGCTGGCGGAGGAAGATTTACCCCTGGACAAACATATACCATAAATGATGGAATGAAAACAGAAGGTATTAGGTTTGATATGCCTGGAACCATATATCCTAATATTAACACTTCTCCAAGATATAATATTCCTTCAAATAGCATAAATGGAATGAGCGGCGTATCAAATAATGCATCTTCTTCAAATTGTGTGTATAATGTTAACATAGCTCTCAACGGAACAAATGTAAGCGTTGATGAGGTTGTAATGAGATTTAAGCAAGAGCTTTCAAGAATGGGAGCTAAAGAGGGAAGAATTAAAACAATTGGAGCTGGTGTAGTATGACAACAGTAAAGTTGCCTAGAGGATCAATATTACAAATAGAGGCAAAAGATTTATTGGCAACCCCTGCTGGCACCACTCTTATTTGGAATAAGGTTACAGAGCATAATAGATCTGAGTTTAATATGTCTATTGAAAGAATAGAAAAAGTTGTTAGAACATCAAATGGCACACTTAGAAAAAACCATATTGCTGATAAAAGAATTTTTTCTACATCTTGGGACATGCTTCCTTCATATAGAACTTTTACTGTAGACGGAGCATGGGGAGCAGAAGACATTAGATCATTTTATTTATCTGATGCTGGAAAATCTCCATTTAATATTAGAATTAATTTAGCAAAAACTGGATCAGATCAATCTTCTTCTGGATACGAATCAGCAACAGTAATGTTTAGCTCATGTAATTTTACACTTATTAAAAGAGGCTCCCAGCCTTTTTGGAATGTTTCTCTGACATTGGATGAGGTATAATGATATCTGCTCTGGAGTCTACTAAAACAAATATTAATCAAAGTGCTTCTTTAAGATTAAAGTCTGGCTGCACATTTGAGTATAATATGAATAGATTAGTAGATAATATTGTTGCTTCTGGTACAGAGTATGTTGCCGCAGATGGAAGCAAACCATTTAAAAAATTGTTTCCAGTAGATTCAGTTATTAAACCAAATAGACCGCTATCGGCAGGAATTAAGTACGCAATTAGCGGAGACGTATCACAAAATAGTTATAGAAATCCTAAATCAATTTCTTACCCTATAAGCTATAGAACGTATTATCCTGGAGCAGATACACTATATAAATATTATATTTCTCCAAAAGGTTCTGGTCTTTCTGTTACATTAACTTATCCAAAAACAATCTTAACAAATAAGATAGTGGCAAGGTTTGAGCTTGCTCATTCAACACCAGCAACATGGACAATATCTGGAAATGGATCAACTTTAGCAACTGGAACATCAGCAAGTATTGCAGCATTTGGAACTAGCAATGCAGGAACTTTAACAATATATTGGAACGGTACTTCATGGTCCACAACAGAGCCATCAACTATATCTGCACCAGTTAGCCTTACAAGCATAGGAATTTCAACTCCTGGAGTTACAAATAAATATATTGGTCTCATAGAGCTCTGTCCAAAATGGGTAGTGGATGTTTCAGATAGAATAACAGAATTTTCAATGTCTAAAGAGTCTTCTACTGGAGCAGATGAAATTCTTCCAGTTGGAAAAATAACAGCAAACTCACTTTCGTTGTCCTTGGTTTCTTACGAAGATAATAGAGTTGTTCAGACATTTGATAAAACAAACAACTTTGATTCTTCAAAAATATACATATATAAACAAATTGAAGTTCATCCTTATATTAAAGTTTATCATTCTGGTGGAAATTTAACAGACTCAGAAGGATCTTATGAAAAGATAGAGCAAGGAGTTTTTTTCTGCGACAATTGGAGCACACAAGAATTTGGAGAAATAGAACTAGAGGCCCTTGATTCTGCCAAGCTTTTGCAAGAAACTATGTGCCCAAATATTGTTTGTGAAGGGTATTCTGTTCCTGGAATTATAAGAAGATTGTTAGATGCAGTAGGTTTTACGTCTTATAATATTAATCTTTTATCTACAGAAACTTCACCATTAAGTCCAAAATACTGGTGGTCGGATGACACAAAAACTGTATGGCAAGCGCTTCAAGAAATTTGTAGGGATGCACAAATTACAGGAGTTTGTGATGAAAACAATATACTTCAATTTTACACTAGAGATTATATATTTAGCCCAACTAGACCAGTTGATTGGACGTTTAGATATGCTTCAGATGGCTTAAACTTAGCAAACATTTTGTCTTTAAATAAAACAGATCTTCCATCTGCAAACCAAATAAAGATTTTATGGAATAGCGTTACAACTAATCAATATGCTGGAGGATCTCAACAAATTTGGTCATCTAGCAATAGTTTTATGGGAGCACTTTCTTTAGAACAAAATTTATTAACTACAGCAGGAACAGGTTCATTTGTTTCATTAAAAGCTGTAGAAACAAATGAGTATGCAGCAAACCAAATACTTTTTGAATACAGTGGATATTTAGTTATTGATTCTGAAATTATAGAATATGATGCTGTTGAATATCAATATGAACAAGAAAATGGAAATAAAGTTTTAGTTATTGTTCAAAGCGATTCCGATGTGTTAAAGTTCCTAGGACTTGGTGCAATTGGTTCTGATAAATATATTAGAACTGGAAGAGTTAGAATTAAAACAAGAGGGGCATTTGGTACAACAATTGATAATCATTATGCTGCAGCGCAAGATATATTAGACTCCTGGTCGGGGTATGAGGTGAAGTGGGTATAATGACAGTTAATACAACAACACTAGCAGGAATCATGGCAGCATCATGGGGCAACTTTTATGATGTTGATAGACCAGCAACTTCACCAACACCAGCTCAACTAGCTATTCCTTGGATACATGTTTCAATTATAAATTCTACAGATGTTCAGGTTATTATAATGACTCCGTCTGTTACTCCAGGAAGTTATAGGGGAGATGTCTCAGAGTCTACATCGTTTAGCAGCCCAGTAAGAACGTTTAATGATGTAGATGGAATTTTTACATTAACAGGATTAACTCCAGGAAAAGAATATAGGCTTAGAGCAGCATGTCACGCAGCAGATCCATCAATATACGGAGCATATAAATATCATACATTTACAATGCCTAAAGCAGCAAATGTAGGTTCTGTTAGTTCTACTGCTAATGGAGTTGCAGTTCCAAGAAATGTACCTCCAGAGCCATCGTATGTTGATACAACAACTTTGTCTGGAATACAAGCTGCTTCTGGTAACGTAGAGAATAATGCTAATGATGCTGGAGACTCAAATGAAACTCTAACTCCAGTGCCAACTGGAAGCTACAACGCAGTTGCTGGAAATAGACAAGTAACTAGATCGCTCTTTAAGGTTACAAATAACTCAAAAGATAAAGATGCATACTCCATTGCAGTTAAAAATCTTGGAATATCTACATCATCTTCTTACTATACTTTTGGAGCAGCTCTGTTCTTTCAGAGCAGCGTAACAAATACGGATGCTTCAGGAGGATTTGGATTTTTTACAAGTAGTAATGGTATGGATGGATACTATGTTATGATGGAAACTACATCCAATCTTTCTATTCATGGAGAAAAAGAAGTAAAGATTTTAAAGGTTGTTGGCGGTAAAAAAACAATATTAAGTGACAGTCAAAATAGCAGCTCTTCTACAATGAATGGTATTGTGGGGGCAAAAAATTATAAAATTGATATTAAGGTAAAGGCAAGTGCTACAGTTAATGTTATAGATATTTATATTAATAACTTTAAAATATCTGCAGTTGACACTAATACGCCAAATACTACTGATCCAACAAAATTAATTTTACCAGTAACATCAAATGTTGCTCTTGTTTCCTCAGTTGGATCATCAAACTTTGACTATGTTTATGCTGCTCCAATTAGTGAAAGTCAATATACTACTGGAGTTCTTCAAAACGTATACAACGGCCAGTTTGCAACAACCACCCTAGACTTTTTATATGGAGAAAAGGTACTAAGCAATTTTAATAAAGCAGAAATTCCTGGAGGTAAACTAGAGGAATTTGGAACGGTTGCTAGAGAGCTTAGAAAGGTTGCTGTAAAATATCAAGATAGGCCAGCACAACCTTTATATTCAACTGTTGGTATTAATAAATTTATTCAAATACTAGGACAAAGACTTACAAGTTTTGGGGCTGAAATATATCTATTAAATAATTCAGGCACCTTTGTACCTTTAAGCGATGGTCAATTTAATTCATTTAACGTGATAGGAAACTATGTGGTTCCTACTGGACAACACGAGTATACAGACAGTACAATAAATGAATTCAGTACTCCAGAGCCAGCAATATTTGAATCTGTATGGATTCAAACAGAATCTGATGCTAAAAAACTATCTGATTGGATTAAAACCCAGTGGTCAAAACAACAGGTTATTTTAAGCATGAATGTATTTAGTAATCCTTTGATCAGTGTAGGAGACGTCATTTCTGTAAACTATCCAGACAATGGATTAGATGGAACTAAAAAGTACATTGTTACAAACGTAAATCAATCATTTAATCAGGGCCTAGATACATCTATAACTGCAAGGTCTATATATGTTTAGGGAAATGGTATAATAATAAAATGACTAGCAAAAAAATATCAACTACTGGAATTGGCAATGTTGCTCCAGTAACTGTTTATTCTAATTCCAAAGAAAATAATGATCTTAGCCCAAACTCTAAGGTTGTTCTTCCAGGCAATGTTGTTGGTCCTATGTTGGTTGCATCTGCTGAGCTAGACTCCGACGAGGTAAACCTTGAAATAGTTCCAGAAGATGACCCAGCAGTTGTTGTGGCCAACCCAAATCCTTTATATGGGGTACCGCAATTATCTGATATACAGTTAGTATCAAATTCTGTTATCTATGATGCATCTGGGAATCCTAGTGTAACTGCAGTATTTAAAATTAAAAATTCTAGCGGAAGAGAGCTAAAGGGAATAAATGTGAGGGTTCAATCAGCATGATAACAAAATTTGGAAAAAGATTTTTAACAAACTATTTAGCAGGTAATGTCCCATTTGGAAATAAAGATATTGCTTTGGGCATAGGCTCAACAACTCCAAATGCTAAAGGTAAAGACACAAGATTAGAGTTTGAGTTTTATAGACTTCCAGCATCTATTGGAAGTATTAATATAGAACAAACAGGAGTTGACGGAGACGGTGAAGCCGTATTTGCTTATAGTGTAATATACCAAGCAACAATACCGCAAGATGTTGCTGGAATTATATCCGAAGTTGGACTGTATCCTGGAATTAAATCGTCAAAAAATAATTTTGATAGCAAGTTTTTAACTGACTTTGAAAATAATTTACTATGGTCTGATGGCTCCTTTAACCCAGTGCTAAGACCAAACTCTGATTTATTTAAAGCAAAAATTGGAGAAAATATGGTGCAAGTAGATGTTGATTCTGCTAGCTCATCTAAAGAATATAAAAACTCTTTAATTTCTTATGATATATCTGGGTATAGTGTAAATGACACAGTGACACTTGCTTACAAAAAAATGGATAACAATTTATCCAAAATTAGAGTAAAGCTTTATAGTTCAGACACAGCATATTGCTTTGTTGATTTTACTCCAACATCTGGAACAGGAGATAGAATACAATCTCAATCGGTTTCCACACTATTTGCTAATTCTATAAATAGTCCAGATTTAACTTTAATTACAAAACTAGGAGTTGAAGTTTATTCAACTTCTGGAGGAGCCACACAGGTATATTTTGACGGAGTTAGAATAAATGATGAAGACACATTTGATCCAACCTATGGATTAATAAGCAGGTCTTTACTAACAACTCCATTAGAAAAAAAGTCTGGCAGAACAGTAGACATAGAATATAAGATTTTGTTAGGATTCTAAATGACAAATACTCAAGACGCTGGAAAGGGAATTGTTCCATCTGATTTAGCTTTAGTGGCTCAACCAGATATTAATAAAGATTATTTTAATGTAACAGTTAAAGACCTTAAAATAAATAAAGCATATGCAATTCAATTTCAGTGGGTAGAGTTAGACGGAAAGCTTGGGTCTTGGTCCCCAGGATTTATTTTTACTACATCAAACGAGGTTGCTCCAGCAGTGCCAACTGGAGTTACAGTTCCATCTACAGCAAGCGGCAGTATTCCTGTTACACTTTCATCATTTCCCACAAATGCTAAAAGAGTAGATGTAATTATAACTGGCGGTATTTTTGGAACAAGTACAGTTGCACATTCATTTACTACAGCAGGAACAACAACTATTGCTGCGCCAGCTGGAACATATCAAGTACAGTTAAGATCAATATCGCCAACTGGAGTAACAAGTACAGTTGGAACAACATTTACTGTTACAGTATCTTCTGCTGATATTGTTGTACTTCCTTCAACTGCACCTTCTACTCCAACAGCTTCTTCCACACTTGGAGCAATACAACTTTCATGGAATGGAAAAACTTCAACTGGATCAGATCAACCTTCAGGGTTCGTTGCTGCAAAAGTTTATGTAGGAACAACTTCTGGATTTACTCCAGTAGATACTGGCTCTGCAGGAGCTAATCAAGTAGATGTTTTAAATTTTGCTAACGGCCAAAACACATTAAATATAGCAGTTGGCACAGTTGTAAATGGAACTGCATTAACTTATGGCGTAGATTATTTTATAAAAATAAAAACAACTAATGGAAATGCTGCTCAGGATTCAGCAGCAGTTTTAGCTAGCGGAAGCCCAGTAAGAATTGGGCAAGTTGGTAATGGCGACATTGTAGAAATAACAGCAGATAAAATTAGAACTGGAACAATATCAACACAAACAATAACTGTTGGTGCACCAGGCGGCAAAAGAGTAGAATTACGTGGAAGCGGTAACTCATTTGAAATATTTGGAACTGGCGGAACATCTCTTTTATCATATAATGCTGCTGGAAACAAATTATCTGTAACTGGAGAAGGTTCTTTTACTGGAAGTATTACTGGAGCTAGCGGTCAATTTGACGGAGATCTTGGAGCTTCTGGAGGAAACTTTACAGTAAGAAGCGGCATAGTAACTGCACTTGCTGGATCAATTGGTGGATGGGTAATAAATAGTCAAGCACTAAAAAGCTCAGCAGTAACATTTCCTTCTATACAACTAGACCCAGTTGGCTCTAAGATAGAATTAAGGGGAAGTCCTGGTGGAAGTGACATAGGTAACTATATTAAAATGGATACTACCACTGGACTAAGAATTGGATCAGTTAGTAGTCCAGCATTTACAGTTGCAATGGACGGATCAATGACTGCAACAAAAGCTAATTTTCAAAATGAAGTTGGTGGAAATACAATTATATTAGATAACACTAGTTTTAGAATGTCTGGGGCTAACGGAACAACGACACTTGGATATAATTCAAACATTACTTTATCTAGTACTGGAAATATTTATAACAGCAGCGGAAGCTACATAAGTTTGCTAAATAGCGAATCTTCAACAGAGCTATGGCCAGGAGGAGTGAGATACTTCCAAGGATCGATATTTGGGTCAGCTCCAGTAAGTTTTTCTCAATATATTTATAATAGTCAATTAGTAAATTATACAAACTCACTACTTGGAATAACCTGGACATCTGGACTTTACGTTACAGGTTCTTATGCATATAACAATAATAGCGTTTCAACAAGGTTTGGGGATGAGTTTAGGCCTCTTGGAGTAACTCCGTTTGGAGAGCAAACTCTTGGACAAAGATTGTTTAGCGGAACGGCAACTACAAACTCAGCAATTAATACAGATATTAACAATAGAGGGTACGCAGCGAACTCTCAAAATGGCGATTTTTACTTTAGTACAGCGTGATATAAATGCCTAGATTATTTCAAAAGCGTGGTGGTACATGGTCAGAAATTCTTTCTGTATTTCAAAAACAGGGCGGTACATGGGTTGAAATATTAAATATATTTCAAAAAATTGGTGGTACATGGACTAAAGTTTTTGCAGCCGCAAAAATACCAGGCAATACAGTAGCACCAACAATAACTGGAACAGGATATTTATATAGCACTTTAACAAACAATAGCTTAGGTACATGGACAAATTCTCCAACATCTTATACTAGACAATGGAGAAGGGGAACTCCTCCAGCAGGAGGCGGAGAACCTCAAGGTTATTCTAATATAACAGGAGCAACATCTAGCACATATGTAACAACAGCTGCAGACGATGGTAAATACATAATTTGCCAAGTAACTGCAACAAATGCTTTGGGCTCTAATTCAGCAGCATCAAATCCAATATATGTTAGCAAATATAGTCCAGTAGCAAATGGAATTTATACGATAACTGGATCGCCAGTTGTTGGTGGAACATTAACTGCAGTTGAGCAAGTCGGTACATGGAAAGCAACAACAACAAATACTGGGGATACATCACCAGATACATTTGTTTATACTTGGTCTAGAATAGTATCAGGTATTACACAAACACCTCCACTACAAGAAGGTACTTCTTCAAGCTATTTAATTCAGCCTTCAGACAACAATACCACTATAGCAGTTGCAGTAACTGGAACAAATACTGGTGGATCCGCTACAACTGCTTATTCTGTTGTAGTAAATGTTTCATCTGTTTATTCTTTTTCAATGGGTAAAACTTTACATATGAGCACAAACTGCTTTGTGTCTCTAGATAATCCTAGTGCTAGCTTTACAACTCTACCAAATGGATATTCTATTCCAGTATCTCTTCAAGATTTTTGGAATCCAGTTGGATATAAATGGTCTAACGGAGAAGAGTTTGTTTTGCATTATGATGGATATAAATTAAATCAATCAACAACAGCTTTCAGAGCAACATGGCAAATGAGATTTTATACAAATCAAAATTATGCAGATTTTAAAATAATTAGATGGGGAAGCAGTACAGGGCCTGGAAGTAAAACTGTTGCTATGTATAAAGACGACGCTGTATTTGGAACAGCGGTTGCAGGCCCAATTGCTCAGTATATAGCAGGACAAACATTTAGAGTATACTATAGTGGAAGTCAGCCTACTCAATCTGTAGGCTTTACTGAAATTGTTACAGACTCAATGGTTCCAATATCAATAACTGCTGGTAGCGCAGATGACGGCTACTTTTCTGTTGTTACATCAACAAATCAATATACTAAGCCATTTATATCTGGATTAACATCTTCTGGAACTGGCACAAGTATATCTACTAATTCATTTACTACTGGCGGAGGATATAATGGGTTTAATTATGTTATTAGAACAGGTTCACACTTTGGAACACTTGTAGCTTCTGGATCATCTTTTGCTGGTTCATATTCTCAATCTGGACTTACAAGTGGAACAACATATTATGTAACACTAACACCATTTAATGCATATTCTCAATTAGGTGATTCAGTTCAATTTAGTCAAGCAACAACAAATGCTCCTGGACCATTTAGCGTAAATAGTGGAAGTAAGGCTATTCCTTCTGGCGGATACAGAACAGTTACTGTAGGATGGACAACTTCTACAAATGGTCCAAACTATGAAGTTCAACTAGAAGGAAGTGATGATGGTACTACATGGTCTGTAGTGACTGGTACATTTGAAACAAGAACTGTACGGCAAACATTAAATTTATTATCTTCACCATATTTTACATCAAACTCTACAACATTTACAAACGTTGATTATCGATATTTTTATCGTGCAACAGCAAGAGCACGAAACTCGTCCCTTGATTCAGAAAATGCTGCTTACTCAAATGGTGGAACATCTACTTCATTAGCATATTATGAAATACCAGGAGTTGCTCCAGGAACCCCAACATTAGGAACCATAACTGTAACAAAAACTACAGCTTCTATACCTTATACATTTCCATCAAATACTGGATCAAATACAATTGACTGGATTCAATTTTCATTAGATGGCATTTCGTTTAATAATGATTTTACTAGCCCATACGATTTTACTGGGTTGACATCTGGTACAACGTACACTCTTTATTATAGAGCATTAAATTATGATAAGCTTTATTCAAGCACTTTAACTACTACATTTACTACTACAGCAGCTAAACCACCAGGGTTTGTACAATCAATAACAGCTGGCACTAAAACCAATACAAGTATAGCTTGGAGCTGGACTGCTCCAACTGTAACAACATCAAATAATGCTGCTACTGGATATGAATATGCTCACACACAAAGTACAGCAACTCCAACATCATGGACAGCTCAAACTGGAACAAGCGTTACTGTTTCTAATTTAACAAAAAATACAACATACTATATGCATGTTAGAGGCACAAATGCTGATGGTCCTGGACCGTCGACATATAATTCTGCCTCAACAAATAACGATAGCTTTTATACGGTTTCATTTAACGTTAATGGCTCTGGAGGAACTAATCCTGCATCTGTTACTCAGACTACCGCAGGAGGATCAGTAACCCTTGCGGCAGCTCAAACAAGAACTGGTTATACTTTTGGCGGATGGAATACTAATACTTCTGGCACTGGAACAAATTATAATGCTGGATCTTCATATACACCAACTGCAGATATAACACTTTATGCAAAGTGGACGTTGGCATTTGTTACGCCAGCACCAACAACACCACCAAGCTTTATATTTTCAAGAGGATTAAATGGAGCTACATCTTCAACTAGACGTAACTGGGGATGGAACGTATCAAGTGGTATGGGAAGTTACAGTTATGTTATATATACTTTAGAGTGGCATAATGTTAACTCAACAACGCCTCCTTCAACAACAAGAACCCCAGACGCACTACTTACATTCGGATCTTCTGGTTCATCAGCTCCAGTATCAAATGGACAGACATATAACTTGAGCGGAAATTCAACTCCAAACTATAGAACAATGGCAAGGGGTTCTTCTTATGCAGGAACAAACGGAACAACTATTACAGCCTCAACCAATTTTTCATGGGCTAGAGCAATATGTAGGGTAACAGGAACAAACGGAACTACCTATCCAAGTGGCTATACAGGATTCTTATAATATGATATACTTGGAAAAATGGAGGATAAATGACAAATAATTATTTAAGTAAGCAAGATATGCTAAATGTTGTAACAGCTCATATTAGAGATTTACATGCTGAGAAATATAGTCATCAACTTAGAATTATAGAATTTGATGCTGCTGGATCAGAAAATATTGATCAGCTTCTTTATAATCAAATAGCAGATATGGTTACCCAATATGATTTAAGAATTTCAGCTTTAGAGGCTGAGAAAGAAAAAGTTTTGGCTTTGCCAGAATAAAAAGGAGATAAAATGACAACGCTATCAAATGCAGAAAAAGCTCAAGTTATTAATCAAAGAATTAAAAATTTGAACTATACTAAGTATAATTATGATCTAGACCTGCTTGTTGAAAACACTAAGGCAGCACCACTTGCCAGTGCTATTTCAACAATAACTACATCTATATCTGATATTAATGCTCAAATTGCTGCTCTAACAACTGAGCTTGCAAAGTATCCAGTAGAACAATCAGAGGAATAAAATGGCTGAAAAAGCAGAACTAGTAATTACGGCATTGCAGCAAAGAATCGGTGAGTTAGTCTCAAATTATGAGACTCAAATTGCAATATTAAGAGCAGATCTTACAAAGCTGGTAGAAGAAAAGGACGCAAAGGTTGAAGCTACGAAGTCGTTCGAAGCCCATCTCGATAATATCACAACCAACTAATTTCCCTTCAGGTATTGCTGTTAAAACAGACAAAGATACATACTGGATTAAAGATGGTAAAAGGTATAAATTAATTTCTGATAGGGCTGCCCAGTCTTGGTGCTTTACTACGGCATTAGCAACTGAAGCGGCATTGTCTGGGATTAAGCTTGTAGGTAAATTAGGGTTTAGAGACGGCGCTTTGATCAAGAACGTTGCAGATGGTAAAATGTATCTAGTATCACAAAATAAACTAAGACACATTGTTGACCCAGACGCTTTTGACAGATATGGGTTAGATAGGTCAAAATTAATTGAAGTGTCAGAAAAAGAAATTTTGGCACACGATTTAGGAGAAAACTTATAATGGCATTTAATGATGGAGAGCCTTTAGACGCAGCAAAACTCGGAGCCTTAGAGCTACAGGTAAATAACCTTGCGTCTAGTATTCCAAAGATTGGTGCATCAACTACAAATGTTACTGTAACTAATAATACAGTTCAACAGGCAAATATTCCACAAATTGTAGCAAGTGCTCCTGGTACAAAGTTTGAGTTAAAATCTGGGCAGGTTAACGAACAATATTTTTCTTTTAATGGGACAGTTAATAGTGTGCCTAGAGCCGTTATAATTACATCTAGGCATAGCGGAAGCGGTACTGGCTGGCATCCACAAATTAATACAAAAACTCAATCTATTACAAAAGACGGTTTTACCGCAGTAGTATATATGCCGTCAAGTGCCCCCACACACACAGTATATATTACTTGGCTAGCTATCTGCTATTAGTATTGACAATTTTTAATCATATGTTACAATTACTGTAACATCAAAGTCACGTACCCGTGACTTTTTTACATATTTAAGGGATTTAATGAGTAACGACTTAAAGTGGATGCTGTCATCAGACCAGCAATTCCCATATCAAGATGACAAGATGATAGCTCTATGGTTTAAGGTTATGAAGTGGTTTAAGCCAGATGTAGTAGATTATTTGGGAGACACAGATGATCAAGCATGCTACAGCAAATATAATGAAGGCTTGTCCTCAGAATTTCTTGCATTGCATAAGACTGACAGTAAGGATTTAATTGTTCCAATGATGCGTCATGAAGCAAAGGGAGCAAGAGATTTTTATGCAAAGACTAGAGAGATGTTACCAGATGCTCAGCTTTTTTCTGCTTTAGGAAATCACGATATTAGAATTTTTAATTACATGGATGCAAAGCTTCCAGAATATTTAAAAGAAGTAACACCAGAAACTCTTTGGAATTTAGACTCATTAGGTTATGAATATATATATTATGACTCTTTGCCAAAGCGTCGCTTTGGTGACGTGCATGTCCACCATGGAATCTCAATATCTGCAACTGGATCAGTAAGAAAAGATATGGAAGATCTTCAGGTATCTTTAATTAGAGGACACTCACACAGAATTGCCTCACACATGGTAACATATGAATTAAGAAATAATGGCGAAGGAGAAACCCTTCGTGGATATGAGATTGGTCACATGTGTGATGAAAAGGGGCCAGGGATGAAGTATACCCAGCACCACGACTGGCAAAAAGGTTTTGCTATTGCACATATTGTAAATGATTATCCTCACATTCAAATGATTCATGTGTCCCCAGACTACTCTTGCGTTGTGGACGGAAAGGTGTTTACTCTATAATGTGGTGCGGAAAATGTGGTGGAAGAGTATTCGTTGATCGAGTATTTTCACAAAAGCTTCACGTAGAAGTGTTCTGTATACTTTGCGGAAAACGTAATATGATTAATAAAGAAACGAGTGCGTTTGGAAAATGGCTAGAGAGAAAAGAAACAGCAAATCAAAAAGCTTACGGTATTTCTTCTTAAACGATAAAATACATAAAGTTTTAAAGTTATCTAGAGCAAAAGACGAACTAGTTTCCTGGTGCTACCCAGATAAAAAAAGATATTTATATTCTTATTCTCAAGTTAAAAAGAATATGGAAAACGCTTACGATATTAATCAAGTTGGATTTATGCTTAACAAGCACAAAGTTACAATAATAGATTATATATTAGAAGGAAAAATATCTGCTCCTCAGAAGGTGTACCCTATTGGAAATCCAGGTAGTAAATGGTCTAAGTATATGTTTAGTCAAAAAGACATTTTAGACATACATGAATTTATTTTAGACTCTGGACATTCTTTAGAGTTGCCATCACGCTCAGAATTATTAGCTCTTCTCAAACACAACATTATATTGTATACTAAGACCGATAACGGATTCGTACCAGTATGGAAGGCGGAGTAATGGCAAGTAGCAGAATTGTAATTTGCCCAGATTGTAACAAAGAGCTTGAAGTTAGATCTGATTTTGCACACCTAACATTATCTAACCATATTAAAAAGGAGCATAAATGACAACGAGAGTTAAGGTAGACCTTTCATTTACACGTAATCTAGGCAATTATGAAAGCATTAAGATTGGTGTCGGCATAGAAGATGATGTAAGATCTGGAGAAAATGTTGATGCGGCAACAGAGCGTGTCTATAAGTTTGTTGAAAATAAACTAATTGAAAAGACAACTGAGATAGAGAAAGAGCTAAAAGATGGCAAATAATAAAGAGCCTTACATAATGCTGACTTTATATCAAAACCTATACAAGCAAAAATATAACACTGCTCCTAAAATTAATAAGTTTAGAGAAAAGTGGGCTATGCAAGATGTTATAGATAGCGTAGGTCTAGAACGTGCAATAGAGATATTAGAGTATTACTTTAGTCTGCAAAAATCTGGGCACCCACTAAATTTCTTTTTCTATAATTTTGATAAAATGGAAGCTGCTATTATTGCTATTAAAAAAGATAAAGAGGCAAGGAAAGCCTTGCTAGAAAAAACTAAAACGTTAGTAGAAAAAGGCGGTATAGAATGAATACTGAGGCAACATTAATTTCTGCAGTATGTAAGAATAAAGACATCAGTGTACTTCTTGCTGATAATGTTGATGAAATTTTTACATCACATAGAGATATTTGGGAGGGCTTAAAGTCTTATTATTATAAGTTTAAAGCAGTTCCAGAAGTTGGTATTCTTCAAGAAAAGTTTAAAGACTTTGATCCAGACACAAACATTAAAGGCGAAACCGCATACTACTTGGATAAGTTAAAGAATGAATATCTTACTAGCAGAATTAAGAATATAATTCTTAAGGGTGGCTCTATGCTAAAAGAAGATGCTGCTTCAAGAGTTTTGTCTCAAATGCAAAGTCAGCTTTCTATGCTTAGTAAATTTACAAATAATGTTAGAGACCTAGAAGTTACAGATATTGAAAATGCTACTAAGCACTTTGAGTCAGTTAAACTTCGCTCTGCAACAATGGGTGGGTCCCCAGGAATTAAAACAGGGTTTGAAGCAATTGATTTAGCGTATCCAACTGGTATGGCTCCAGGACATTTAATTGTTGCTATTGGTTGGCCAGGACGAGGAAAAACTTGGTTTACATCTTACCTTGCATGTAAAGCTTGGGAGCAAGGATTTAAGCCAATGATTGTTTCTCTTGAAATGTCTCCAGAAAATATGCGTGACCGCATTTACACAATGATGGGTTCAGGACTATTTCGTGCTAGCGATTTATCAAAGGGAGAAATTAATATTGATGATTTTCGTTCATGGGGACAAAAGAAGTTTGATAATAAAAACGGATTTGTTCTTGTCTCAAATGAGGGAATGTCAGAAGTAACTCCAGCAACCATTCAAGGTAAAATTGATCAGCATAAACCAGACCTAGTTATCTTAGACTATCACCAACTTTTTTCTGATAATAAAAAGAGTATGGGCGCAACAGAGCGTAATATGAATATATCTCGTGAGTTTAAAATGCTTGCAATGACAAACAATATTCCTATTATTGATATTACTGCAGCGACAATGGATGATGTATCAGATCAAGATAATCCACCAATGCTTTCCCAAGTTGCTTGGTCTAAGGCTATCGAATATGATGCAGATATGGCTATTGCTATTCATAAGTATACTGGTACAAATATGATTGAGGTTGTATCTAGAAAGAATAGACATGGACAAGAATTTGGAATGTATTTAGATTGGGACATCAACAGAGGTCTTGTAAAGGAAATATACGAAAACCCATTTGCAAATGACTCATCGAAGAATTAAAAGATTTCAGGTTCAGGTTGAGTTTCATGATAATTCTCAACTTATAAGCTTAAGGCCTCAGTATGAAAACTTGTTAATTCAAGATATGCGTGGCAAAGGATACATCAGGGTACTTGACATAGATCCAGCTTTTTCGGTAGAATTTACTGGTGAAACATGGAAGTTCTTAATGAGCATTCATGGCGTTTATGTAGGAAAGAAGAAGGCATGGCAATTAGAGGGTACAACACAGAACAAATTGATACCACGAGCTACTCACCAGCCCACATCAAGTCTGTCCTAAAATCTTTAGGGCTTAGTATAACTGGAGAAACTTCTAACGACTTTCTTTGCTACTGCCCATTTCATTCTAATAGACATACTTCAAGTTTTAGCGTTAGTCGTGAAAAGGGTGCATTTATATGCTTTAACCCATCCTGCGGAGAAGCTGGAACACTACAAGAGCTAGTTAAAAGAATTACAAATAAAAATGAGTTTGAAGCTATGAGATTTATATCTTCAAAAGAATCCGAAGCTTTAGAAAATTTTGATGAACTACTTGCAGAATCACTAGAAGAAAAGCCAACTTTTGAAGAGTTCTCTAAAGAAACTCTTGCAAAATTAAACGACGACCTTGTAACAGAATGGAGAGCACAAAAGTATTTTGAGTCCAGAGGCATTAAAATGGAGTCTGGAAAATACTTTAATTTAGGATATTCAAAGAATATGGATATGGTAACGGTACCAGTACATAGCCCAGATGGAATGCCTATCGGTATTGTTGCTAGATCAATTGAAGGTAAAACTTTTAAAAATAGTACAAATTTGCCTAAGAGTAAAACGCTATTTAATATACACCGTGCTAAAAAAATTGGAGACCATGTAATAGTTGTTGAGTCTAGCTTTGATGCAATTCGTGTTCATCAAGCAGGATTTCCAAATGTTGTTGCTACTTTAGGAGGATTTCTTTCTACGGAACAACACAATTTGCTTAATAGGCATTTTAATAAAATAACTATAATGACAGATGCAGATACTGCAGGCAGGGAGCTAGGTAAAAGTATTGCTTCAAAATTAAAGTTTAAAGACCTATTGTGGGCTTCCTATGAATATGGTAGAATATATCCTCATGATGCAAAAGATGCTGGCGATATGACCGATGAAGAAATAAAAATATGCATTAAAAATTCTGTTTCCGATATGGAATACAGATCTTGGAACTCGTGATATAATGAAAACACAGATGGATATATACCATCAACTACAAACAAGGAGATATAAATGAGTATAGTAAAGGGTCTAAAAGACCTAAACAAGGCATTGGACAAGCCTACTTATAGCGGTGGAGAAGACAATAAAGGTCGCTGGCTAAAGATTGAAGATGGAGAAAGCGTAAAGATTCGCTTTTTGCAAGAGTTGGATCCAGACTCACCAACATACAACGATAAGCTAGGTTGTGGATTTATTGCGTTAGAGCATACTAATCCAAAAGACTATCGTCGTAAAGCATTAGATACAATGGAAACAGAAGGTCGTGATTGGGCTAACGAGCAACATCGTAAAGACCCAAAGGCTGGTTGGAAAGCTAGAACACGTTTATATATTAACGTATTGGTGGATGACGGTAAGGAAGAGCCATACGTAGCAATTCTTTCACAAGGTACAAGCGGTAAAACAATTACGCCAACGCTAATTGAATATGCTGGTGAAATGGGAAGCATTTCAAACCTAATGTGGCGCATTAAGCGCTCAGGCTCAAAAACAGATACAAGTTATACAATCATTCCTTTAGCTAAGGATGAGACTCCTTTCGACTCATCTGGGCTAACATTGTATGACTTAGAAAAAACTGCGGTTCGTCATGTTCCATATGCGGAACAAGAAGCATTCTATATGGGCGAATCTCAGGATAAAGAAGAAGCCTCTTCAACAAGCAACAATTTGGAGTGGTAATTATATACAATGAGGCCAGTCTATTGACTGGCCTCATTGCATATAGTAGAATAGCAAAATGAAATCATACGACATACCAGACCCATTTACGCAGTTTCGTATAGATAAATACAACCGCACAAAAGGATTACGATACGATTTCTTTTCTGGCGAATGGGACATGGAATGTGGTTGTTGTGGTGAGCCACTCAGTGCTCCAAACCGAAAGACTATGACAAAGATTAGACTTTATCATACTAGAAATGAATGTTTAGGCGGATACTAATGAATTTTACACATTTACATGTTCACTCCTACTATTCATTAATGGATGGACTAAATTCTCCAAAAGAGTTATGCCAAGCTGCCCTAGATGCTGGTCAAACTTCAATTGCAATCACAGATCATGGTACAATTTCTTCACATAGAGATATGCAAATAGCAGCAAAAGAACTGGGCATAAAGCCTATTCTTGGCGTAGAGGCTTATATCTCTTCAACAGATAGATTTGATAGATCTTCTAAAACAGATAAAAGTATACAAGCGTATAACCACATTATTTTATTGGCTAAAAACCAAATTGGTTTAAATAATATTAATGTCTTGCAGGAAATTGCTTGGAACGAGGGTTTTTATCACAAGCCACGTATTGATAGAGAGGTTTTAAAAGAATATGCGGAAGGTATTATTGTTCTTAGCGGATGCCTTAATGGGCTTATTAGTAAGTGCATCGAAAAAGGCGAATTGGGAGAAGCAAAGCTTATACTCAAAGATTTTAAAAAAACTTTTCAAGAAGATTTTTATGTTGAAGTACAGTCTCATAATCCGCCAGAAATAAACTCTGCTCTTCTTAAACTTGCTGATGAGCTTAAAATTAAGGCGGTGGCAACTGGAGATGCTCACTTTGCTAAAGAAGAAGATAGAGTATTAGAAGAAGCCATGCTTATTCTTTCAACATCTCCTAAAGTAGATAAAGATGCAGATGTTGAAATGTCTAGAAATATAAAGGACATTAATGAAAGATTAAACTATCTTTATCCAGATAGAAAAATATCATTTCAGGATATGAATTTGTTTATTCAAACTCGTTCCGAAATTGAGGCAGACTTTAATAAGTCAGGTATTAATCGAACAGACATTTACGATAATACCATGGAGATAGCCTCTAAAATTGAAGAATACGATTTTAACAGGGGTCTAGACCTATTGCCTGTACCTAAGACCAATGCCGACCAAAAGCTCCGCCAAATGGCCCTAGAAGGCCTTAAAAGGCTAAACAGGGACGAGGATCAGACCTACCTAGATAGAATTGAAGAAGAGTTATCTATAATTAAAGATAAGGCATTTGCGTCCTACTTTTTAGTTGTTGCAGATATGATTAACTGGGCTAAAGGCCAAAATATTATGGTTGGTCCAGGTCGAGGTTCTGCTGCTGGCTCTTTAGTCTGCTATGCCCTTGGTATTACAGATGTAGATCCAATTGAATATAACCTACTGTTTTTTAGATTTATTAATCCAGAGCGTAATGACTTTCCAGATATTGATACAGATTTTGAAGATCGTCGTCGCAAAGAAGTTAAGGATTATTTAAAAAAGAAATTTAAGCACGTTGCGTCTATTTCAACATATACTTATTTTAAAGATAAGGGTGTAATTCGTGATGCTGCTCGTGTATTTATGGTTCCACTTCAAGAAGTTAACCGTGCAACAAAACAAATAGACACGTTTGAAGATTTTTTAAGTTCTCCAAATACTAGAGAGTTTAGAGCCAAGTATCCAGAAGTTCAATGGTTGGCAGATAAACTTCGTGGAAGAATTAGATCTGTAGGAGTACATGCTGCTGGTGTTGTTGTTGCAAAAGATGAACTTAGAAATTATGCTCCTGTAGAATCTAGAGCAGATGCTAATGATGATGTTTCTGGAAGAATTCCAGTTGTTGGATATGACATGGACACTGTGGCAGATATTGGACTTATCAAGCTTGATGCACTCGGCCTAAAAACACTTTCTGTAATATCTGATACATTAAAATCAATCAAAGAGCGCAGCGGTAAAGATGTAGATCTATCATCAATACCAATGGACGATAAAAAGGTTTATAAGAATTTGAGCGAAGGATATACTAAAGGCGTGTTTCAAGCAGAAGCAACTCCGTACACCAATCTTCTTATAAAGATGGGTATTGATAAGTTTGAAGATCTAGTTGCATCAAATGCTTTGGTTAGACCAGGAGCTATGAATACTGTTGGCGCTTCTTATATTAATAGAAAAAATGGCAAGGAAGCTGTAGATTATAGCCATACTATTATGAAGGAGTTTACTGAAAATACATATGGTGTTATTATATATCAGGAGCAGGTAATGCAAGCCTGCGTATACCTAGGTGGTATGTCTTGGTCAGAGGCTGATAAGGTCCGCAAGATTATTGGAAAGAAAAAAGATGCAAAAGAATTCGACCAGTTCAAAGATCAGTTTATTACTGGGGCTTCAAAACACATTTCTCAGAAAAAAGCAGAAGAGCTCTGGCACGATTTTGAAGCTCACGCAGGTTATTCTTTTAATCGCTCTCACGCCGTTGCTTACTCTATGCTTAGTTATTATACTGCTTGGCTTAAAACTTACTACCCGCTTGAGTTTATGTTTTCAGTTCTTAAAAACGAAAATGATAAAGATGCCAGAACAGAATATTTAATTGAGTGTAAAAGATTAGGATTAAAAATTCTCCTGCCTCATATTAATGAGTCAAAGCTTTATTTTTCACTTCAAGGGGAAGCAATTAGATTTGGTTTATGTGAAATTAAATTTATTTCAGACAGTATTGCTAATAAAATAATAGAGAAAGGACCATATAAAAATTATGCTGAATTTATTGAAAGGGCATCGCAAAAAGGTAGCGGTATTAATAGTAGGGCTGTTTCTGCTCTTAATGCCGTGGGCGCTGCGGCGTTTGATGATAATCCAAGACAAGGTGACGAAAAAGAAAGATACTACGAGTTCTTAGGAATTCCTACATTTAACTTAGACTTACCTCCAAGAATTAAATCTCAAGCAAGACCTATCTCTGAATTTGATGACCTAGGATCGTTCGTGATGTTTGGAATGGTCAAGGGAATTAAAAGAGGTAATGGTTGGTCAAGAATAGAAATTGTAGATGAGACTGGTTCTATAGGATTATTCCATACAGAGCAAACACAAATTGAGTCTGGCCAGATGTATTTTGTATTAGTTGGAGACAATAGAATTGCAAGATATATTAAGGTTTCAGAAATAGATCCAAAGTCTAATGATTTGTTTGTAGACTATTTGTATAGAAAAGAATATGATATTGCAGAAGATGAATATGTTGTTGTAAACTTTACTCCATATAAAACTAAAGCTGGGAAAATGATGAGTCATATAGTTTTATCTAATAAAAATAAAGAGTTAACTAGAGTAATTGTTTTCCCAACAATGTACAAAATGTCTTTAGCAAAAATGCGTGAAGGAATGAAATGTAAGCTAGTCTTGTCAAAACTAGATGATGGGACTTTAAACGTAAAGGAAATAAAATGACAGAAGATATTGATAGCTTAGTTCAATCAATAAGCATGAACCAAGTTTTGGTGGCATTGTTAGAAGAGTATGGAAAGCTAACAGTTCCAACCCTTAAGTTTTTAGATGTAGATATAAAAAATAAAGAGTTGGTAATAGATTATGATGAGGATGGCCCATCATTTACATTTAGTTTGAGAGATAAAAATGAACAGTAATCAAATTGTAACTGAGTATGGGTTAGATGCATTGTCTGCTATGCTGCATGAGACTGCAATACAAAAAGGATTTTGGGATGGAGAATATTCTAATGACAAGATTGGAAACAAGCTGGCTTTAGTACACTCAGAAGTTACTGAAGTTTTAGAAGCAATTAGAAAAAGTAAAGGCTCTGAAGAAGTTGTAGAAGAAATGGCCGATGTAATTATTAGGCTTCTAGACATTTATGCGGCAATGATGAATGAAGGATCTGTAACACATAGCCTAGATGAAATTTTAGACAAGAAAATTAATATAAATAAAGAGCGTCCAAGACTTCACGGGAACTTATTTTAAATGGTATACTAGGAGAAAGAAAAGGTAAATATGAAAATAGATATAGATAGTGTACTATCAAAATTAGATCCAAAAACAAGAGCAAGAGTTCAGTCAGCACAAGACGTTCAAGTTGAAAAACAACTTACGCCAAGTATTGGGCTAAACTTTGCGCTCCGTGGCGGTTTAGGTTACGGCAGACAAGTTCTTGTATGGGGAAATAAGTCCGCAGGAAAATCATCATTTTGTTTACAAATGATTGCTATTGCACAAAAGCAAGGTAAGACATGCGCTTGGATTGATGCTGAAGCTTCATATGATCAGTCTTGGGCAGAGTCTTTGGGAGTAGATTCATCTTCCCTTATTTATTCTCCAGCAAAAACTGTTAATGACATGGTTGATGTTGCAACTAAATTAATGGAAGCGGGAGTTGACATGATTGTTGTTGATTCAATTTCTGCATTACTTCCTGCAATTTATTTTGAAAAAGATGGAAATGAAATGAAAGATTTGCAAGATACAAAGCAAATCGGCGCTGAAGCAAAGGATATGACCCACGCAGTCAAGATGTTAAATTATGCAAACAAAAACACACTACTTGTTCTCATCTCACAACAGCGAAATCAATTTGGATCTATGCATGCTAGTCACATCCCCACGGGTGGCATGGCAGTCAAGTTCTTTTCTTCCACTGTCATTAAGCTATGGTCGTCTGAAGCTGAGGCAAATGCTATTAAGGCTGGGATTAAAGTTGGCGACAAGATCATTGAACAAAGGGTTGGGCGACCAGTTAACTGGATTATTGATTACAACAAACTCGGCCCCCCAAATCTATCGGGACAGTACGACTTTTACTACCAAGGGGAAACTCTTGGTGTAGATAGAGTCGGAGAAACTTTAGATGTCGCAGAAATGTGTGGTATTGTAGAAAAAGGTGGCGCATGGTATACAGTAAATGGAGAACGTTTTCAAGGACGTGCAAAGGCTGTAGCATACTTAAGGGAAAATCCAGATGTTGCAGACAGCTTAGTCGAGGAAATAAATGCCAAATCTTAATGAGTTTCTTAATAAAGAAATTAAACAGAAAGACTATGAACTAGAAAATCTTCCAGGTGTTAGAGCATGCAATACATGTGATGAAGATGTAAACGGTGCAGCTTGGGACCCTATAGAATTAGTAATGTCTTGGAGATGTTCTAAGGGTCATGAAACGGTTTTTAAGGTTCAATAATGTCAGAAAGATCAGAAGTTAAAAGAGATGGCGCTAAGGCTCAAAAAAATAGTGGTCGTGGTGATTATCAAAAAGGTGATGCAAAATGGAATCAGTTTCTTGTAGATTATAAAGAAGCAGGATCATCTTTTACTTTAAATAAAGATAACTGGGCAAAAATATGCACAGATACATTTAAAGTTAGTAGAGACATGCATCCAGCATTAAAGATTATTATTGGGACGGAGTCTAAGGTTAGGCTCGGTATTATTGAGTGGGCAGTATTAGAAGAACTGATCCAGTTTTGGGAGGACAACAATGGCAAACAAGCGTAGGTTTAACGATACCATTATTAGAAATGGCATGATTATTAAAATTCGTAAAGATGGAACAGTAAGATCAGTAGTTGGTCCATACGTTGTCAATCATAAAAAGGAAAAGAAATGAAAGAAATATTTATGACTACATTAGTTGGAACTGCAGTAGGTGCCGTATTTAGTATATTTAGATTGCCAATCCCTGCCCCTCCAGTATTTGCAGGACTAATGGGTATCGTAGGTCTTTGGATAGGCTATGGAATTGTTCAGAGGTTTATCTAATGGAAATGTTTCTGATTGCAGGAATTGCAATAGGTTTTCTAATTGGATACCCTTTAGGCTTATTTATAGATAAGTTAGATAAAAGAGAGCGAGCTAAAAATGGCAGATGAAAATACATTAGAGTTAATTAGTGCTATAACTGAATTTAATGATCTTCACGAATACATGAAAGACGATCAGCTAGATAAAGCCTTAGCTGTTGTGGTAAAACTATTAATGAATCCAGATGTTCCTTCAGCAAAGGCTCCGTACTTGATTATTGAATTGCAAGCCATGTCAACTAAATTTGCAATGATGGCATCTTATTATTCTACAATTGCTAAAGATAAAGCTGGCACTACAAACAACAACAAGAAAAATATTTATTATTCAGCAAAGGAGTCCATAGACAAACTTGTAGATGCACTTAAGTATGTCGTTAGGTACAATTCATAATGGGTAGAGATATAGTAAAGAATCTTAAATTTAAAAAGCATACTGGGAAACATTTTGATCCAGAAAGATTTGCTCAGTTGCTTGATGAGTCATATCGTAATACTAAAAGAGCAGACGGAGAAATGACAAAGAAATCATTTAGTCCAAGTTCTTTAGGGTATGGGCATGGAACATGCCCTAGATACTGGTATATGGCTTTTAGTGGGGCAATGTTTATAGATGACAACGATGCTGTTGCCGTTGCAAATATGGCTCAGGGAACACAGGCGCATGAAAGACTTCAAAAGCTAATTGCTACAATGCCAGAGTTTAGAGCCGAAGAAGAAGAAATTATAAATGAATATCCTCCAATTCGTGGATTCATTGACTTGATTATGGAATATGACAATGAAACAGTGATTGGTGAAATTAAAACTGCTAAGCAGGAAGTGTGGGACGCAAGACAGTCAGAGATGAAACCCACTGCCAATCACTTGTTGCAGTTATTGACATACATGAAATTAAAAAATGCAAAAGAAGGATTCTTTTTGTATGAAAATAAAAACACTCAAGAAATACTTGTAATACCAGTATCAATGAATGAAAGAAATACTAAAATAATTGAAGATACATTTTTATGGATGTGCGAAGTTTGGGATAATTTTAAAGATGGCGATCTTCCTATGAAGCCAGCAGGAGCATCTAAGTCAAAAATGCCTTGCACCTATTGCCCAGTTAAAAAGGAGTGTTATGCTGGATTAACTGGAACAGTTCAGATAGAAAGATTTGAAGTGCCATCACTATGATTTGTGCCAATAAGGAATGCTTAAATGGTAAAGAGTTTACTCCTAAAACTCATAATCAAAAATATTGTTCAGAAGAGTGTTGCAGAATTGCAACTAATAAAAGAATAATGGAAAAGTATTATGAAAAAAAAGCAATACGAAATGGAACAATTATAAGAAAGTGCAAAAAGTGTAAGGCAAAGTTAAGTATATATCACAACGAAAGTTTTTGTTCTAGTTGTGAAAAGTCTATAAATTTAGAATCTAGAAACAACCTTTTAAGGATGATAGATGACATTAGCTAGCCTTGTTAAAACAAAAGCCAATAGAGTTTTAGGTATAGATGCTTCTACAAACTCTGTAGCTTTTTGCCTTATGGAAAATGATAAGCCTTTAAAATGGGGTAAGATAAATTTAGTTGGAGCAGACATATATGAAAAGATATATAATGCAAAAGTAAATACTCATGCTATGCTAGAAGAATTAAAATCAGATTATATTGCAATAGAGGGAGCAATACTTGTCAAATCACCAGATGCTGTGATAAAATTATCTTATGTCTATGGAGTTGTTATTGCTGAGCTTATGTCTACTGGCGCTGAGGTTATTACAATTAGCCCTTCCTCGTGGCAGGCGTTCATTGGCAATAAAAATCCAACGAAAGATGAAAAGTCTGCAATAAGATTGTCTAACCCAGGTTACGCAGAATCTTGGTATAAAACTCAGTTGCGTAATATGCGTAAGCAAAGGACTGTAGATTATTTTAATAATAAATACGGTTTATCAATTACAGATTTTGACGTAGCAGATGCATTCGGCATTGCTCATTATGCAAATAAGGTGTTGACACAAAGATGATTCCAAAGAATTTATTTCAAACATACTATTGTGATTACAAGGATTTACCTAGTTATGTAAAAAATTGTACAGAAACATGGCAGCAAAACAACCCAGATTTTAATTATATCTATATGAATGAATCTGAATGTCATAAATGGCTACTAGAAAACTATGATCCTCAATACGCAAGAGCTTACGAGTTGTTAAAGCATAAAGCACAGAAGGGAGATCTTTGGAGATATAGTGTTGTAAATAAACTTGGCGGGATATACATGGACATAGACACTGTGTGCAGAAGACCTCTTTCTGATGTAATTGATTACAATTATAATTTTATCACATCGCTAGAGCTAGAAAAAAATTCAATGTTTACTCAATGGGGTTTTGGAGGACAAGCAAATAATCCTATTCTAACTAACCTAACAAACTATATTATAGAAAATGTTGATGGTTGGCCAGATAATCAAAATTCTTTAAAAACTGATTTAACTGGGCCAGTGTCTTTTCAAAAAGCGGTAGTTAGCGTATTGGGTAACGACGCAGACTCAATAGTTAATTTAATGGATTCACATGATAGTAGTGTTTTAGATTTTGGTTTGACCTGGGAAGATCGAATTAAAAGTGCTACAGAAGAAATAAATAATTCTCCTGCAGCGCAAAAAGAAAAATTTGGGCTGTACACCTATAACTTTAATCAAGCTGGTAGACATTTTATGTCTTCGCAAAGGTGGACAGACAATACATTTGGCAAACCAGGAGTTGTAACTAGAATTCTTGGTAGAAATCCTAGACAAATAAATACTGATTATGCTGAGGTTAAAATATATTTAAAAAATAGACCTGGCTATAACTCGTTTGGAGGAATGTAAATGGCATTTGATTTAATTGGTTTAAATCCAACTGGAATAGAGGGAAGGCATTTTAGAAGAAATATTACTGCCTGGTACTATTTTTGGGATAGTATTAGTGATCTTTATCCAGAGATAGCGTCTAAAGTTGAATACGCATATTCTAATGATGGAGATATATTAGACAAAGAGTCTTGCGAAAAGTTAGCAACATTAATGATTGATGACATAGAAAATGGAACCATTAATCATTATTGTTATCAAAACTTTACAGTAAAGAAAATTATATCTCCTTCATACGCAGACTACTACGATTTTTATTTATTTTTAACTCAATCAGGTGGATTTAAAATATGTTAAAGCTTTATCAGAGCAAAGAGTGGTTGTATAGAAGATATGTTGTTCAAAAGAAAACCGTAACAGAAATAGGAAAAGAATGCGGTGTATCTGCTATGACTATACAAAGATACCTAGAACAGTTTGGGCTGATTAAAAAAAGATGACTAATCCAGAAGCTTTTGATAATATTTATATAAATAATACGTGGGGTTTTAAAAGTGGAGCAGGCTCAAACCCAGTATTTGCTAAGCCATGGATTGATCTTGTTAATTATTTTCTTTCAAGAAAAGATGTTAAGACTGTAATTGATGTTGGTTGCGGAGACTGGAGAATAGGTAAATGTTTAAATTTAGAAGGTAAAGATTACACTGGTATAGATATAAGTTCAGTTATTTTAGAAGAAACATCATTAAATGCTAAAGAAAATATTAAATTTATACATGGAGATTTTGAAACTTTAGACATACATGATGCGGATTTAATTTTAATTAAAGATGTATTACAACACTTGACAAACTCTTCTATATATAATATTATTAATAAAATCATGGGCAAAACAAAATATGCTTTGATTTGTGATGATTTAGGTAGAGATAATAAGGCTAATAATAATGCAGATATTTTGCCAGGATTACACAGATTTATTGATCTATCTCAAAAACCCTTTAACTTTAATTTTATACAATTAGAATATTTTAAGGGCAAAAACATTAGTCTATATATTAGAGATGAGGAGCGGTAAATGTTAAAGCCAGTATTTGAAGATGTAAAAGATTTTAATTGTTCAGATTTATATTTAAAGTCAGTTAGTGCTCCTTCAGGCGCTAAAATCTGGGGCGCATGCCATGAAATTGCACATTTATTAATTGAAAAGAATATATCATATGGAGACTCAGCATTAAGTCCAGCACGTATATTTTCTCAAGCGGATTCTGTAGAACAACTTAAAGTTAGAATTGATGATAAATTAAATCGGGTTATGCACAATCAAGGGTATGCTGGGGATAATGATGTCGACGATCTGATTGGATATTTAGTTTTATATAAAATAGCTAAATCTGTTTGATTTTTTAGTCGACTAGAAGTATAATGTATATATGACAGAATTAGAGCCAGCGGTACATTTTGACCGAATGAATAAAGTAGTTGAAGAGCTGCTAAAAGGAAATACTCCAACTCAAATAGCAACTGCTACTGGTTTTAAAAGAGCTGAAGTAGTTGAACTAATTGATGAATGGAAGCAAGTAGTCCATAACGATGTAAGTTTGCGTGGTAGGGCTAAGGAAGCAATTTCTGGAGCAGACCAGCATTATGCTATGCTTATTAAAGAAGCCTGGAAAACTGTAGAGGATGCAGATACTCAAGGTCAGTTAAACGTTAAAGCAGGCGCACTTAAATTAATTGCAGACATAGAGACTAAAAGAATTACAATGCTTCAGGCCGTTGGCGTTTTAGAAAGCAATGAAATTGCATCTCAAATTGCAGAAACAGAAAGAAAGCAAGAAATTTTAGTTGGCATATTAAAAGAAGTAACCGCTGGATGCCCTAAATGCAAACTAGATGTAGCAAAAAGATTGTCTCAAATAACTGGTATTGTTGAATCCGTAGTAGTAGAAGAGTCCGATGTCGTTTGATTTTAACGATCTAATTGATCTACTTGATGGCGAAGAGTTTGAAGAGAAACCAGTAGACCTTCGTGAATTTGTTACAAGCCCAAACTATTTAGGTCTTCCTCCGTTATCAGATCTTCAATATACTTTGATTGAAAAAAGTTCACAGATATATAAAGAGTCCACACTTATAAAACTATTTGGAGAAGAAGAAGGAAAAAGAATTGCAAAACAAACTGCAACAGAAGTAGTTGCACAGTTAGGCAAGGGAAGTGGAAAAGATTACTGTTCTACTATTGCTGTTTCATATATAGTATATTTACTATTATGCTTAAAAGATCCAGCTTCTTATTATGGGAAGCCACCAGGAGATGCAATTGATATTATTAATATTGCTATAAACTCACAACAAGCAAACAATGTTTTCTTTAAAGGATTTAAAACTAGAATCGATAAATCTCCTTGGTTTGTAGGAAAATATGAAGCTAAAGCATCTGAAATGAAATTTGATAAAGCAATTACAGTTCATTCAGGACACTCAGAGCGTGAAGCGTGGGAAGGTTACAATGTTATTGTTGTTATTCTAGACGAGATATCTGGCTTTGCTATTGAAAATACAACAGGACACGATCAAGCTAAAACTGCTGATGCTATATACGATATGTACCGTGCATCTGTGGATTCTCGTTTTCCAGATTTTGGTAAAGTAATTCTTCTATCATTTCCAAGATTTAAAAATGATCCAATTCAAAAGTTTTATGAGTCAGTTATTGGAGAAAAAGAGACAGTAATTAGAACACATAAATTTAAAATTGACGAGGACCTTCCAGATGGAACTGAAGGAAATGAGTTTGAAATTGAATGGGAAGAAGACCATATAAAATCATACCTTATTCCAAAGGTATATGCGTTAAAGAGACCCACATGGGAAGTAAATCCAACAAGAAGTATTGAAGATTTTAAAACAGCATTTTATAAAAATACTATGGACGCTTTGGGTAGATTTGCTTGCATGCCTCCAGAAATGATTGATGCATTTTTTAAGTCAAGAGAAAAAGTAGAAAAGGCTTTTAATAATACTGGAATTGCAGTAGATAAATTTGGAAGACTAGAAGAATGGTTTAAGCCAGACCCAGACAAAAAATATTTTATTCACGTTGACTTGGCTCAAAAGCACGACCATTGTGCAGTTGCAATGGCACATGTTGATAGATGGGTAAATGTTAAAGTTACAAATGATTACTCTCAACCAGCTCCAATAGTACATGTAGATGCAGTAAGATATTGGACTCCTACACCAGATAAGTCTGTAGACTTTACTGAAGTAAAAGACTATATTCTTTCTTTAAGGACAAGAGGTTTTAATATCGGTGTCTGTACCTTTGACCGATGGAACTCTCACGATATGATGCAACAATTAAAGCAATATGGAATTAATACAGAAATTTTGTCAGTTGCAAAAAAACATTATGACGATATGGCTATGGTTATTTTAGAAGAAAGAATTAGTGGCCCACACATACCGTTACTTATTGATGAATTGCTTCAGCTTAAAATTATGAGAGACAAGGTAGACCACCCACGAAAGGGCTCAAAAGATTTAGCTGATGCAGTTTGTGGATCAATATTTAATTCAATTAGCAGAACAAGACCAGACTTGAATAATGAAATAAATATTCATACATATGAATCTATGTCCATGTATGATGATTTTAGTAGAGATAAATCAGACGTTATTAGCACAAACATGATTCGTCCGCCCAGGATGCCAGAACGTTTGTCAGATGCCTTGGAAGGGATGGAAATAGTATGAGTACATATCAAGAAAAAGCAAAAGAGTGTAAGTGTTGTGGTAAGCACGTTCCTCTTCCTACAGTTTTAAAAGACTACAATGGAGTTACTGTATGCCCAACTACATTTTCAAACTGCATGGAATATAAAAGAATATGGAAGTCTTTAGGCCAAAGGCCGAGTGGCTCAGTTAGGAAACATTTTTCAGAGTACGTTCAAAACCTTGTTGAACAGGAAAATTTAAATGAGTCATAATCAATGGTTCTTAAATCCTTTAGGAGACATTAATTTAACAGATGAAAACTATAATACACTTCTATATAACAATATAGACAGAGGAAACTTTAGTTATTTAAAAACATTAGGAAGATCTGGTTCGGTTCATGATTATATACGTTACAACTATAATAGTCATGGATATAGAAGTATAAAATTTGAAAAAACAAAAGATTTTTTAGCTGCAGGATGCTCACAAACATTTGGTGTTGGTGTCGATGAAGAGTTTATATGGTCAAATGTTTTATCTAAAAAACTAAATGTAGAAATGCCTAATTTATCAATTGTTGGAGGCTCAATACCTTCCATAATCAACAACCTGTTCGCCTACTTTAAAAGTTTTGGGGAACCTAAGACCCTATTTTTATTTTTGCCAGACCCATATAGAATGCAAATACCTACACAAAGAAAATATATAACTTCTGATCATATTAGAGAAGAAGACCCCAGAGAGCCAAATCCAAACTACTTGACCTATCTTTATCTTCAAAGAAACAAAAGAAGAGAATTTGAAAAATATCAAAAGATGCCATTCGACTTAGAAAGCATTCTAACTCCAGACATACCTTTTCTTTATAGCATGAGAGCAATAGAAAATTTAATACAATATTGTGATAATTTTAATATAAAGTTAATGTGGTCTACTCACGACATGGGCTTTAATTCAATGATGTCTGATGTAAAATATAAAAATTATGTAGACTCCGAAGAACATTTATGGGCTGTAGAAGGTTACTATGGTAAAGATCATTTTGGCTATGAAAAGTTTATTACGACAAAAACTGTATACAAGGGCATTCCATGTCATGAAGAACTAAGAAATTTAGACCCAAGGATATTTGAGCGTGGTAACGATGGCTCTCATTACGGGATACATCAACACTACCATATTGCAGAAATTTTTGAAAAGGCTTTTAATGACTAAACAGCCCGTATATAGAATAATGTATTTTGTCCAAAGAGTTAAAGTTAAACTTTTTAAAAAAGATAAAGATCAGAGAAAGTACATATACTAATGATAATAATGGGAATAAATGAATCTTCTCACGATGCATCAGTATCTTTAATTCAAGACGGTGAGATACTTTTTGCTGGGCATGCAGAAAGATATAGTAAAGAAAAAAATGATTGGTACATTAATGAATCTTTAATTAAAGATGCATTACAATATGGGTTTCCAGATCGTATAGCTTATTACGAGAAACCCCTTTTAAAGGCCTCTAGGCTGCTTTTAAGAGGCGGAAACGGAGACTGGATACCAAAGTATACGGTCAGGAATATTTTTGGCAGACCAGTCCCTCAAACGTCATTTAAACACCATTACTCTCATGCAGCAGCAGGATACTATACTAGTAAATTTAATGACTGCGTTATTGTTGTTTTAGATGCAATAGGAGAATTTAATACTTCAACAATATGGGTCGGCGAAGGAAATAAAATAAAGCAAATAAAAAAGTTTAACTACCCACTTAGCTTTGGACTTTTTTATTCTGCATTTACAAAACTTATTGATTTAAAGCCTAACGAAGAAGAATATATTATGATGGGTATGTCTGCATATGGAGACCCAGAAAGATATTTTAATCAGGTTAATTCGTATTTCCCTTCAATAATAGAACAAAAATATAACTTTCATAAAGGTATACATGATTTTAATTGGGGTCGCATACCATGTATGGCAGGGTTAGAAGGCACTGGATATGCAAAAGAATACTTCGATCAAATGAAGTTTGATCTTGCTGCCGCTGTTCAAAAAGTATATGAGATTAGGCTCATGGAATTCATGAGATATGCAAAAGCAAAAACTGGTAAAGAAAAGTTAGTTTTTATGGGTGGATGTGCATTAAATTGTTCTGCTAATACTAGATTGTGGGAAATATTTGATGACATATGGATTATGCCAAACCCAGGAGACGCAGGAAGTTCTTTGGGGGCAGCTGCAGCTTTGTATGGAAAACATTTAAATTGGCAATCCCCCTACCTTGGACATAATATTGTTGGAAAGTATCCAGTTGATGAAATTGTAAATGGCATTAAGCAAAATGGAATTGTTGCCGTTGCAAACGGCAGGGCTGAGTACGGACCCAGAGCACTTGGAAATAGAAGTATTTTTGCTGACCCAAGAGATATTTCTATAAAAGATAAAGTAAATAGCATTAAGCAGAGAGAAAAGTTTAGGCCATTTGCTCCAGTAATTTTAGAAGAGTTTGCTAGCGAATGGTTTGATATGAATTTTTCTTCTCCATACATGCAGTATGCAGTTAAATGTAAATATCCAGATAAAGTTCCAGCAGTTGTTCATGTTGACGGAACCTCAAGAGTGCAGACTGTAAATAAAGAACAGCACCCAGGCCTGCATATGGCTCTAAGAAAATTTTACTGGGAAACTGGTATACCAATGCTGCTAAATACAAGCTTAAATATTAAAGGGCAACCAATTGTAAATGATTTAAATGATGTTAAAATCTGGCAAGAGCATTACGGGGAAAAAATATATGTCTGATAGAAGAAATAATCCATGGCAAAGGTCTGGTAAGCTATATGGAACTATACAAGATGCAATATTTGGCAATGTCGATAACGACTTTGAGATGAACGATTACAAAAAGAGACGAATATATTTAAATGATCTAGGAGAAGAAAATTTTGTAGCTTATACTCATACTGGGTTTAAGCATAATATATTGTATAAACACAATAAATTGCACTATAGATGCGAAGATTTTGATAAAAATGTTGACATATTATTTTCTGGATGCTCAATGACATATGGGTATGGCCTTCCAGTAGAACTTACATTTCCACATATTGTATCTAATAAACTAAATTATTCTTATGCAAACATAGGCTTGTTGTCTGAATCAGTTTCATCTCAAGTCAGAAGAACATTTGCTTACTTTAAAAAATATGGACACCCTAAATATTTATATGCAGTTTACCCAGATTTTGGAAGAATGGAATTTCCAACAAATAGTAAAGGTTTTATTACTGGAACCCAGAAAAAAATTACAAAACAAGATATTATGGAGAGAAGTAATAACTTAACTGCTTGGCTTCAAAGAAATTTTTTGCAAAATGCACATATGCCTGGAAACTTACCTAATTTAAAACTTTCTGCCCAACCTCATATTGCAGAAGAAGTTATTACTCCAGAAATACCACATTTTTATTCTTCTCAACTAATATTAATGTTACAACAATATTGTGATATTGCTGGAATAAAGTTTGAATGGACTACGTGGGACCAAGATCAATACAATATAATGTCTCAGTTTGAAGATTTTCCAAATATATTTAATCTTAATATGGATAAATGGACACCAGACTATGATAATACTTTAGACAACTATACAGACAATTCAAGCTGCCATAGTCAAATGAGAGAGGATTTAGGCACAATGTTTCATTTTGGCATGGATAGAGAGTACGGCATAGACCACGCTCATTGGGGAGCTCATAGGCATGCACATGTTGCAGATATTATACTTTCTCGTATAAACAGAATTCTTGTTGACTAAAAATATTCATAAAGATATAATGTGATTATGGATGACTTTATGGATTACGACTCAAGGCTAAGCCACTACATTGAAATTGGGGCTATATCAATTGAGGGGGTAGATCCAAATGGAGAACTAATACTTTCTGTTACTGATAAGGCTAAAGAGTTAGCTCCAGATTTATGGCAGGCTCATATAGAATACGTAGACAAACAATTAATTAATTTGTATGAAAAGGGATTAATTGAAGTAGAATACAATGAAAATTTAGAGGCAACATTTAAACTTTCTCCCACAGCGGTAGAAGACATAAAAGATAAAGGCATATGGTTAGTAGATGAAAAAGATGAATAATATTGTCATCCCCCTTGCAGGAGAAGGCAAGCGCTTTGCAGATTTTGGATATGACGTGCCTAAGCCTCTTATTGTGGTTGATGGCAAAACTTTAATTGAGCATGCAATAACAACAATTGGTATACCTGGAAGATTTATTTTTATCACCAAAAAATATAAAAATGAAAAATATAACCAAGAGCTTACATCTATATTAAAATCATGTGCTCCAGATTGTGTGGAAATAAAAGTCGACGTTAAGCATCGTGGTGCTGCAGACGCAGTTATGTTTGCTAAAGAGTATATTGATAATGATAGTCCACTATATAATGCTAACTGCGACCAGATACTTGATTGGGATGCAGAAGAGTTTGTAAATACAGTAACAAATAATGGGTGCGACTCTGCTGTAGTTTTGTTTAAGTCTAGAAGCCCAAAGCATGGGTATGCAGAAATTGTAGACAATAAAGTAACTAAATTAGTAGAAAAAGATCCTATAACAGATCATGCTATGGTAGGCTTTCATTATTGGGCAAAGGGTTCAGATTTTGTAAGGTCTGCAGAAGCTTTATTAAACAACGATGGATCAGATGAGGTTTATATATCTCATACAATAAATGGATTAGTAAATGATGGATACTATGTTTATCCATATTTTATTCCAAATAACGAGTATATTAATCTAGGCACCCCTGACGACGTGGCTTTGTATTTAGGCAAGGTTAAAGAATTTTATACAGAAAAACCAAAAACAATATTTTGCGATATAGATGGAACAATAATTAAGCATGCACATATGTTTAGCGAGATAAGCAAACATAAATCAGAAGCGCTTGCTGGTGTTGTTGCAAAGTTTAATGAGTGGGACGCAAAAGGCCATAAAGTAATTTTAACTACCGCAAGAAAAGAATCGGCAAGGCAAGGTACTGAAAAAGCTTTAGAAGAGTTAGGTCTTTCTTGGGACCTTTTAATTATGGGGGTTACTAGCGGCACAAGAGTTTTAATTAACGATAAACTAAATAGAAGAGATCCAGATAGAGCAGTTGCAGTAAGTTTAATTACAGACGAAGGATTTATTTCAGAGGATTGGTCTAAATACGGATTATGAAGTTGTCTAAGCTAAATGAAACAATAGGCGGATGGTTTGTTGGTAATTTCCCACAGGCGGCTTTTCAAACAGATGCATGCGAAGTTTCATATAAATATCACCATAAGGGTGAACATTGGCCCGTACATTATCAAGAAAAAGTTATAGAAATAAATCTTATGGTTCGAGGAACTATGAAAATGCATGACAAGATTTTACAGGAAGGCGACGTATTTATACTTTATCCATATGAAATAGCAGATCCAGAATTTATAACTGACTGCGAAGTTGTTTGTGTTAAAGTTCCTGGAATAACAAACGACAAGGTTGTAGTAAAAAAACAATGAAGCTTATAGCTCACAGAGGAAATGTTTTTGGACAAAATCCTGAAAAAGAAAATCATCCTGATTACATATTAGAGGCTTTAGAGTATGGCTGTGAAGTAGAATTAGATTTATGGGCAAAAGATAACGATTTATTTCTAGGGCATTCAAGCCCCGATTATCCAATATCTTCAGAATTTCTTGAGTCAAATTCTGAAAAATTTTGGGTTCATTGTAAAAATATAGAGGCCCTTTGGATTTGCATGTTTAAATTAAAAAATATCCATTATTTTTGGCATCAGGAAGATGACGTATCGGTTACAAGCAAAAAAATTTTTTGGACATATCCAGGTAAACCTTTAACTCCAAACTCTGTTTTACTTATTTTAAATGAAGAGGCTTTAAAAAAAGAACAAATTGGTGGAGATATATACGGAATATGTACAGACTATGTAGATGAAGTAAAGGGGCGCTTAATTAATGCATAACAATGGCATGAAGGCTAGATTTGAGTTTGATTCCGTAGAAGCAGTTGATGTTCCAGAATCAGTTGGAAAAATATTTAAATTAAAAAATGTTAATTTTACTCCTAAACAGGGTGCTGAAGTTGTTGAAGTTCCAGGTAAAACATTTTTTGTTAGTGCAGGGTATTACATATGGCATTTTTTGTTTGATGAAATTGCTGCCTACATATATGTTAAAAAACATGTTAAAGATTTAAATTTAATGTGGGTATATCAGCCAGATATTAGATCTAATACCAAAGAAGATTTTTTAAATGAAATAAAAACAAGATCTTTTCATAATGAAAACACAACTGGAATAGAAGTTCATAAATACTTTGAAGATGTTATGAGAATTTTTGGCGGACAAGACTATGTTTTTTGCCCTAAAGAAAGAGAAACAAACTATCATTTTGAAGAATTATATTTAGTTTGGGATCCTCATGATTTTTTTGTTGATAAAAAATATAAATTTTTACAGCTAGGAAACCATTGGTCTGGTGTGCCGTATGCTTGGTGGACTAGATATAATTGGCAAGAAGGCGATAGATTTACTGGCGATATATTTGAGCATCAATGGTGGAGAAGAATAGGTATATCTGAAATGAGAAGTATCTTCTTAAAAGAATTAGAATCTTATCCTGAAATGCCTTATAAAAAAATTTTTATTTCTAGAAGAGATGCTGATGCAAGATACAGTAAGGAGTTAACAGAAGAAAAAGATAAATTATCTTTTTTTAGATACGTGGATCCAGAAATTAATAATATGATTGAAGATTATTATGTAGAGCGTGGATACCATCCAGTTAATTTTGAGGGCATGTCTTATTTAGATCAATTAAATTATATAAGAAGCGCCACACATGTTGCTGGATTAATTGGATCTGGATTTACAAGCCTGTTTGTTGCAAAGCCAGGTTGCGTAGTAACAGAGATACTAGTAAATAAAAAATATAACTACACGTATAAGTTTCTTGCGGATATTGTTCCATTTAGGCTACACAGAATAGATCTTAGGTTACTAGTAGGAACACCAGAAAAGTTTCAAGAAATTTTTAAATTAAAAAATGATTACATAGATTCTTTGGAGGAAAGCTATCAAAAATATAATCCAAACAATTAATGTTATGGACATATTTCCAGTTACCGAAACTACTTTTTGTATGAGGTTTCCTAATATGCAATACACTTCTTACGCAATGAAGCAGAGTGAGTATCCATTGATTCCAAAGTTAGACGTTGAGCCAAATTTAAATAGAGACATACTTGTTCTTCCCTATGTTGAAAAATATTTTCATACATTTTTTGAGTATATTCCTAAAATTTTATTTTTAAAAAATATTAATCCAGCAGTCTTAGTTATATTTGTGTGTTCTGAAAAAACACAGTATGATGAGGATACGAATCTTTTTCATTCTTGGAAAAATATTGGTAATCATAGAGAAGATCATTTTAAAGATTTTTTAGATAGATCTCAAATTAGTTATGTTTGCACCTATAAAGACTCTGATTTTTTTAAAAATATGATTGCTCGTTCTGGATATGTATTTTATGATTCAATAAAAAAGATTCATATGAAAAGATGGATGAATGATTTTTATAAATTTCCAAGCTCGATATCTTATTTTCCAACCTGTTCTCAGACTACAGATACGCTTTTACCAATGGTAAAATATTTAAAGGGCATCAACAATGACAATATAGAATCTTTTAGGTCTATATATATATCTAGAAGAAATTTTCCAGAAAGAACTTTAGATAATGAAAAGCAACTAGAACAATTTATGCTAGATAGTGGGTATGAAGTATATTGTTTTGAAGATATGAATATTTTTGATCAAATAAGGTTAGCAAAAGAATCAAAAAGAATTATTATTTTGAATGGTTCGTCTGCTGCTAATTGCGTATTATCAAATCCAGGAACAGAAGTTATTGCTTTTAATAATGGCGCTGAAATTGTAGGGGTTTACGAAAATGCATGTAAAATGTATAATATAGATTATAAATTAATAGAGATGCCAAATAACGATGCATTATGGATTATTGATTATTTAAAACAAAATAATTTAAACAAGCCTTTGTAGCTCAGAGGACAGAGCAGGACTCTTCTAAGGTCTTGGTCGCAGGTTCGACTCCTGCCAAAGGCGCAATTGGGGATTAGCTCAGCAGGCAGAGCGGGAAGCTGTTAACTTCTAGGTCATAGGTTCGAATCCTATATCCCCAGCAAACATTATCAAATAAATTTTATTTTTTACCCCATATGTATACAGGAATATTAATTTCTTTTGCTATTTCTAATTCAAGGCGGGCACCCTTTGATTGCTCCCACCCTTCTATCATTACTATGGCTTCTGCTTCCAGTAATTGTTTAATATCTTTACGCATGTACTCATGTCTTGGCAAATCTTTTTTACCTTCAAAAGCCTCAGCAGGATTAAATACTATTGCACCTTCTTGCCTAAGTATTTTAGCAACTTTATTAAAAGCTGGATGGTTAAATTCTGGAATACCAGTCATAGGTCCAGATATATATATATATTTACCATTCATTATTGTCACTAATTATTTCCTTTTTTATTAAGGCATAAAATATCCAGGATGTGGTATTAAGCAGTCCATATATGCGTATCTTGTACCAGAAGTAACCTCAAGTGTTTCATGCTCATACTCTCTATCAACTTTAAAAATCAATAAATCATTTTCTTCTGGTTTATACTTAAAATTAATTTTTGGAAAGTTAATCTCTCCGCCTTCAAAATCTCCAATATACAACCCTATTTTGTAATAAGCTATTGGATTATCGTTAATATAAAAAGAAGAATTGTTATTTATTTCAGCAAATTGTCCAGTTTTTAATCTTACAAAATTAGCATGTTGATACATCCAATACTCTGGAGCAAAATAGTTAAATATTGGATCATGAAACTGATTATCTATGACATCAAGGCTGCACTTATCTCCCCAAAATGTACCCTCTATGTCGCCTATTTCATAGTTTCCATGTCTATGCCAATCATTTTCTTCAAAACTATTTAGTTTATCTTTATATATTGTTAATAGTTCTGGATCTAAATAATTTTTAATTAAATAAATTTCATCAAACAGCTTAACTGTTCTAGGATCAGATTTAAATCTAGGCTCAGTTACGAGCATCATCGGCAGTCCAAAGGTCTCCGAGTAGCCATCTTCCTATAGACTCTTCAGATCGGTCATTTACGTACTTAAAGTACTTATCACTCTTGTAATTATAAAAAGTTCCTGGGGCCATATCATATTTTGTTGCAAAACAAGAAAATGCGTATCTTACGCCCTTTGTTACAGGTTTAGTTGCATGAAAATATGGAGCTTCTGCTCCGTGAATAACCACGTCTCCAGGTTCTGGCTTATATACTAATTCTCCAGGCATGCATTCAATATCACCATTAGGCTTTAATGTGCCATCTGCTAAAAATGCTGGATAAAAAACTTCTCCGCCTTCAAATTCAGATAGGTAGGTTACTACTCCGTAATCAATAAGACTACATGTTCCGTACGTATCTTCTTGGGTTAACTCATGAGCCTTGTCTTTTCCAGGATTGTCTGCATGTAAAAACATTCCTTCGTGACCAACTCTAGATGTAATTACTTGTGATTGAGGATTAATTACATAATCTGGGTAGAGCAATTCTGAAACATGCTCCCATAGATCTATAATTCCAGGCACTGGTGGACTCATTTTATCGTCATACCAAGGAATTGCATTGCCCTCTTCTTTAAAAGATTCTGGATTAAATGTGTCTAATATTTTAACAAATCTATCGCACATTTCACGAGGAACATACCCTTTAAATACGTATATACCTTCGGTTAATTTAGTGCATCCTGGCTTATCATAGAACATATATGTATTATATCACAGCTAAAATTCGACCCTTCCTACATTATAAATAAAATGCTATAATATATAAATGAGTATAGAAAACCATAAATGGGTTCGCCTACCTAGCGGGGAAGTAAACGAGGCCTATCTTGACCATAACACACACAAAGGTCCTTTTTGTGTAAACTGTTTTAAATTTTTCTGTTTACAATGTGAAAAAGACTTAGGGCTAAATAGTAGTGGATCTGCATCTGATGGATCTGTAGATTATTATTTACCTAAGTGTGAAGCAAATCTTGATAATGAGGTAGAAGCGTGGTCTCCAATTGGTGGAGAACTAGCAGTTTCATTAATAGAAAGAAAAGTACATGCCTAATCCAGTATACGTTAAAAACGATATTTTGTTGATAGAAGATTTTTTAACACCAGAAGAAACACAAAAACTTTTTGAGTTTGCAAGCAACCCCGAAGCAGACTGGTCGTACCAATATGATTATGATATTGCAGAACAAGCTTCTCAAGGCGGTAGATTTAAAGAAGGTGATCCAGAGTTTGATGAAGTAGTTGCAAAGAAAAACCCATTTTGGTCAGACAAGATGCTTGCAATAAAGTTTCCAGCACTACAAACAGAATTAACAAAAAGAACATTAGCAGTTTTTGATGATAAATATAGAATTAATCAGATTGCAAGAATCCAAAGACAGTACCCTGGATCAGAACTAAAGCAACACCACGATCAGGGCTATGATTTAACTTTACAAAGAGCTGTTATTATTTATTTAAACGATAACTATGAAGGCGGAGAAATTTATTTTACACAACATGATGTTAGGCTAAAACCAAAGGCTGGGTCACTAATAACTTTCCCAGGCACAGACGATTACTTGCATGGAGTTGCAACAGTTCAGCCAGGTGAAACAAGGTACGTAATAAGCACCTTTGCTTTCAATAAATAGGGGGAGATTAAAATTTTAAAAGTATCAATAATTGGATGCGGTTTTGTAGGAGCCAGACTTGTAGAAGAAATAAACTCTGAAAGAGAAGAAAGTTTTCTACTGGCAAGAGAAGAGCACGGAGCAAAGATTGTTTTAAACACCGTTTTAGTTAAAAATGTTGCAAAGTATTCTGATAACACACCAGCTAACTACACATCTAATCTTAATGATTTATTGTCTGATGACTCAAACCTTGTAATAGATGCTAGCAATAATTCAACATCTGAGTGGGCTAGAGGAACATTAACTGAGCTAGCTAAAGCTGGAAAGTCTGTAATAATTCTAAACAAACCCTTGCTTGCTAATAATGTAAATCTTTTTGGTGAGTTAGAAAAAACTTACGGCGTAAAATTTTTAATTGGTGCCTGCATTTCAAAAAACTCTCCAATTAACGTAAGCCAACTTAATTATTTATTTAATGGCACTGAACGATTTGAACAGCGTGGGCACTCTTCAGATGAAGTATGCCGAGCAATTTTTGAAGAAGTTCTATATTTTTATAATAAGTAAAATATGATATAATTGTTACAGGACGCCCAATAGGGGTCCTAATTAACTTATTCGCTTGAAGGAGGAATAAAATGGTAACAACATTTGCATGGGACCTTTTTAAGGACCCATTTTTTATTGGGTTTGATAGAGCCCTAGATACATGGAATCATGTACAAACAGTATCTGGATCTACAAATTACCCACCATATAACGTAATCAAGGTAGATGAAGACAACTTTGTTGTCGAACTAGCTGTTGCTGGATTTTCTAAGTCAGACATTGAAATTTCAACAGCAGATGGAAAACTCATTGTAAAGGGAGAAACAGAAGCGGAGAATAACGATTCGAAGTTTATTCACCGTGGTATTGCTGCTCGTAAATTTACTCGTGAGTGGGCGCTTGGCGAACATATGGAAGTCAAGACGGCTGAACTTAAGGACGGAATGCTAAAGATTGATATTGAACGCATTCTTCCAGAAGAAAAAAAGCCAAAGACAATTAAAATCAAGTAAGGTATAATAGAAGTCTGCACCCCGTCACTGGGGAGTCGCAGACTATTCGGGTCGCTACCCGAAGGATACACCTGAGCATGTGTATAAACTGCTCCTTAATTTTAAGGAGAGTGAAGTAATGCCCATTTATGAATACAAATGTGAGTGTTCACCAGAAAAAATTGTATCAAAAGAAAGATCAATAACATCTATTGAGCCTAACTATCTTTGTACAAGTTGTGGTAAAAGACTACAAAGACATTACGGATCCTTTGGAATACAGTTTAAAGGTACAGGATTTTATAAAACAGATAACGTTAAGTGATTAGATGATATAATTACTATGTAACAAAATTTGTTATGTAGGAGTTATAGTTGACTAGGACTAAGCTATGGAGATTAACATTAACAGCCATTTTAGGGTTTGGTTGGCTATTCCTTACACCTGCTTATAGCGATGATCCATTAAGTTTAGCCGCTCAAGAAATACAAGAGCTAAACGAAAAAGTTGGCAACCTAACAGAAGAGGCTGAAACTCAAGCCCTCATAGATATAGCAGAAGATAAATATGATGATGCAGTAGCCGCAAAAGAGGCTAGAGATGATGCATATGATGCATATGATGCGGCGGTAGCATCAGAGGCAACATCATTACAAGAAAAGAATACAGCTCAATCAGCAGTAGATGGGCAAACAGCAACAGTTGCTACATATTTGTCACAAAAAAATTCTGCTAAAGATGATTTAGATATAGCACAAATAAATTTTTCTACTGCAAATAGCAATCTTCAATCAGCTCAGTCAGTAATTGATAATGCTGGCGGAGATGGTCTGCAATATACCGTATACAATTTAGCAAGAATTTGGCCTAGTTATGCAGTACTAGATTCTGTAATTTGTTCTGGCACATGGAACTCAAGCTATATGGACTTACCAGTTTGTGGCAATAGATATGAAAATATAGTAGTAAAGTTTACTGGAAAAATCACTGTACCGTCATGGTTTACAACAGTAGCGTTTGCAGGATATACAGATGACGGCTTTAAAATGTATATAGATGGAGTGCTTGCAGTTAATAACTGGGTAGAGCAGGGGGCAAGATGGAGTGCTTGGTCTCCAACGTATGATGTAACTGAAGATAAGACTTTGGATGTAGAAATATGGTGGTATAACGGAGGAGGCCCAGGATCCTATCATCTTGGATGGACAATTCCTGGTGGATCTACTGGCGCAGGTTGTGATTATGCTGGAAATCCAAGAGTATGGGGACAAGATTTTAGTTGTAATCTTAATACATTTTCTTCTGGCCCTGGTGCAACACAGGCAGAAGTTAACGCATACAATGCAGCAGTAACTGCAAAGGCGGCGGCACAGACAGATTATAATACTAAGTTAGCAATTTATAATAATAAGGTTACTGCATATAACACTGCAAATTCTACATTAACAGCGTATAATCAAACGCTGACAACTAAGACTAATACATATGATGCTGCTGTAATAACTACAGCAAATGCTTTAACTGCTAAAAATAATACACAGTCATCTTATAATCAATCTATTATTGATTTAAATAATGCAATAGATGACGCATGGGAATTATATAATGAAACTTGGCAATTTGAAGAACAACAAAGAGTTGCTGCAGCAATAGCTGCTGCTATGGCAAATCAACCGCAGCCAACTCCAGATGCAACAACTGATCCTACGCCTGAACCTTCTCCTGAGCCATCACCTGAACAAACTGAACCAGACGATTCCACTCCAACTCCAGATTCTGAAACCACAGATGAACCGACACCAGATCCAACTCCTGAGACAGAGCCCACTGATGAGCCTTCACCAGAGCCTTCACCTCAGCCATCGGATATAGATCAAGAGCCAACTCCTGAACCAGAGCCAACTCCTGCTGAACCTTCTGAAGAACCATCTACCAATACTATCACAGAAGAGACAGCAAACCTAATTGCAGATTTAACAAGCAAAGATACATTAACTAAATTAACTCCAGAGCAAAAAGCGGCGGTTGCAGAAGGCCTTGGAATTAAAACGGAAGAGATAGCAAAGGTGGCAGTATTAGCAGCTTCTGATAAAAATTTAGCAACAGCTCTAGAAGAATTCGGTGATAGAATTAAAGAGAACGCTAGTGCTCCAATGCCATATACGTTAGCAGATGCAACAACAGAGGTTGCGACAGAAGCATTTTTATCAGACCCAATCGGAGCCATTGCAGATATAGATTTTGAAAAATTACTTAGCCCATCAGAATGGGGTAAGGATATGACAGATGACCAAAGAGAAAAAGCACAAGAAGTAGTTGTACCTGTAATTATTGCAGGAAATATTGTGGCAGCAGCCATGACAAGGAGGATATAATGAAAATAATTAAAGGTTTCTTTAATTGGATATGGGAAGCAATAAAGGAAAGCATAGCCCAGCTATGGACCCTCCTTGGATTCTTCATAGCCTGGTTGACCCTTACAGGGACGGCACAGGATGTAGTGGGTATAGCAACAGTGGCAGTTACTGTAATTTGGCTAATTACCATACCTCTCAGAAAAGACGAAGAATAGGGTATAATAGTGGTATGAAAAGAATAACTGCTATTGCTTTGTCAGGGCTATTAATGCTATCATTAACTAGTTGCGGGTATCAGGGTTTTTATAGATACCCATGTCAAGATCCTGCTAATTGGGAGAAGGCAGAATGTAATCCTCCAATTTGTGAAGCGACAGGCACATGCACTAAAGATGTAATTGGTAAAGATCAAATTACAACAACCGAAACAGGTACTTCAAATGGCTAAAGAAAGACTTACTGCATCAGATCTAGATGCTAGATTAAAATTTATTTTAGGAATCACATTAGGCACAATCCTTTTGTGCACAACATTGGGCATTCTGTATGCTCTAATTTTCGTAACACAACCAATTGGCGGACAATCAGAGAACGATAAGATGTTCTTTAATGTGCTTGGTTCTGTTGCAACATTTATTACAGGAACACTTGCAGGTCTACTGATTGGTCAATCTGGTGCTAAGGATATTATGTCAGCACAATTGGCAAATAAAGAAATGGATGCAAAGAACACACAGGCAGACAAGAAGCTTGAAGCAGAAATTGATGCAACTGCAGCACGTTTAGCAGCAAAGCCAAACGGCGCAATGCCAGCAGAACAACCAGTTGATACAGATTGGGATAAAGAATAATGTCAGAGTCAAATAAGAAAAGTTTAATTAAAACAGCAAGCTGGGAAACATTCCATCTAATTGGTGTTGCTGGCGTTATTTACTTGTTTACTGGAGAGTGGGAGTACGCAAGTCTTGGAGCACTATTGTATATAGGATGGGAAGCAATAGGCTACTACATTCATGAAAGAGCATGGGCTAAGTTTGGAAAGAAGGTTAAATAATGTCACAAGATTTTCCAGTACCAGCAGAAACAGCAAAAGCTCCCAAAGGTAGCGCTGCTAGATTAATTCAAGTTGCTAAGTCTCAGGTAGGATATATTGAAGGTCCTAAAGACAACGAAACCAAATACGGTGCTTTCATGAAAGCAAACTTCCAACCATGGTGCGGAAGTTTCGTTAACTGGTGTGCGTCAGAAAGTGGCGTAAAGATTCCTAACACTGTTTATACCCCAGGAGGTGCACAGGCTTTTAAGAAGGCTGGTGCATGGATTGATGGAGATCTTGCAGATCCAGAGCCAGGAGATATCGTCTATTTTGATTTTCCTTCAGATGGTGTCGATAGAATTTCTCACGTAGGAATTGTGATTGAAGATAATGAAGACGGAACAGTTTGGTGTATAGAAGGAAATACTTCTTCTAAAAAGTCAGGAAGCCAAAGAAATGGCGGAGAGGCTTGTAAACAACTTCGTGCATTTAAGAAAAATAAAGCAGGAGTAATGGTTTCTATTGTAGGGTTTGGCCGTCCAAAGTTTAAGTCTGGAGGAGCGGCAAAGCCATCGACATCATCTACTGGAGTTTGCCCAACCTGCGGTAAATAAATGAACACCTATAAAGTAAAACTTGAAGTAGAGGCAGAAGTAGAAGCCTTTGATGAGGGTGATGCTTTAGATTATGCTAACGATATTTTTGGCATAGATGATGAAATTAAAAATGTAAAAGTAGTTAGCATAAAGGAGAAATAATGGAAAAGGGATTAAGACCAGAAGTTACTCGTGAACAAATGTATGCGGTAATAGAACATCTTCAAGAAGCTATTGAAGCAATGATTGATGACGAGGTAGAAACAGAAGATGCAGAAATGGAGTCAGAAGACTCTACAGAAATTGAAGATATGTCTAAATCAGAAGATTATCAATCAGATAACGAAGAAGAAGACAAATGGAATAACATGGAAAAGGCTTGTTGGTCTGGATATAAGCAAGTGGGCATGAAAGAAAAAAATGGCAGAATGGTTCCAAATTGTGTTCCAGTAGAAAAGTCATACGATAAAGAAGATAAAGAAGAGCCAATTAAAAAGTCTATATGGAATGGAACTTTTATTAAATAGGTATTGACATACCATGTTTAAAAACGGTATAATAGTTATACCTAGGCGGAATAATTGATTGGAAATAAAATGCTCTGCCTAACCGAAAAAGGCGTAGATGTCTTTATTAAAAGATATAATAATGGACAACGAGAATCTTTTTGGAACAATTATGATCTATTAATATGGAATAAAGATCACAACGGGTATACCAGCGTAAATGGGCTTTTTAAAAATAATTCATGGGGATTGGTAGATAGAATATCTATTAGTAATCAAGGAACATGGAAACTCTCAAAAAAATATGTCAAATATTTTAGATAAGCTTGGTATAGATAGAAACGATTTTCAATGGTTTCATTTAGCTTTATGCCGTGGTATGGATACAAATTTATTTTATGATAAATATGAAGTAGACGTTAATGTTGCAAAAAGTATAGATGAAGCTTGTTTGGGTTGTCCAGTAATAAAAATTTGTTATGAAACTGGAGTTAAAAATAATGAACATGGTATATGGGGCGGAGTTTATTTAAATTCAGGGTCTGTAGATAAATCTAGAAATGTACATAAAACAAAAGAAGTCTGGAAGAGAATAAAAGATAAACATGGCAAATGATCATTTTAAATATGGCATAAATCATTGGAATGGTGAGCCAAACAAACCTGTTTTTTATACTGAAGAAATGAAAAAGGCTATACGTCAAATACAAAAGCCTCAAATGTTATTGTTAGATATAGCAAAATACCCAGATTTTTTAGCATTAAGGCTTTATGAAGATAATTTTCTTCAATTTGAAGGAATAAAAAAAGAAATGGTTATTGATTATGTTACTAAAGTAAAGAAAGTAATAGAATCATATGGAGTAAGATGTGAACTTGAAGGAGTGCCAAGTGCCAACATTTTATGAAACTGTAATAGTTGTATATTTACATAACTACCAAACTACAGGTACCGTAGAATCTTTAGGGGCATATGCATCCTTAGTTAAATATAAAAAAGATGATGAAGAGCACGAAGAATTAATAGATAATTCTGAATTCGCCATATTGGACGAGTTTGTTTTTGAAAGGACTACAGAAGAATAAATGGACAAAATACTATGCTATTCTTGTAACAAGAGCAAGAATAAATTAAATTTAAAACCGTCTGGACTTTTAAATATAAACCTATTAATGTGCGAAACATGCATAGAGTCAAAATTTGAGCCTAGGTGGGTAATTATCCTTGCTGGAAGACAGCACGGAGCAGAATTTGTTAGAGAGCAAGTACTAAAAAAGAGGTATGTTGGGGCAGAAATTACTGCTTCTGAGCTCATTTTGTAGCCCTGGACCTTCGAATTTATAAATAGTATACTTATATTATGACCTGCATAGTAGCAATAGCCCAAAATGGGGTAGTATACATGGGAGCCGATCACGCTGCCTCAGATGATAAAACAGGATGGATTCTTTCTAGAAAAGATCCTAAAGTTTTTAAAGTTGGACAATACGGCATTGCATTTACAGATTCCTTTAGAATGGGTCAAATTCTTCAATACAACTGGACACCACCAAAGTATACTCCAACAAAAACAAATTCTGGTTTAGATAAATTTATGAGAACAAAATTTGTTGATTCTGTAAAAGATGCTTTCAGGTCACAAGGTTTTGGATCTCAAGTTTCTGGGCAAGAAGACGAAGGCGGAATTTTTCTTATTGGAGTAGAAGGAAGAATCTTTACTATGGACGAAGACTTTCATATAGGTGAAAATGTTGTAAACTTTATGGCAGAAGGAAGCGGCGGAGCAATAGCTCTGGGAGCATTGTATGCAACCAGAAATCAAAAGAATCCTCAAGTAAGACTCAAGTCAGCACTTGAAGCAGCGGCAGAGTTTAATATGGCTGTAAAGGCACCCTTTTCTTATATCAAGGTTTAAGGTATAATAAGACTATGAATACTTTCATTGTTGCTATATTATCTGTTTTAGGTTTTTCTGCTTATAAGAAAGCAAATGATTTTTTTTCTAAAAATGTTTTAATGGTAGTTGATAAAAACGATGTAGAGCCATTTTTAGAAGACAATGACTTAGAAATAAGCAAGCAAAATATGGAAGCTATGGACTTAAGGGGAAACCCTACGCATGAATGTGTATGCGGCTCTGTAATATGGAAAGTTCATGCACAATTTGATGATTATCAAATAGCTCAGTATTTTCTAGATATGGAATGTGCCAGATGTGGATCTTTGGCAACAGCACCAACCCCACTAGACAGAGAGATACAGGAATGAGAAAGTCTGAAAGACTAAGAGAACTTGAAATTCAAATGGCTGTTTTATCAGAAAGAGTCGGAGTTTTAACAGAAACATTACTTAATTTAATAGAGATTAGAAAGCTTGAGCGTAAAGAGCTTGAGTCTGGTAAGTGGTATACAAAGCCAAAAGAATAAGTTGTTGACAAGCTTGTACCTATTTAGTAGAATGAGTCTATGAACAAAAAAATAATGGCGGTATTCGCCTCACTAAGCGTAATATTATCTCAATATTCTTATGCTGGTAACGCAGCAGTAAAGAATAACACAATCAATACACCATCGCTAGCCATACTTGATACTGGGCTAGACACCTCATTGCCAATTTTTTCAGGCAAAGTAATCCATGAAGTTTGTTTAATTGGATGGAGCACATGTCCAAATGGTTCAGGATACCAAGAAGGTTTGGGAGCTTCAGTAGTAGATCGTAAGTTTATATCTACAAACGAATTTTCACATGGAACACAAATGGCATCTGTTGCTGTCAATACTAATCCAAACATGAACATTGTTTTTATTAGAATAGTTGGGCATACTGCCGATGGCAGGAGACAAATAGTTCCAGACAGCACAATTGAAAGTGCATTAAACTGGGTGGCAACAAATAAAGACAAGTACAACATTAAAGCAGTCTCTATGGCACAGGGCTCTATGAGTAGACACTCACGATCTGCAGATTATTGCCCTAAGATTTCAAATGTGGATCTAGCAATAAACAAGCTGTCTTCATTGGGAATCCCTGCATTTTTTTCAGCAGGAAATAATTTTAATTACACACAAATTAATTGGCCAGCCTGTGTGCCATCAGCAATTGCAGTTTCTGCAACTGACCAAAGAGGCGGTATCAATAACTATACAAACTATGATAAAAACCTAACAGATATTTTTGCCCTTGGCGAAACAAATGCAACTTTGCCTGGTGGTAAAATTTCTAGAGTTTCTGGAACTTCTGTTTCAGCTTCAATTGCTGCTGCAAACTGGGTAAAGCTTGCAACTGCAAAACCACTTTTATCGTACTCTGAACTTTATGCTCTAGTATTAAAAACTGCTGGAGAAACTAAAGGTTCAAAAATTCCTACAGTTAAAGCACGATTTGATATTGAGAAGGCTATAAATGGCTAATCAGCATACCGTACTTGAAGGCATTGTAGAAAGCGTAACAACTGATCTATACAATCAGTGGGTAGTTGCGCTTCCACAATCAGAAAAAACTGAAGAAAAGTTTAAATCATTGCAAAAAAATGCTCATGACACTACATTATTTATTATTCAAAATTTTATGGATAGATTTAATGCAGCAGCAGAAGAGCTAAAGGATAAAGAATAGAGACATGATGATTAATGTTAACGACAGTGATTTTGATGCAGTACTAAAGTCACATAATCTAATTCTAATAGACTTTTGGGCAGAATGGTGCAGACCATGTAAAATATTTTCTCCAATATTAGATGAAATATCAGAAGAATATGGAATCTGGGTTGGGAAAATAAATGTTGATGATAACCCTATTAAGTCCGTAGAGTATGAGGTTGTTAGCATTCCAACAGTTATTCTTTTTAAAGATGGAAAACCAGTCAAGAGAATAATTGGAGCTAAGCCAAAACACTCCCTAATTAAGGAGTTAAAGGAATGGCTATAGAAGATTTTGATTCAGATAATGCTGAATTTGAAATTTGGATAAAGAACGGTTATGATAGGGGCTGGATTTCAGATGTGTTTTGTAATACACACGAAGGTCCACCATTATCAGAAGAAGAAATTAAAGAGTGGGATGAAGGCGGAGATCCGTGCTCTTTTCAAGTCAAAGTAAATATGCTAAACTAGGATTCCACGCTCATTCAGAGGTGGATAAATTAAGGAGAATATATTAAATGAAGTCATTTAAGAAGATCGCTCTTGCAATGGTTGCAGCCGTTGCTATGGGTACACTCGCAACACCTGCAAGTGCTGCGCCAATGGTTGTAACTTCTGTTAAGAAGAACACTGGCACAGTGGCATCGCCGACATGGACAGCACAGACTGCTGGAACATCGGCAACATCACCAATTACAATTCCAGTACCAACAGATAACTCTGTTGACTCACTAGATGTAGTTGAATTTGTAGTAACAGTTGATACAGGAACAGCAGTAAATGTTTCTGCAACTAATGCAGTAGTAGTTTCAGCATTTGCAACTTCTACAGCACCAGTAACAGCATCTTCAGGTTCAGCAACATGGAGCCTAAATGTTGGTACAGGAACAACAGCAACGTTTTATGTATATACTAAAACGACAGCAGTAAGCTCTGTAGCAATTACAAATCAGGGCACAACTGTAACATATTTCCTACAAGGAACATCTACTCTAATCGATAAGATTGCCGTAACTGGTGTAGATTCTGCTCCAGCAGGAACATCTGTAACAGTAACAGCAACAGCACAGGACGTATTCGGAAATAAGATTTCTGGAAAGACTCTTAATGCAATTGCAAATGGTGCAACTCTTGATACAGTAACAGTAACAACAGGAGCAACACTAACAAACTTTGGATCAGCAGACGTTAAGTTTGTTGCCCCAGCAACAGGTCCAGTAACAATTGTATTCTATGCTGCAGCAGCAGACATGGCAGCAGCGGTTACAGGATTCAGCACACCTTCTGCATCATCTGTAAAGATTATTGCAGTTCGTGATTTGGCTGGAGATCTAGCAGCACTTACAACACAACTTGCAGCAGCAAATGCTGCTAAGTTAGCAGCAGAGGCATCTCTAGCAGCAGAGAGAACAGCACTTGCATCAGCAAAGGCAGAACTTGATGCTCTAAAGGCTAAGGCTATTGTTGATAAGGCAGCAGCAGATCTTGCTAAGGCTACATACGTCAAGGAATACAACGCCCTTGCTAAAAAGTGGAACGCTAAGTTCCCTAAGCTTAAGGTAACACTTAAGAAGTAATTTAATATGTGGGGCAGGATAACTTCTTGCCCCACATATTTATAAATGATACAATAAACTTATGGAACCCAGTGTATATGAACTAGAAAATTATTTTAAAGAAAAATATACAAAGCAAATATTAAAAGAAATAAAAGACTTTGAATTACCAGAGCACTGGAATCCAAAACAAGTAATAGACTATATTACTTATAAACTAGATCGGAAATAAAATGTTTAAGAAACTAAGACTATGGATGCTTGAGCAGCAGGTTAATGCCATTGTTGCACAAGATTCAGGAAAGAAGGAATCTACCGTGGCAAAAACTACAAAGAAGACTGTAGCTAAAAAGGTGGAAAAGAAGTCAGAGGCTAAGAAGGCTCCTGTCAAGAAGACTGCACCAAAAAAGACTACAAAGAAGAAGTAATACTATGTCAGATATCCCTGTAGAACACGAAAATATAATTCGTGAAAAGGTTATTCAAAGTTTACTTGCTCTAACTATACCTCCATCATGGAGCCCAGACTTTACATTAAGGTATATAATTAATTATATAGGAGCTGATATTAAACGTGATTAAAGAAATAACTACAGGGATATTTGCCATTGAAAATTATATAAGTTTAGATACATGTAAATTTTTAAGCAATTGTTTTGATTTATCTATAACTCCTACTAGCAGAAAATCGATTTATGCTGGACCATCTTTTTCAGAAAAAAATCCCAAGCAGGGATTGTCTGATGGACAAAATTATTTTAAATATGATCAAGCCGAAGGCAATTCCTTAGAAGCATCTAACTATAAAGTAGGCTTGGATTTATTGGCTGGGATTGCAGATAGAACTGCAAAGACAATTTCTCATCATTATAATGGAGACTATTACCTAAAAAGTATGTTTTGGAGCAGGATGTTGTCTGGAGCGAAAAATACTTTACATATGGACAATTGGTATGAAACATCAGACGGTAATTTAAAGCCAAGACCGTTTAATAAACACGACAGATCAGGCCTCTTGTATTTGAATGATGATTTTGAAGGCGGAGAAATTAGATTTATAAAAAATGATTTTAAGATTAAACCAAAGCCTGGTACATTCATATTCTTTGAAGGAAACTTAGACTCGGCACATGAAGTTTTAGAGGTTACTTCGGGTATTAGAAACAACATTATATCTTTTTATGGAGATAATGAATTTTATACCTCTGATACAAATATACAAATAGAAAACCTAGAAATTACAATAGATGAAGTTCAAAGCACCGAAGAAAGCTTAGCAAAAATTAAGCAGATTATAGAGGACTATGACCAATACGTGTGAAATAAAAGGCTGTGATAAGCCTGCTACAAGGCTTACAAGTACCGAATCTAACTATATAGAGATATGTGAAGGCCATTGGTACGAGAAATACAGAAAATGATATAATAGAGGGATAGATAGACTTCTAGACCTATCTAAATAAAAACCTATAGGAGAAATAAAATGTCAGACGGAAAGAATTTAACAGGCTTTAACGAAACAAAGCCAGGAGCAACAAACAGCTTGGGAGAGCAGTACGCTGCAGATCCAAAGTCAGCATTCCCATCAACAGATGTATCAAATCAGGCATCAGCACAGGGACCAAAGTAAATCATGTGCGTTGAATGCGGTTGTGAAAGCATCGGAAGCGAAACAGGTATTGCAAATATTCCTGGCGGCATCCTTGATGTTACAAGAGATGGGGAAGCAGGATTAACATTAAATATGTCAGCAACTCCAGAACAAAGAGAAAGATTTATATCTGGTGAGTGATAACGGAACTGGTATGGGAACCCCACCTAATCCATCACCATCGGGTGCGGTAACAAGTAGAGAAGCTACTAGAAAGAACCCAAGACAGGGTTTAAAAATAGATACAAATAAACATGGTATACGTAGAGAAACATCTCTAATTCCAAAAGCGCCTAGAAAAACAAGGCCTAAAAAGGTATAGTATATAAAGCAATTCCCCCCTATTACTTAGGGGGGAATTTCATATTAGGACAATATGTGTAAAAATTGTGGGAACTGTTCAAAAGAACATAGCGGAAGAACAATCGATGATTCAATAGATGAATCAGAAGCTAGTATATTGGTTTAGTTGTCTTTAGTAACGGCACGTTCAATTCTATCAATTGAATCACGCAATGAAGATCCGCCGTTGTTAAATAGTTCAGCTTTAATAATTGCAAGCTCAGCATCTATTTTTTCAAAATGCTCTTGACCGTCATTTAGCCTCTTAGTAATACCTGGTTTATCTTCTGTGCCGTACCAATCATCAATAAACTGAAACCAAGTTTTAAATAGCTTTGAAACTTTGTTAATTATGTATATAAGAGCCGAAAGGGCGGCTCCTATCAAAACTATCCATTGTAGAGGGTTCATGTTACTCATAATTGTTTAATTATACATTCCTAGTATACTCAATGCAATTAACTAAAATTGCTCAACAGACATTATGGTTGACAAGGATCTGTATAAATTATATAATTAAGAAATGCTAAATATTATTGAAAAAATTGTGTGCTTATTTAAAGGGCACGACACTCGGTTTGCTGGGAATTGCCCGTATACCAGAAGGTCCTACAACGCATGCCTAAGATGCGGTAAAGTATCCGATCAGGGGATAGTGTTTGATCTTACAGAAGAAATAGATAAAGAGGAAGTATAAAATGATATACCACAAGCACCTTTTGGTTAATGCTAAGGTCAACTCACCAATTAGAACTGAAGAAGAAGGAGTGGCATTCTTAGAAAACCTTGTGAACAAAATTGATATGAAAATTATCAAAGGACCATTTGCCAAGTTTGTAGATAATGACGCAGAGGGAAACTCTGGGTTAACAGCAATAGTTATGATCGAAACAAGCCACATAGCATTTCATATTTGGGACCAGGTAAATCCAGGACTGTTGCAGTTTGACCTATACACATGCGGAAAGCTAGAACTAGAAAAGGTTATAGGATTAATTAAAGAAAGATTTGATATTGTATCTATGGACTATGTATTGTTTGATAGAGAAAATGGATTTAATGTGGAAGCGCAGGGTCAAATTTAATGCCAGCAATGTGCCATTGCAATATGTCTAGAAACTACCCGTTTTGTGACAATACACATAAAAAGATAAGCCCACAAGGCACTGTAACTCCAGAAAAATCTGAAGGATTTCCTAGTCCAGAACAACCACAAGAAGGCTAGACGTAGTATTTTTTTTTAGTGTATAATAAGGAGAGAAGACTGGGATCACAGTCATAAACAATAAGGAGAAACTCATGAGTCTAGAAGCAACTTGGTCAGACAAGATCGGAACCTGGGAAGTCGACGTTCCAGGCAAGAAGTTCGTTCGTAAGGACGCAGAAGGCGCAGCTAACGGCGAGGTAACATTTGATTATGTCGCTGAAACAGATTGCCCACAGTGGTTCAAGGACCACCTTGCTGCTAATGCACCAGCAGAAGAACCAGCAGCAGAATAAGTAAACTGTTTTAAGTTAAGGCTAGGGAATAACTCTCTAGCTTTAATTATTTATATTAGAAATATAGTGTATTATGACCGAATATAGTGAAGCGAAAAGTGCGGCGGCGAGAGAGATGAATTCAGATCAATTCGACGATGAGTATGACCTAGATAGGTCTATGCGTCTTAAGATCGCCATAGAGAAGGTATTTGAAGAAAATGCGGATCTCTTTGAAAGGCTTAAAAATGAATGAGCCTAAAATAATGAAAATGGACTGGCGTCCATTGGGATATTGGCCAGTTTATAGGGATGGAAGATTAGAGTGGGAAAAGGATCCAGATAATGATTGAAGCTATTGTAAATAGGATTATGAGATGGGACTCACTGAGAAATGCTGTATTTGATGAAGTCAATATGTATAACTCATTAACTAGAATAATTAATGATCCAGAGTCCATGAAAACAGCAGCAGCATATTGGGAAGAAAAGGCGGGCTGGAAGGGCTGGAATACCAATAATAACAAGTACTACTTTAATGATATAGAAGAGAATACTATAGGAGATGCAATGGAAGCACTTGATATAATGTCTAATAGATCTATAGGATACTCTACAGGCAAATGGTCAGATGATGATGATATTCATCCAACAATTACTCCCTTGTTTGGACCTAATAGATAAATCTAGTTGAGTAAAATATTATGCTATAATCAGATTATGGGCATATTAGATAATTTAGAAGCTTACCTTGAACACCAAGACAAATGTGTCTATTGTGGAGAAAAGGCTTTGTATACACAAATAGGACAAGTAGGTAGAATCTACCGTGTTGTCGATGTGTGTAAGAAGCATTTCATCCAAGATGAACCTTCATAAATAGAGATATAATAGACTCATGAAGAAATATATGGTTGCTGATTTAGTTAAAGAC